CTGCAACATCAAGCAACGGCATCATTACTTATGACGTGTATATCAAGAAGGACACCGCTGTTAATTTGTTTTTAGACACTAACAAGGTACTGGCAGTACTCACTCTATCTGCTTATATCACTTTCGATTCTGCTGGAAATCCTCTTATTCCAGGGGCTACTTACTTTGTTGGTGTTAGGGCTAGAGATGCCCTAAGTAATTACAACACCAACACCGCGTCTCTGTCTGTTGTGTACACTCCAGATACCTTGCTTAACGCGAGTGATATCCCTCTAATTGCATCCACGGTGTGGGAATCTCTCAGAACTGCACACACCGTGTCGGGTACATTCGGAGCAGCATTGCAAGGTGTAATTACACCTACTCGTGCAAACAACCTTGATAATCTGGACGCAACTATTACGTCTAGAGCAAGTCAAACAATTGTGGATTACATTCACGATGACACCAACTATCTGCAGGCTGGCCTCACCACAGGCAGGATGAGTAACCTAGATAATCTAGACGCTCAGATTACTACCAGAGCTGCGGCTTCTACTATGTCTGCTGAGTTCGCACTCACCGCAAAAGATGCTACTGTTGCTAAGGCAGCTGCTCTTACAGGTGTCTCATCTCAGGTTACAGGTGTTGCATCACAAGTCACTGGAGTTCAGAGCACAGCCAACACAATTCTGGGACAAACCGGAACAACAGGCGTTAAGGTGGATACCGCGGATCAGTCCGCTATTGTGGATAAGGTATGGGACGAGGCCACATCCGCGCACGTAATAGTTGGCAGTACTGGTGCAGCCCTTACTACCGCAGCATCCGCAGCCGCAGCTACCATCACCGGAGCTGATCTTCAGAACATCGCAGATAAGGTGTGGAACGAACCTAAATCATCTCACGCTGTTGCAGGTACTATGGGGGAGGCACAGGGAGTTATTGCTGGCATTCAAGCAGACACTACTACCCTTACCGGAAGACTCACAGCTCCAAGAGCTGCTCAGCTTGATAACCTTGATGTTGCAGTCAGCACCAGGGAGTCTGAGGCTTCTGCCTCAGCAAGAGCAGGCAACGACTTGTCAGCTCATGCAACAACTCAGTCGGCTGTGGCTAGTGTAAACACTGGTGTCGGTAACGCAAACACAAGCTTAGGTACGCTCACTTCTTCTGTGGCCTCTGTTAAAGTGGACACCGTGGCCATCAACACCAAGACTACGAATCTTCCTTCTGACCCTGCTGGCGACGCTTCTGTGACTGCTATTGTGGCTCCTGTGCTTGCTGCGGCCACAACTGCATCAAGCAACACCGCAGCTATCAAAGCCAAGACAGATAACTTGCCTGCAGTACCAGCAAGCGAGACTACTGTACTTCTGATACCTACAAACCCACTTCTTTCATCTGATACACGACTTAACAGGCTTGATGTTAATGTGAGTAGCAGAGCGGCGCCTAGCGATCTGTCTGCACTAGCCACAGCCGCACAGCTTGGCAATGCCCAGTCAGCTATTCAGTCCGATATCGCAGGTGTTGAAACCACGCTGTCTGGCAAGCCTAGCAATGCAGCACTTGCGGCCGCAGTAGCACCGCTAGCACTCGAGTCCACCTCAGCAACGATTCTAACAGAGATCGGGAATGTGCAGTCTGGCGTAACAACACCAGCAGATATCTGGTCCTACTCCACCAGAGGACTTACAGAGATTGTTGATGCTAACGTAGATATCTCGGGTCTAGCTACCACAGCACAACTTACTGCTGCTAAGGATGTGATTATAACTGAGCAAAAGGTATGGGAAGCAAAACTTGGAGCAACCATTAACCCCGTCTCAGACACTATTGATTTCACAGCATCTCTTACCAAGAACGCTCAGTTGCTTGTGGACGCCACCTCTGCTTCTGTAGATGTGTTGGATGTGGACGACAATCTTATCTTCACCCTAGGTCCTATCCTTACCTCAGGCACGGACGGAGTATTCAAATTAACCAGAGCCAACGCTAGCGTTGTATTAGCAGCCGGAAATATCTACAGCTGCCACGTTACCGTGGTTCATAACAGCATCAGCTACAAAGCGATGGTGCCCCTAACGGTGTTCTAATGAGTATTCGTGGTTACACTCTAGGCAGCTTACTTGTGTTTGGTGGTACGCCTGATTTCTTGCCTCCGGTCGTGCCAGTAAACGCGCCGTCAGATCAGTCTGAGGCAGAGAGAGCTCTTGGCTTCCCACAACTCCTCGGAGCTGTCGCATCCATCACTGGACTACTATCCACTACACAAGGAGTGCCGGCAGATGAAAGCAAGCAATAGATTCCTGCTTGGATTTAGAAAAGCAAGTAAGCTCCCTAAGTGGACTCACGGGCTGCATAAAAGCATTTATATGAACAGATCCCTAGCAAGCTACAGCAACAAGGGACTGGTAAGGCTGCTTGCTAGAAGAGGTATTAAATGATTAACCTCAACTGGTTTGCCTATGAGAACGCAGATTGTGACAGCTTCAATATTTATAGGGCTGTTACTGGGCTGGTCGTAGCCTACCCCAATGCACTTGTTATCGGTGACACCCTAAAATTTTCAGCCACCTCTCCGGTACCGCAAGAAATTACCCTTACCGCCGTAGATATTAACTCTGTGATTGCTAAGATTAACTCGCTTGGCAAAGGAGTACTCGCGAGTAGAAATATTTCAGGAGATAAACTCTACATCAGGTGTACCGCAAAGTCTGGCGCCAAGTTCATTTTAAGACCGTGCCTATTTGCTACTCACACCACACAAACCCCTAGGATCGTTACACCAGGACTAGAATTTACTTTGGTTGCAAACGTAGCTAGAACCACGGGTGTGTTTGACTACACTTATGAAGACGCCTCTGGGGACCAACTAGACCTGTACAGACTAACCTCTGTTAAGGGAGCTGACGAATCTCTGCCTTCTGTTACACTCACTCCGTCTATTCCAAGCCCTGCACTCTGCCTTCTTGAAGGCCGTATAACTGACGCCTCAAACCATCCGGTGGTCGGCATCAAAGTTTCAGCCGAGGTCAGGATTGACCCTGCTATGATAGACAGAGCTGTTCTGACGCAAGGCACTATAACTACCGCTACCGACGAATACGGAAGATTTACGTTGTCGCTCATCCAACAACAAGCTTACCTTCTACAAATACCTGCGGTAGGATACAATGAAGTTGTGATAATGCCTGAGCAGTCGGTGGTTAATCTGATAGATATCAGCCCTACTCTAGCACACCTATTTTCACCGTTTGGGGACCCTCAATAAATGAGTCAGGACGCACAAGTAGATCCGAGTATGAGGATGGGAGACCAGCGTGGTAAAACACGTTATCCGTCCCCTTTCTTTGATATCTCGCAGCAATACATCCCACCTACAGTTAAAGAGCTGTTTAAGTGGGTGTACTTCTACGCCACCAACAACTCGTTTCTTGGGCCAGCGTTGAGCAAGATCGCAAGATACCCCGTTACAGATGTTATCTTGGAGGATCCTAACCACGAGGTTGTTGAGTATTGGCAAACCCTCCTTAACAACACTCTCCAGATCAAAACTTTTAATATGGAGGTCAACCTTGACCTCACCACTTACGGGAATGCTTTTGTTACCATCAGTTATCCCTTTGCAAGACACCTCGAGTGCGGCAGCTGCAAAGAGCGCCACCCGTGGAAGTCTGTAGACAAGAAAATCGAGAATCTTGTAGTTAAAATCAGGTGCCGCAAGTGCGGATATAGTGGACCAGCAATCATCAGAGACATGCCGTACAAGTCCCTAGAGAATTTAAGAATGATCAGGATTAACCCTGAGTTCATTGATATCAAGTACAACGATGCCAGCGGAAGGCACACATACCTGTACAGCATCCCAGATAAGCTAAAAAGACAGATCATGGCGGGTGACCCAGACGTCATGGAAGATACTCCGCTTGTTTATCTCGAAGCTATTAAGAAGCAGCGCAAGATTAAGTTAAGCTCGCAGAACCTGTACCACCTCAAGCGCCCGACACTTGCGGGTAAAGACATGGGCTGGGGTATGCCGCTTATTAGCACGGCCCTAAAAGATCTTTATTATTTCTACACTCTTAGGCGTGGCCAAGAAGCTGTCATCAACGAGCATATTGTTCCATTTGATATCATCTTCCCTCAGGCTAACGGGAAGATGGACCCTTACGTCCACACCGATCTGTCTAGCTGGCGAACTGAAATCAATAAGCAGTTAGCTGCTCGTCGTAGAGATCCAAACTACAAAGCGGTCATGCCTTTTCCAGTTGGATACCAGCGTATTGGTGGCGATGGAAAAGCTCTCATGCTCACACCAGAGCTAGATTTCTTATCCAAGACTATTGTTGGTGCGTGCGGGATCCCACAAGAATTCGTTTATGGCGGGACCATGAACTGGTCAGGATCTAGCATCTCTCTTCGTACACTTGAGAATGATTTCCTCCACCACAGAAGCCAGCTACTTCAACTAGATATTTGGCTCATTGAGCGTATCAGGCTCTATCTTGGTGTGCCTTCTCCAAAGTCTGTCAGGTTTTCAGATTTCAAGATGGCAGACGACATTCAAAAACTCGGTACCATGGTCGACATGGCTAAGAATAGAAAACTGCCTTGGGAAGACATCCAAAAAGAACTCGGAAGAGATCCTGTCATTATTCGTAAGAAGCTTGAGGAAGAAGCTGAGTTTGATGCCAAGCTTGCTAAGCTCGACATGATCAGGAGTGCCGAGGCACAGGCTAAGGCACAACAAATTCAGTCCAGGTTCCAAGCCAAGCAAGATTCCGCAGTCGCACAGGCGCAGCAGAACCAAGCCGGCGAACCTCTGCCAGATCCCGAAGCACCTCAACTAGACGCTGACCAACAGCTCACTATCCAGATGTGGGCTAGAAAGCTCAGAGAGCAGCCCGCTGAAATGCAGGAGCAAACCCTTGCTCGAGTGGCTAAGATGGATCCTGCCTTTGCAGAGCAGCTTCGCATTGTCCTTGCTCAACAACAATCGGCTGCTGAGATTCCTATGGCCCCTGCCGGTGCTACGCCCCCTGCACAAGAGAAGCCGCCTGCCAAAAAAGAAGCGCCTAAAGACAAGAAGACCGGTGGCGCTGACATGCGCCCCATGCCCGAACAAAAACCACCTCGTAGACAAGGCGGCATCTAATGGCACGGCAAGAGCATAAAGGTATTTACACCAGAACAGTAGAAGAGATCGTTAATTGGAAGCAAAGCCCTTATATTGCCGGCATGGTTACTGGTGCTAAGGCTGCTTTAGTGGGCGCTCCTGTAGGATCCCTCATTGCCGCAATCAAAGATAGCAACGCTAAGCGCGGAGCTATCTTAGGCGCTTTAGTCGCCGGTGTTCCTGGGTTTGCCGCTGGCTTTGCTAAGCAGAGAGTCCAGAACATTGATCAGGAAGCATCTATCAGGTATTTTGCAGATCACATCAAAGAGCGCGAACCTAGATTCTTCACCCCAGAGAGACAAGCTTTAATCAAAGGACACCAAGCCCATGTTTATAGAAAAAACACGTAGGCTGCTGAGGAAGTTCAACCTAGATGACGAGTCAGACAGGCTAGAGATGGAATCTCTTAGCAACGACCCTAATATAAGAGTGATCAGTAAAAAGCTATTTACCGAGACCGATTCTTCTAGTTCAGAGGACGCTGGCAGCTTTACATCAACCAGACTAAACGCGCTTGTGGAGTATGAAGAATGCTTTTTATAACCGGTTTTAGAAAACAAGCAGACTTTGGGCACAATAATCAGGGGCTTGAGTTCCAGATGGCTGGCGCAGATAATCCAGCGTACCCAGGGAACGAGGCCATGTCTGCTACAGGCATAGCCACTTTCTTAGAACAGAAAGCAAAGCTCCCTGAGTCAGATAAGAAGAAGATGCACCCAGCTAAAGCAGCACAAATCATCTTTGGTAAGACCGCTGGGGAACACATCTACGATGGTGCGCGTATGGAAGCCGCAGCAGCCACTGGAGATGCAAACAAGTTCACCTTCACTTCCGCAGTAGACCCATCTAAGCCAGAGCCTGAATACAAATCTAAGGCACTAAAAAAGAAGATGACTAAGGAGTCTCATATGTTTACAGAAGGTTTTTCAAAATTAGCTGGTATTGGCTCGTCACTTTATAAGGGGTTAAAAGCAAGCGGCGCCGAAACAGTCGGAAGCTCATTGGGGCTTGGTGGTCTTAAACATATTTCTGAGGCGGTTAAGCGAGCTAAAGGGATAGGCAATGCAATGAAAGATCCTATTCATAGAGAGCTTCTTGCTGAGGCTGTCGGCAAGGCCGCTCCTAGTCTAGGCGCAGCCGCTGGATACGGCGTTGCGGGTAAGAAATTATATGATAAGTTTAAAGCTCCTAGCACAACCGATGAGTACGGGTATTACCAGTAATGGAAGTCACGGGGTTCTGCCATTACAAAGGCATCTATGCTCAGCAAGTTGAGGCAGCGTTTGGCGTATTCAAAACGTTCTTGGCTGAGGTAAAACCAGTACGCGTCCTTGAAATAGGTACCGCTGGCGGTGGCTTTACCACAATGCTAAAGGACTGTTTACCTAAAGCTGAGATCATTAGTTATGACATTGCCGAAAGACCTGTATACGAGGACCTTAGAGCTAAGGGTGTTAAAGTAATCATCCAAGATTTCTTCTCTGTCCCAGACCTGATGAAAGGGTTCATACAGTCAAAGGGCACTACATTAGTACTCTGTGACGGTGGAAACAAAATCAAAGAGTTTGCAACACTAGCCCCATTCCTAAAAAGTGGCGATATCATCATGGCCCATGATTACATCGACACAGACGAGAACTTTAGAAAAACCTACCTAGAGAAAATCTGGAACTGGCGTGAGATCGGTGACGAAAACATTGCCACCGCCTGTGTGGAGAACGGTTTAATCCCATTTATGAAGACCACGTTTGATCCTATTGTATGGGCATGCAGAAAGAAGCTGTAGAGCCAGACCTGTTATTGATATTAGCTTCTTACTGGAGAAAATTCCATTCCAGTAGCCCTTATTACAATCTCCTATTCACACCACACCCAAGGTTTAAACTGGTAGAAGTTCACACGCCAGAAGACTACGCCATAGCTGTAGAAGCAGCTAGCAAGGCTAAAGCAGTGTTTTGTGATGACCATACCTATTCCAGCATAACTAACTTTCAAGGGCCTAAGTTTTTTATCACAGGGGACCTGCACGCGTTCACACGTGACGCCGCCGTAAACGAACGGGATGTCCCGCTTACTTGGTGTGACTACGCCCTAAGCACGTGCGCCTTAGGTTACTTTGAGAACACGCCTTGGAATTACTTCTGGCCTAGGAAAGATCTAAGGAACAAACTGCTTTACTACCCACACCATGTAACTACCGATAAAGTTGCTGCTCTAAACAAACACGAGGTGGCTGTGGGGCTTGGCGGTGAAATCAGTGACATTGTTTATCCATTCAGACACCACTGTTCTAAGTTCCCAGAGGTTACAAAAATACCTAATCGCAAGTATACCCATGCAGGATTCTTAGAAGAGCTATCACGGTACAAAGTAGGTATCACCTGCAATTCTTTTATAGGTTACAACATCGCCAAATACTTCGAGATCCCCAAAGCAGGGTCCCTGCTATTTGCGCAGAAGATGAGTAGTCTTGAACAAGAATTACTAGGATTTGATTCCACCAATAGTGTCCTGATCACGCAGGATGAGGCCCATCTAAAACTAAAAGAAGTCCTCAACAACTGGCATGAGCACTACGCTGCCGTCGCTGTAGCTGGGACAGACCTGATAGATAAAAAACACACCGCTCTTAACCGACTCAACTACATGGCTAGGCTTGCAGACATTGCGTGTAGCGGAACACTCACTACTGATGACGCTTATACGGCTTTAAGAGATAAATAAAAGGTGTGCCTGAGACCTCCTCAGGCACACCAATTCCATCTTACCAAGACGAGACAGTGCTTCTGGAGTTACTACCCCAGTCACCAAAAGGACTATGATCTGGAGCGCGTGTAGGCGCGGTACCAAATGTCCCTGGTGCATGAGCTGCCGGTTGTTGCTGGTAACCCGGCTGCCCGTTGTAAAACACTCCTGGAGTCGTGATATCCATAGGCTTGCCGCCCTTTTTATTCAGTGCCCCGACCAGTGCGCTCATAATCATTGCACACAGCTCGACCACGAATTTATAGATGGCAATCTCAACTGCTTTCTTGAGATAAACACCTACTTGAGCAAGCATGCTCTCGGCATATCCACGCAGCTTCGTAAGCCAAGCCCTGTTCCCTGTTTTACGGGCGAACCTAGCCTGACTTTCTATGACGCGTGTAGTCTTCAGCATCTCCTCTGCCTCAGACATTGCTGCTCGCTTTGGCTCTGGCGCAGGCTTAGCCTGACCAAACACCGAAGACGACGCAAACTCCCCTTGGTTTAATGGTTGTATTACTTCCTTGAATGGGCTGTCTTCCATGTAGCATTCCTCTTTAGTTGTACGTATTATTATGCTCTGTAGTAATACCAGAGCATACCAGTTTGCTTATACCAAGACCGCTCCATTTTTTGCCACGGGCGTGCTAGACTTGTTTCAGTCACCACAGGAAAAAACACATGAGAGAGTTTTCAGGTAGCAAAGAATTTGAGACTTTGAAGTCCACCGTAACCGATGCATATGCAAAGGCTTTTCCTGTGGAGAAGGCTGGACATAAACTCGAACTTAAAAGCATCTGGGTAGACGACGCCGACCTTAAAACGGATGATTTTACTCAACAGAAAAAGGTGAAGCTTGCGGGTGGCACGTGGGGCGCACCAGTGTACGCAACCCTAGTCCTTAAAGATGCTACAGGTAAGATCCTAGATGAGATGCAAAAGATCAGGCTTGCCACTATCCCTAAGCTTACCCCACGCAGTTCATATATCGTGGGGGGTAACGAGTATCAGGTAGCAAACCAAATGATCCGAAAGCCCGGAGCCTATGTAATCAGAAGCCAACGGGGGGACACCTTCAAGGGCTCTGTCTTCTTATCCGGAGACAACACGCATAACCTAGATATCCAGTTTGATCCCACTACCAACAAGTACACAACAAAGATGGGTCAGGCTAACATCCCTCTTTATCCACTTCTAAAATCTCTTGGAGTCTCTGACCAGCATCTCGCTAAGACATGGGGAGAAGAAATCTTCAACGCTAACCGGACAGCAAAAGATTCTGATTATCTAAAGATTGCAAACAAGCTCACGAGACAAACATTTGATAATAAGCAGACGGCAATGGAAGCTATCCAGTCGTATGCAAAAAGTGCAAAAGTAGACCCAGAGATCACAAAGCTTACTCTAGGGACCTCGTACGATCACCTGCACGCAAACATGCTCCTTGATACCAGCAACAAACTCTTAAAAGTTTACCAAGGCAAGCAAGTAGCAGATGACCCAGAAAATCTACTCTTCAAAGAAATCAGGTCTGTAGAAGACATGATCCATGACAGGCTTACTTCTAAGAAGGAGCAAGATGGTCTTAAGAAGATGCTCAGCAGACAGCTAGGCAAAAGAGCTACTATCAAGCAGATCGTTGACTTTAAAAAACTCACCGCGCCAGTAGAGTCTTTTTTCATCAAAGACAACCGTACCTCTACTCCAGAGCAATACAATCCAGTACACATGCTCAGTGAAAGAAATAAGATCACTATCCACGGCACCGGCGGTATTCAAAGTGAGCACGCAATCTCAGACAGCCTTCGTGAAGTGCATCCCTCACACCTCGGATTTATAGATCCCGTGGCTACACCGGAATCAGAAAAAACAGGTACAATCCTGCACTTAGCTGCGGGTGTTGTTAAAGATGGTAGGTCTATTAGGACACAGGTTCTTAATCTTAAAACAGGTAAGATGGAGGGGATGCTGCCTAAGGAAGTGTTCTATAAAAGAGTGGCATTTCCTGATGAGTACAAAGACGGTAAGTTCAAAAACCCTAGAGAAGTTCGTACACAATATCAGGGCAAGATCGAGGTAGTAGCTAGTAACCTCGTTGACTATGTCCTGCCATCCTCTCAACGGCTATTTAGTTACTCCACGAACCTGATTCCGTTTCTGAAAAACAATCAGGGCAATAGAGCGATGATGGCTTCAAAACATCTGGGGCAAGCAATCCCTCTTGTTGAGCGAGAAGCGCCGCTGGTTCAAACAGAGCTGCACCCAGGAATGACTCTCCATAAAGCAATTGGAGAAGAGTTCGCACTCAGGTCTACTGAAGCTGGTGTGGTGAAAGCCATCACCCATGACTACATACAGATTGGTGACAAAAAGATTCCTGTATATAACAACTTCCCGCTTAACCAAAAAACAAGCATCCACCACAACGCTGTGGTGAAGGTAGGGGACTCTGTCAAAGCAGGACAACTAATTGCAGACAGCTCCTACACTAGGAACGGTGTGCTTGCTCTAGGTAAGAATCTAAATGTTGCTTACTTACCTTACCCAGGGGAAACCTTTGAAGATGGTATTGTTATCACTGAGTCAGCGGCTAAAAAGCTTGCGGCAGAGCAGATTTATAAAAGCGCGTTTGAACTAGAAGACGGTAAGCACGAGCTCAACCTGAGAAAGTTTATCTCAAACATTCCCAACGTGTTCACAAAAGATAATATTAAGTCTTATGATGACCAAGGTGTCATCAAAAAGGGAACCATTGTTAAGCCGGGGCAGGTGATGATTGCTGCTCTAAGAGATATGCGTAAAGCTCCTGAGAACGCAACACTTGCCAGAATTAACAAAGGACTTCGTACTCCGTTTGGCGACGCATCTATTAAGTACAGTGGAGAATTTGATGGTGTGGTTACCGACGTTGTTAAGCGCGGTAATAAAACTGAGGTTTATGTAAAGTCTGTGGAGCCTGCTAGAGAAGCGGATAAGCTATCTGGAGTTCACGGGAACAAGGGAGTTATCTCAAAGGTTATTCCAGATAACGAGGCTCCGCGCACAAAAGATGGTAAAATCCCCGATGTGTTTTTAAACCCACACGGAATCATCGGGCGCATCAATCTTGGGCAGCTATTTGAGTCAGCAGCAAGCAAGATTGCGCTCAAGACAGGAAAGCCTTACGTAGTTAAGAATTTCGATGATCACGACACCGCTAAACATATAACGGCAGAGATGAAGACACACGGTCTGTATGATACGGAGGAAATGTTCCTGCCCAATGGCAAAAGCCTTGGCAAGGTTAACATGGGAAACCCATACATCCTCAGGCTGGCTAAGACAGGTAAGACTGGGTTCTCAGCACGCATGCCTGGACAAGGCTACGACGCTAATCTACAACCCACCAAGGGCGGAGAAGAAGGCACAAAGCAGATGGATCTTCTCACCATCTACTCCATGCTATCTCATGGAGCAAAAAAGAACCTTATCGATGCACACCAGAAATCAGAGCGAAATGATGAGTACTGGCATGCTCTTGAAATGGGCAAGCCTCTGCCCGCACCAAAAACTACGTTTGCCTATAATAAGTTTGTAGGTCTGATGAAGGGTGCTGGCATTAACGTTGAGAAGAAGGGCACAGACGTAACCCTTGCTCCAATGACTGATAAAGATGTGATGGCCCTTAGCAAAGGAAAGATCGCTGAGCCTGAGTTCCTGCACGCAAAGAACTTAAAAGAAATTAAGGGCGGGTTTTTTGATACTACTGTAACAGGTGGCCTCAATGGCACGCGCTATGCTCACCTAGACCTGCCTACACGCATGCCAAACCCAGTGTTTGAGTCTGCGATCAAGTCTCTTACAGGGCTTAAACAAGATCAGTACAGTAGCATCGTCTCAGGAAAACTGCATGTAGACACCGCAGGCAAGATAACAACAGCCTCTAGCAAAGGTAGTGTCACCGGAGGCCAAGCAATCTCTAAGTTGTTAGATGCTGTCCACCCAGACACCATGATCCCTAAACTTAGGGCACAGATCAAGTCAGCAAAAGACGACTCAGCAATTGACGGCCTCAACAGGAAAATCAGATACCTCACCGCACTTAAAGATCTAAACCTATCCGCCTCAGATGCTTACACTAGAACGGTTGTTCCGGTAGTGCCTCCGGTTTATAGACCTATCCAAGAGGTGCAGGGCCGTGGTCTTCAAGTAGCCCCAGTCAACCATCTGTATCAGAACCTAGCCCTTCTCTCCAAAGCACATGAGTTTCCGGTGATGAAGATGCTTGGTGACGAAGACAAGTCAGAGCTCAGGTCAGAAACTTATAAAGCAACACGCGCACTGGCCGGTTTAGAAGACGTGACCACTCGAGGTAAAGACCAACCTATCAAGGGGTTTATTTCTCAGATCACCGACGTCACTCCTAAGAAGGGTTTCTTCCTAAACAAGCTCATCTCAAAGAGACAGGATCTTGTCGGCCGTGGCGTTATCGTAAACGGACCAGATCTGCATGTGGACGAACTGGGAATTCCTGAGAAGATGGCTTGGACTATTTTCAACCCATTCATCGTCAGAGAAATGATTCGCTCTGGTTACAAACCAGAGGCCGCTAGAAAAGAAGTAGATGCCAAAAGTGGTGTAGCTAAAAAAATGCTCCAGTCGGTGATGAATAATAGAACGGTGATGATGAACCGAGCACCCTCACTGCACAAATTCAGCATCATGGCGTTTAAGCCAAAACTCACCGACGGATTAGCTATCCAGGTGCCATCTCTCGTATACAAAGGCCTAAATGCCGACGTGGATGGGGACGCTGTTAGTATTCATATCCCATCAAGTGAGGAAGCTGTTCGAGAATCTCTCCACATGATGCCATCGCGTAACCTGTTCAAACCGGGTACAGGTGAGCTTATGCTCATGCCTTCACAAGAGGCTGCCATAGGTCTTTACTTCATGTCTCAGACTAAAGAAGGTAGGGAGGCTGTAAACAAGATATTGCCGGCGCAGTACCACATCGGCAGTATCATGAATGCTAAGGATGCTAAAGCGCTCTACGAGAAGATAGCAAAAGAGCAGCCCACTAAGTTTGCAGACATTGTCTCTAACATGAAAAAACTAGGTGATAACCACGCCTACGAAATGGGTTTCACCGCTTCTATAAAAGATGTAGTGGTTGACCACAAAGTAAGAGATGCTGTGTTCAAAAAAGCAGACGAGATCGTGGCTAAGATCAGAACTCAGACCAAACCTGGCGATGACAGAGACAACAAGATCGCAGAAGTGTACACAGTAGCCGCAAAAGAAGCTTATCAAAAAGGTGCCAAACTACAGCTCGCAGCAGACGGCAGCAGCTTCCACCACATGGTAGCATCAGGCTCCAGAGGTAAAGACTCTCAGCTGCAGCAGATGACTTCCGCTCCTGGAATTGTGATGGACAGTAAAGACAGGCCTGTACCCGTACCCATCAAAAAGTCTTATGCAGAAGGCATCAGTACCAGCGACTACTTCGTCTCAAGCTACGGCGTTAGAAAAGGGATCACGGATAGAAGTTTGCAAACCTCTAAGCCAGGAGCTCTTAATAAAGACATCATGGCGTCCACTGCCGATAATGTGATTACTGCTCAAGACTGTGGCACACATAAAGGAATTGATGTCTCTGTAAGCAGCAAAGATTGCCTCGAACGCCTGCTCTCTTCAGACCAGCACGGGCATCGCAGGAACGAACACGTGACTTCAGCACTGATAGCGGAACTCACTAAGAAGGGTGTGAAAACGCTCAAGGTGAGATCACCTCTAAGCTGTATCGCACCAAAAGGCACTTGTGCCTCTTGCTTCGGTCACGATGAATTCGGCAAGCTCCCTGAGCTAGGCGATAACATTGGAATCAAGATGGGGCAGACTATGTCAGAACCAATGACACAGCTTATCATGAGGACCTTTCACTCTGGTGGTGTCGCAGGCTCTGGCCCGCAAGCATCAGGGTTCCAGAGAATTTCCCAGATTCTTAACATGCCCAAATACATAGCCGGAGAAGCCGCTCTTGCTAAACAAGATGGCAAGATCACAAAGATTGAGAAAACTACGGCCGGGGGACACAACATCTTCGTTGGTAAGGAATCACACGTTGTAAGGCCCGGTGTCAGCCCAACCGCTAAAGTAGGTGACTCTGTTAAAAAGGGAGACGCTATCTCAAACGGCGTGATCAAACCACAAAATCTGCTTGCTCTCAAAGGCATGCGGCCGGCACAAGACTACGTGGTTAACGAGCTACAGAAAACATTCCAGGAGCAGGGGATTCCCATCCACCGCAAAGTCTTTGAAACTGTGGTCAGGTCAGTAGCCAATAACACTCGAGTAGTGGAAGCTCCTAAACACGGGGAATGGCTACCAGGAGACATCATCCCCTTCACCGCTGCAGAGCACTATAATGAATCTAGGAAAGTTAAATTGGCTGCCGCAGACGCAGTCGGTTACCACCTTCGAGCTCCTATAGGAAAACTCCCCCAAAACCACGAGGTTCGTGGCGCAGATGTTCCATACCTAAAAGAGATGGGATACAATGAAGTGGAAGTCCTCAGAGACCCTGTCAAGCACTCTCCACTCCTAAAAGGCATTGCACAGCTGCCAATGCTCAAGAAGGACTGGATGGCTCAGTTTGGTTACCGCTACATTGAAAAGGGACTCACCGAGGGAGCGGCCCAGAACTGGAAGTCTAACGTTGAGGGATTACATCCTATCCCTGCATTCGCTTACGGGGCTAATTTCGGTAAGAAGAAGGAGCACTATTAAATGTTCGTACACGGATTCAACAAAACAGCGGGAATTTCAGAATCAGTTGCCAGAGGTCTCGGTGCCGTAAAAGGTACTGTGCAAGCAGGTACCAAAGCAGTCGGCAAGTTCATTGAAAAAAAGAAGCGTGTATTCGGGCAAGAGTTTACTGCCGCTAGAAAAAAGCAACTAAGTGGTATGGAAACAGGATCTAGACTAGGCCTTAAGCGTGCGGGACCAGGAGCCGCACCAGAAGTCGCTATGGCGGCACAACAAAAGGCTAGAGAAGAAGTGATGAAGCGGGCTAAAAATGTCGCTAACATCCGCGATCAGAACAAACCATCGTTCGCAGCAAAGCATCCATACCTCACCGCAGGTGGTGCTTTCTTAGCTGGGCGTTATGCTTTTGGTGAGAAGAAAAAAGAAGAAGCTCCACCCGCAGTCCAATACCCGCAGCAATACTAAAAAAAAGTTCCCTCGCGGGAACGCGGGTCAGGGTTGCCGCTACCCGTTCCAAAAGCATGTAACGCCCTTTGCTTACCAAGCAAAAGACTTCACACGCTTTGGAGTTGTGGTGCGTGGCGTAGACCTAGTTTCTGTTAACATGGCGAATTCTTATCGATACGATTCAGGCTTCCCCCAAACTAGCGGGAACCGTAGAAAAGTGACAAGTTCGAATCCGCCCTGCTAAGCAAAAACTGGGCGGCAAACAAACCCCTTCATGTCTAAGATGTTACTCTTATCCAGATGAAGAAGGATATCCAAGCGCGTTCCGATGTGCTTGAGTACTGTGTGCCTTCGTCATGGCCAAAAACATGTATACCGGTAATAGCGTATACATCTCCTATAACCCTTATACCCGAAAAAAGGCTTATTTTCCCACTGGCTGCCAGCCCTTACAACAGATATCTCCTGGAGTGGCTCCGATAAACATACACGGGTCCTGTGCTTCAGGTGGGGGATCTCTAAACCATTTACAGCTGTTGCAGAGTGGGAATCCTTCTGAGTTCTTCTGCATGAAAATAAGTACGGGTGCCGGGTACTCTACTAAAGGTGTGGACCGCCAAAACTTCTGCATCCTGATGTGATTCCGCGCAGCCTGCCAAGCCTGTCCTAGATACGGCAGATTTGACTTGGCTTGATACAAAAGCTCTGACAGTACTTCATCCGTTTCAGGAATGAGGTCGGCAAGATTCTGGTGTGTGGCTCCATGCTTAAACAAGAACTTACGAAACCCCTGAACATCGTGGTTGATGTAGATGTTGTTAAGCTCCATACGATCTTCTTTATTAATCTCTGACATGAGCACCCCTAAAAAGAATGCAGGGACCGCGAGGCCCCTGCAAAAAGTTGGTTAGAACGGAATATCGTCTTCGCTGTACTGAGGTTGTTGAGTGGTTTGAGTCTGTTGTGGTTGCCCACTTACAGGGGTACCGTTAGGTGGCTCACTGGGTGGTGGGGCGGACTCGTGTGAAGACGCGTTTGTGTTCAGGAACTGAACAGTCAGCGCGACTACTTCAGTGGTGAACCTGTCCACGCCATTTTTATCCGTCCACTTACGAGTCTGAATCTTTCCCTCGATATAGGCTTGGCTGCCCTTTCTCAGGTACTTGACGCAGTTCTCGGACAGGGCTCCCCATACCACGATGTTGTGCCATTCAGTCTTGGTCTGCTTTTTACCTTCTTTGTCTTTATAGACTTCGTTGGTTGCAAGAGAGAAAGAGCACACTTTGCTAGTGCCAACATCACGGGCTTCTGGGTCTTTCCCTAAATTACCGATCAGCATGGCTTTGTTTAAACAGGACATTATTTGGATTTCCTTTCATATTATGAGCTAGTTTCGTATTAGGCCTAAAGCCTACCAACAGCCTTATAACCTCTACAAGGCAAATTTTGCCACCAGATAACAAGTTCTTGGTAACCTCAGGATAAGGGGCTATATTCGGTACAGGATGAGAAAAGACAGGTCTATATTTGAGGGTGGTGGGCACGAACGCACGGGTCAGCTATGCATTGGCCGCGTAGTGTCAGTAGACGCTGATACTCGTACCTGCAGAGTTAAGACGGTTGGTGTGCCTGGCATAACTGATGACCTCGATCTCCAAAATGTGAAGTGTATGCAGGCGATGTGGCACCCAGAGGGTGATGAGGATGTGGCTATCCCAAGAATTGGTAGCTACGCCGTTGTCTCGTTTATTGCCGGAGAAGCGATCGTGCTGGGTTACTACAGGCTATCTTCTACACTAGAAAAAGGTAGCAGAAGCAGTGATGAGAGTTTAACAGCAGGTGACCGGTTATTAAGAACCGTTGCCGGTAATTTTTTGATGCTTAGGTCTGGCGGTACTGTTCAGATAGAGTCTACAAAAGGATGCAGGACATACTGGATCCCATCTAGAAATCTTATCAACAGCGTTTGCCAGAATTACGAACTAGAGACAGATGGTGGGCACATCTCCTGGACTAATGTAGGAACAACCCCTGAAGATGGTGACCCCACCAACTACGACTTCACCGCCTGGGACGCGCTCTCTCCATTCTCTGCGATCCGTGAACAACGCGGAACCACTGAAACAGGTGAGCTATACAAGCTAGAGGCTGGAGAGCTTGACGAGGACTTAAACCTAACCCTACCAGCCATCACAAAGACGATGACTTATGATGGAAAAACCACCTCATCTGTAGCTATCAGTTCTATAAGAACTGTAGGTGTTGAAAGTGAGGATGAAGATGCTCCTCCAGCTAAATACATAGAGACTATTGATGCTGCTGCAAAGATGATGACTCTTGTCACCCCCACAGGCAACAAAGTCACATTTGATGACAACGCCGGCACCATCACAATCATGCACGCAAAGGGCTCGAAGATCTTCTTCGATGCTTCGGGAGAAATAGTGATTAGTACAGATAGCCCTGATGTGAAGATTGTGGCTCCAAAGGCCCTGGTCAGAGCAAAGGACATTGAGCTTGGTGACACCGTAGAAGACAACGCCATTCTCTACTCCAAGATGAAGATGATCTTTGATAACCATCAACACATGACCGCACTTGGACCAAGCACACCTACAATACCACCATTCAAGATGGAGTTAAAAGAAGCCACTCCAGCAGAGTCTGCAAAAGCCACACACATTAAGTTGAAAGGAAACTCATGATATGCCGTTAGTCGCCGCAGCCTACGCCGCTGAACTAGAGCCCGCCCTGAAAAAAGAACTTGCTGCCATGTTCCCTGAGGTGGCCGCACATGCCGCAGCGAAGAAGCAACAAGAGGACCTTGCAAAAGCCATCAGCAAAGCAGTTGCTGATACGATCGTGCCCTATATCCAGGCAAACGGGTTGGTTACAGTGACTGTGGTAGGAACCGCTACTGGCGTGTTACCTGGACCTGCTGTGGCTCCTGTGGTTGGTACTGGCACAGGTACTGTGGCCTAGATAAATAAAAGAAAGCGCTTTTACACACTCTCTCCAACCCTAGAAATCGCGAAACATCTTAAAGACTGTACCCATAGCCTTAGATAGGTTACCCGCAAAACCCGCTCTAATGGGTTTGCTACTCTTTCCCGTGTAAAGCTGCCAGCGATACTTTCTACTAACCAAGCAGACCTCGGCCACTATATAAGGATTAGTTTCGTGCCTCTGGAACCAAATCATGTTTGGGCTTAAGAATTGATACTCTCTTCTTTTGCGTGCTCGAAGGGCCATCAACTCTGCAAGACTGTTGCTATTACTCATAGATTCTCCAAATAAAGGGAGCCCCCTTAAAGAGGCTCCCTAATTTTAATGGGTATTGTTCAAACCATCCCACCTACGGCTAGCTAGTTTGCTTCCGGCGTAGGAAGATTCGATCTCATCTCTACGTTCTTCTCTCTCCTTCATAGCCGTCATCTCAGCGACTATTCCTGCGTAGGATTTGCGAAGTTCGTGCATCTCTTTCACCAATACTTGCATCATCTCTTCCGTAGCTTTACCTGTCATAGCTGCGTAGATAGCAATCTGCATTCTCTTCTGGAACACAATCAGCCTATCCTTGACCTCTGGTTTAGTTCTGTTGGCGTTAATGCCGCAAAGCCACATCCCAATTTCGTCAGACGGAATACACAGCATCTCCCTTGTCTTACCATCACTTCCAACCCCCCACATATGTAGGGGGTTGAACTGTGGATTAGACTGTATCTTCTGACACTGCCTATACGATTCTAACCCGAGTGCATTACAAATGGGTGCAATTGCCACCCACTGTTTAAGACTGTTTGGGTCTGCAAAGACCTCCACAGCAATACCACCTACATTCAAATCAAACTTAGCTAAGTTCTGTTGCATATTAATAATGCTCCTTCTACAAGACTTATAACTTAAAAGTTACATATTTTGCCGCAGTCAGTCTTAATATAATACTGCGCGGTATTAAATGGTATAGGTTACACAGGGTTCTGAAAGTGGTAGAATGGACATGGATTTCACAAACTAAAAACACGCTTGTCTTCTCGACGACATGCGTTTAGCTTTTATATAGGGGTGCCACAAATGGCCGGACTTGAGAACCTTTTCGCTACTGAAGCATCGATGCCTAATACACAGACCACTAAGATGCCGGAAAATGCCGACAAGTGGCCGGAGATGCTTACAACACTGGTCAGGGAATTTCACCCTGACGCGGCTAAGCTTCCTATTACCGTTGAGTTCAAAAAAAGAGATGATGAATCAGGCACCGCTATCGGAGCCGTCAACGTCTCCTCTGTAGACGGTAAAAAACTTATTCATATCCCTTTCATCGTGAAGAAGTTCCAACTCCACCCACTAGATGTGTGGATGGAATCAAAGACTCAGGCAGTTCACCCACTTAGCAAAGACACCTTCAAAGAAGTGTTCTTCTCTCAGAGCATGGATGATGGATTAGATGTTCGCCCCGGAGACGCCGTTGGTCAGTACTTCAATGATCCTTCTCTCTGGACCACCAACTACCCACCACTCCAAGGCCGCTACAGCTACGCCTCTGCAGGGTACCCTATCCTAGACCAGATCTCAGATACGCTAGGCGCTGAAGACTTAAAAGCATTTTGCGACGTTTTAGAAGCCTCCCCTATGAGTGTCGCAGGCTTCAAAAAGCACGGACACGTAGAGCTAATTGCAAAACTAGCTGCCAAATCTAAGACTGTAAAAGCCGTTCCTAACTCAAATAATTTCGTGGCTTCAGCCATGTCACTCATCCCTGTCACAGCAATGTCTGTGAAAAAAGAAGGTCCTGATAAATACAGTATCCTCAGCGCTACCGAAGGCGTTTACGATATCGCTGGCTCTGTCCCCCTTAGTAGAGAAGATGCTTCTAAAGCCGTGTCTAAAATCACATCCGATGTAGAAAATGTCATGCACGATGTTGATAAAGAAGGCGAGAAGCTGCTCACCCACAAACAACCAAAAAACGGTGTTTGGTTACATGACGACTTCGTAGATAAGGCTGAAGACGCTAAAGAATTTGCTGCTTATGCCGTTAAAAACAAAGCCGGTATGGAAATTGTCGGCGTGGTCATCCCAAGAGTTGTGGACTTCGCTGGTAATAAAAAGCCACTAAAGTTGTTCTTAAGCGCAGGTCATTGCTCCGCACAAGCCGATATCGCAGGCATCAAACTTCCAAACTCTGATGTTGCACAAAAGCTCCTAAAACCCCGCGACCTTCATGTAGGTCAGTCAGGTTCTTTTGTTTACATCGATGATGGAAAAGCTATCGCCACCATCCCCGTAACCATCTCAGCTGTAGAAGGCTCCATGCATTCTACACACGGTCCATTTAGTGTTGTGGACATGAACGGAAACAAGTTTAAAGTAAGCCGCGGATACGGCGAATACTTCGAGCTCACCCAAGCAGGCTCTTTACCTGAGAAGGCTTCGAACAGAAAATTCTTAGACGCGCACGGCATGATCGAAGTAAGACCCAAGGAATATATCATCCCACAGAAGATGATGTGGGTTCCTATGGAAGGCCATACCGACATCGTTTCTACTCCCTCAGAATGGTTACAAAAAACCGCTTTTGACCGCATGTCTGCTGATCCAGCAGTCATCCGCTGGACTGGTGTGGTTTACGAATGCCAAGGCGGTTGCTTAGAGAAGCGTGCTTACAGCGAACGAGAACTTCGTCTAGCTCTTGCTGCTCAAGGTGCTACCATTGATAAACTAGCTATGATTATCAAAAAGGCAAAGGCCATTGGAAGGGCTAAGGTTCACGGAAGAACCAACTTAAATCACCGCAGCGATCTTGAAAAAGAAGCAGCGGCCGCCTACCAAAACCTGCAAAAACTAGCATCAAGCTTAAAAGCTACGCTAGTGAAGCAGGCTGCAGAGATTGAAGACAGTTCTACTGTCGACACTCTGCTAGCTTTGAACTTCCTAAATCCAGAGAACATGGCAAAGTTTGTATCATTCTTGCCAGTCATCACTAAGGCAGCGGACCACCTCGCTGAACTAGCAGTAGCCTGTAGATTAGGATTGTCGTCTGTAAACGAATCATCTGTTGTAAATTCCATGCACAAGCTGCAAGACATTATCAACGGTCTAAAAGGCGTTGAGATTTCGATGAAACGCCCCGCTACTAAAACAGCTGCGATCGCCCCAAAACAAAAACAAAAGTTGCTCGATGTTAAAAAGCGTCTAGCCGTGTTGGGCGGATAACCTAATGGAGGCGCCTGTATAGAGAATGTCACTTCCCTATAGGCGCCACATATTGTGGCAACTCATCGAAGATCGCTCTGATAGCGATATCACCGCGTTCTATGATAATATTCAGTTGCCTAAACCTACGGCCGCGGACTTAAGCCAGTGCAGAGATAAACTCTCTGACATGGTTATCCCTCCGTTTGCTCTCCGTAATATCAAAAAAGATAAAGTAACCGCAGCCGATGTAGCGGTGTGGAACAAGCTCGGGTTCAGTGAGATCTATGCAAAGCGCACCGGAGATACGGTACTTGAGCTTGTATGGCTTAACGTAAGCAAGCTTCTCAATAACCCTGTCATGCGTGTAGCTATAGACTGTGGCCTTCTCGTGGGACTTCAGCCAGAAGAACTCTCTCAGATGGCCAGCCAAAGTTTTGGCACTGGTGTTGATGACGCCGTACTAGCGCTGTATAGAAAATACTTTTTTGACTGTGGGAGTTTCCTAAAATCAGACTGGAGAAACTACCTCAGAGCTCTCCAGGAGGATACCTACACCCACCAAAGAATTTATGCAGCCCTCACCAAGCCAAGAGATGAAGTCTTGTTCATGGTGGGGTTACCAAACAAGCGCCAGTTCTCTGACTTCTTAAGGAACGTGCTTGCTACCTCAGACTACAAATTCAGGTACTACGCTAGACAAAACAACCAAGAGTCTGACGACGAGAGTCGTAAGTGGGCTAAGGTAGGCTTTGATGCTGGTGTAAGACTAGAGAAATTTAGTGCCACCGATGCAACAGATTTCTCTAAATTAGTGCAGACAGAGTTTGAGTATATTACTCCACAGATCCTTACCATCTCCCCTGAAATGCTTAATGAGGTAAGGCCTCCCTCACTCGAGGATGATGACGGTAAGCCAAAATCTCTTAATGCCCCTGCCGCCCCACTAGGTAATCTATTCCCTGATAACGAGAGTATTTAGTGCTATACTGGTAGCCTCCCCATAGATAGACTCGTCCCGAAAGGATACCCGAAAATGAATATTAAATTAGCTACATTCGGTTTAATTACCGGATTCTCTCTCGCACTCACGTCCGTTCAGGCTCTGAACGTAACCATGCAACTTCCGAAGGATGGCACCGGAGTAACTCTTGGATGCCATGACCCTAAGCAGGTGCCCCAACCAAAACCAGTCGCGGGGTCAAACACGCTGCCTATTTTTTGCGTGTCTGCATCACCTACACCGTCTCCTACAGTGACTGTCTCTCCAACGCCGTCACCAAGCCCATCTACATCTCCTAGTCCGTCTCCGTCTCCGTCACCGTCACCGTCACCGTCACCGTCACCAAGTGCGGCTCCTTCTCCTACCCCAACCCCAACACCTACAGGTGCAACCACAGTACAGGTTCTAGACACTTTTGAACGTCCTGAATTTGCACAAGCAGCTCAATGGAAATCTAGCATCACGCGCGTGATCTTAGATGGCCAAGTCACTAGCGTAGTGCTTAAAAGCTCTAATCCATGTGCTCTTGTAAATGTGCCCGGGCTTAATGTTTTAATCCCGTACACAACCACCAGGTCCAGCGCACCTTCCTACCCACTAGGAACGTTCTACGATGCGATGAAACCAATCGATGCTGTCACCTGTGTAGGTGCTAGATACCTGCAGCTGGATCTATCAGCCTCTAGTGCTGTTGGTGATGCTGTTGTAACTATCGTTAAGAAAGTTACTAAGGCTCCTGCCACACCATCAATTACACTCGCCATTGACTTCAACAATTGGGACATGGTCAGAGGTTATTGCGGCGGTGTTTACTGTAACGTACCAACTGCAAACGCTTTGCAGGGGTTAAACCTTCTCAGCGCACACAGAATCTCTCCTTATAAAGGCGTTCCTGCTGATAACCTACAGTACTGGAAAGACTATACTCTAGCCCAGGCACAGGGAACTGTGTACATGGGATGGGGAAGTGCTTTGGGATGGCTTAGCACCGCACCAATCACCTCTAACGCTTACTCATACATTATTGATGAGCCAGCGATCGGAAACGATTTTAGCGCGGTAGTGCAATCATGGGCACCATATCCTTGGGTTCGTCCTATGATGACAGGACCACTTAAGCAACGCGATTACAGGCCAACACTTAACGGTGTAACCAACCCAAACTTTGCGAAGCTTGTGGACTGGCCACCAGCAATCAAATCCGGGATCAAGATTTTCACCGTGGTTGCTGAGCAGTACTGCCAAGAAACTTGGGCCGGGTCAGGAGATTTCTACGCCTGCAAAGCAGACTACGATGCCGCTGGAAAAGAGTCCTGGATTTACGTCTCGAACATGAGTCATGGAAATGACGGCGGAGGTGCAAGCGGCGCCCCCGACCTAGTCATTGACAGATCTGGTGTAGAGCCGTTTGGCTTCTTTCTCCTAGCTCTAAAGAACGACGTAAAAGGATTGTTGTATTACAATTCTATCCAAGGCTGGGACACACAGAAGACAAAAAATCTCTGGACCGATGCTTACCAGTTCGGCGGTCAGGGAGACGGGCTTCTTCTCATGCCTGATGTGGCTAAGATGCTTGCTTACCCAACCATGCGTCTGAAGCTTCTCCGTGAAGCTTCCGCGCTCGCTGATATCCTAATCCTTGCTGGTTTACAGGCTGATGCTAAGGCACTAGTCACTACCACCATGAACTGGGATCACAGCATGGCCAAGATCGAGGCTTTACGTGCCAAGGGTTTGGGGATGCTTCCTTAATAGCTAAAGAAAAGTGAGGCCTGCATAGTACATATGTACTATGCAGGCCTTTTTTATTAGTTCACCAGTCTAAGGACGCACCCCCCTTATGGGGGGTGCGTGACCATCAGGTTTTTTATTAACTTACCAGATGTAGTTTAGTTCGGTCCCTATTAGCCCATCGTTGATGAGACATGCGAGACGCTGCTGCACTCTTATCAGCATCCTCAAAACGTTGATAAACCACTAATCGCATTGCTGGTGTGCCTCAGCAAGAGCGCGTAGAACAGGCTCCATCTCCGCCTGTACAATCATCCTTACATCAGCCGCGGTCATAGTCCTTTCACGTACCAGCTCATTCAAGCCTGCCTGGAAGAATTTCTGCAGTTCTAGAAGAGCTTGGGCCTTTTCAGCTGCAACCTTGTTGGAATTGATAGAAGCAACCCAGTCGGCTACTTGTTCTGCCGGCAGACAAAGCATTTCTCTGTGCCTTCCATCAGCTCCAACCATAGGGATAACCCTACAGTTGAACTTCCGATTCCCACTCAATTTTTCATACTGTGCGGCCCAGTCAATCCTCAAGGAGGTGCATAGTGGCTTAATAGCCACCCAGGTACCTTCCTTTGTGGACTTGATCATAGCCAAGATTTCGTTGCCTCTAGGGCTCTGAATCCCTGTGGACATGTGGTTTGTGTATTCGTGTGTCATAGTTGATTCCTTTCATGTGTTAAACACCGTTCTATATAACTCATACCAGCATAAGCACAGTTTTTGACACGGGTAGGTGTGAGAAGGTTTACAGTAAACCACCCACTATAAACCATAGCCCGTGCTTTACAAAACTCTACACAGCCTTACAGACGCACAGCATAAACATCCCTAATGACGCACAATACCTGATAGCGGTTCAGTGTTATTCAGCTCACACAAGTTAGAGTTGGCGAAGCCTAAAAACACAACGCAAGGTATTATGCTGTTGACAGCAATGGTCTGGTTTAGCCCGCTGCGTTTAGCATTTCGCGTTGCACGGTAGACAACATTGTCAAGAAAGTATAAATTGACCAAAAGTTCGCGTACACCTTGCAGTGAGTCAGATAACACTACGGTGCTATCAGGTACTGCGAGTCAAAAGCAGTCTTTTCACACACTTAAAAACGTGACACTATGCAAGGTGCACACACAGCGGCGTAGAATGTATATATATACTGTGTGCGTGAAATTTTTAAAGACACAAATATTTAAGAGCCATTTGTACTAAAAAGTTTTTTCTCCCATAGGAATTAGTGTTTTCCACGCCGCTGTGTGTGCACCTTGCACTGCGTCTCCCTGTAACATCTTGTAATCAGGCCCATGACGCAAAATACCGGATAGCGGCGAAGGGTTATTAGGGTGTTTTTGGGTGAAAACACGTTTTTACTAAAACACTCAGGTATTGCAAACCAACTTGCAAACCACCAACCGCTGCAGGTACAATCAACTCATGTTCCACAAAGGTTTTTTCAAAGTAGCAGTCGCCCTCCCCTCTCGAGTGATCGGGATGAGATCAGGGATTCGTCCCTCGGCCCTCAAAACGTCCGCAGGAACGATTAAGGCAGGCTTACCCACCCCACCGATCACAAAAGCGGTATCAAGCGCTCCTAAGCCAAATCTGAGCGTCTCAGGGCCAACAACATTCCCTGCGGTGCGTCGTGGATAAGTCGTGCCGTTGCTCTGATAACCCTAAGTGCTGGCACTGCGGTAAGACCATGACTAAGGTCATAGCCTGTGCCATGCCCATGTTCCTGTGCGCTGACCCGGAGTGCTGTTCCTTGTCAGGGTTCTGGTCCTATCCCTTTGAATGGTTTTTTGTCCCCACCCTGCTCTATTTCTCAGACGGGATAGCCTTCACCCCATACTGTGATTCTTACTTAGACGGGCTCTGCAAGTTTCTTTTTGGTGGACATCACGACCACTGAGGCTAGAACCTATTCTTAATGCAGGAAGACTCATTATCGCTTAGCGAAGAAGAACTTGCTCAGGAAGAAACTGGTAGCAGTAATCCTGAGACAGGGAATAACGCTAAGCAAGACACACTCAAAAAGACGTTCGTTGCGAAAGAGGTAAACCTCCCAAACGGACTGACTAAGAAATTCTTCAAAGCCACCAAATCAAATTGGGTTGCAAACCTTGTTTACTTGGATGGCAAACCGTTTAGTTTCAAAGGCCGCGAATATTTAATTCCGATCTACGACTGTAGGTTCCCTAGACGTATTTTAAAATACTCAAGACAGACCGAGAAATCTACAGCGCTTGCCAACGACATGATCACAAATTCGATCGTACGCCCGTACAACAAAAGCGTTTACATCGCGCCCTCGCATTCACAGGTCAGGCAATTCAGTTCTGGTAAGTTAACACCGTGGATGAAAGACTCTCCAGTCATCTCAAAATACTTTATTAATTCTCGTGTACCCTCACAAGTGTTTGAAAAGGGTTTCGCCAACGGTTCCCTTATGTGGCTCAGGTCGGCTTTCTTAAACGCAGACAGAGTTAGAGGACTAAGCGCAAACGAACTTTACTTAGACGAAATTCAGGACATACTCTCGTCGAACATTCCAGTTATTTTAGAAGTGCTTTCGCATGCGGAAAGCCCGTCGGTTACCTTCTCCGGAACACCACTAACCCTAGACAACCCCATTGAAACATACTGGCAACAATCCTCTCAGTGCGAGTGGCTTGTTCCTTGTGATAGACACCTACCCAGGCACTGGAATTTTTTAGACGAGAAATGCCTTGGTAAACACGGCCCCATCTGCAACAAGTGTGGTAGCCTTATCGACCCTACAAAAGGGCAGTGGATTGCTTTCAGCAACAACTGGGATATTGCGGGTTTTCATGTGAACCAATTGCAGGTGCCGTGGATGCAAGCACCTGATAAATGGAAGGAGCTTTTGTGGAAACACAACACCTATTCCAAAGGGCAGTTCAATAACGAAGTTTTAGGGATCTCCTATGACTCCGCTTCAAAGCCCATTAGCAGGCAAGACCTTATCGGATGTTGTAGTGCTGCACATCCGTTTAGGACTATCCCAGATACCACCACAAAAAACTTTACCGTGTTTGCAGGCGTGGACTGGGGCGAAGGAGCTGACGGGTCGGAAAGAAACAGTAAAGGCAGGCTTAAAAACGCTTCCTACACTGTACTCACTTTAGGTGCTTACATCTCGCCAAAGCACTTCCATTTTTTCTTTGCTAAACGCTATAGCGGTGACCAGGCACTTCCTCGTAACTGCGTGCCAGATATTCTGAAAATAATCACTGCTTTCGGGGCTGTCGCAGCAGGAGTGGACTGGGGTTTTGGCTGGGGAGTGAATGACACTTTAGAGGAAAAGTTAGGTGCTAAAAGAGTGATGAAGTTTCAGCACAACGGCATGCAAAAAGAGCGCAAGAAGTATGACCCCATCGGTAACAAGATCCAGCTTAACCGTACCGAGGTGATGACAGATTTTTTTGACCGCATTAAGAGGTTTGAAATCGTGTTTCCGCCATGGGAATCCTTCAACACATACCTGATTGATATAGAACATATCCATGCAGAGTACAGCGAGTCAGGTCGTGGTCTTAAGTACGACCACAAACCGTCTGAACCAGATGACGCTTTTCACTCAATGTTATTTTGTAAGGAAGCTGCGGATCACTATTATGGAAAGAGTTGATATCACCAAAGAAGTTTTGAGTAGGCTAGAGACAATGCACGCTAAGATGGGCGGATCGCCTTTTATACGTGTTGTTATTGAAGAAATAAAGCAGCTCGTTGTAGAAAGAGATCTGTTGGTGGAGGCACTCAAAGACTGTGGTTGTGACAAGATATGTCCTAACCATTGTTCTCGCTGTGAGGTGCTACGGAAACTCGGCTATCTTGAATAGGTAAAACCTATTCAAGATAGCGTTGATGAGTGTATAATAAACATATGATAAACGAGTATGTATCTAGTTTTGTAGCTGGATTTTCTAAGATTGCCGCACCTCGGTGGATGAAAGAGTTAAAAAAGAACCCGGGCGGTTTTTCTAAGGCGATTGGTAATACCTACGCTACAGGAACCTCTCAGTGGGGACAAACGGCTGAAAGAGTTGCACAATCAGTACATAAAAACCCAGCTCGTGCCAGACAACAGGTAGGAGAGTACGTGTTTGGTATACAACCATCCAGACCTCATAAAAACATCTCAGTGATGAGAAATAAGGACGTACACTCCCTAAGCCTTCAGAGCCCAGAACGGCGTTCCGCTTATTTTAAAACAAAACATGGATGGTACAAGCAGCTTGCTTCCGTGAAAGAAACAGACCCACAGCACAAGGCACAGATGGATATGAAATCGCACCTGGATGCACTTAGAAAAGACCTTCCTAGCAGTCTTAAAGATAGTGGGGAAAAAGCTAGGCGCTACCTAGAGGGAACTCACGGCAGCAAACCAGGTTTCTCATATAAGATACAACCCGTAGGTTCCAAAAGAGATATAGAAGTTAAGCACCTCACACCTAAAGATAACGCACATCTGTTGGATAAAACACTTAAACGAAGCCCCTCCGCAGCTTCTCACCATATCACACACAAAGGACTTTTTACATTCCCCGCACACAGCGCAGACAGCCGCTTATTTTTAGGCGGTCTCTCCGAGGAAGAAGCTGCTAAACAAGGAATACATACAATAAAGAGGAAAATACCGGAAAAATATATAACTTATTTACCTCCGAGTACCAGTCCATCAGAACAGAAGGATGCAGAGCTATATGTATCTGAAAAAGGTTGGAAAGCTGGCAAAAAGAAACTTGGGTAGAACACCCACCAATAGGTAAAAACAAACCACCTGCTAAGGCGGTTTGCTTACTACGTTAGTAGATTCTTGTCTCTTTTTGCGCTTAGTGGGGATGCAAGTTGATCTACTCCTAACCACGCTTTTAGTCCCGGCACCACGCTATCGCTGAAGAGCTGTCCGTTAGTTTCTACAACTATGATCAGGTCTTCATTTGTTGTGGGAGCTGCTCTCTTAATCGCTTGCATCAATCCGTACTCTGCTAGAGAGATGGCCTGAAGCTCGTTCCCTATCATGTGTTCACGCAAGTTTTCTTTTACATCCACCTCTTTAAACTCCTTGTGTTTCCTGACTACCATGTTGAACACGTACTTATTTACTAGAGTTGTGATCTTAGCGTAATCAGGTTTGAATGGCAGGTTTAAGTCTTTAAGAGCATCAGTGAAGCTTTTACGATAGATTATGGATTCTATTCGTTTTGCAATGTGATTGTTAGAGTAGCCCTTCTGTTGCATGAACAGTTTAAACTTCTCAACATCTTTCTTAACACCCTTCTCAGGATCTTCTCTACGCTGCTGCTCCTCTTCACCGAGTCCGGCCAGCCACTGCTTGATTGGCTCGGCTTTTGGGGAGGGAATGGACTGGACTATGCGGAGTAGTACTTCTCTTGTAGCTACTTCAGTCATATAATATTTGCCGTCAGGTCCAGCCAACTTTTTTCGCGCACACAAACTTTTAAGCACGGGTTCGTTATTTTTTAGTTTAGTCCAGTACTGTTTTGCATGCGCTGTGTCTGTTAGTGCGGCTATAAAATCGATGACTGAATATAGTACCTCACCACTGGTGAGAGACACCCTGATTGGGTCGTCACCAAACTTTACTATGTCTTGTATTGTTGATTTCATCTCTGTATGGTCCTTTTGTTATTTCTTAGTTTATAAAATCAGTCGTAACCTTGGCACTAGCTGTATGTATCTGACTTTATTGGTAAATACGTCAGTTGTAACCAATGCATCGAGTCATACTCGCACATACCAACCGTCCGATTTATCTCACCTGTAACCAACTGTCCGATTTTAAGCCCCTTTCAGTTTGGGTACGCGCTATGCGTCACCAGGCCCTCCATAGCCTCTATGACACGTTATGTATACCGCCGCTCATGCTCCTTAACCCAGATCAGCTTCACCTGTGCTCGTGCTTCGCCACATGGCTGCCATCTAGGATGAGACCTGACCCTGGTGCCATCGACGTGGTACATCCTCGTGATATCGTGGAAGTGCTGGTTGATGAGGTAGACAGGGATAGTGCATAGGTTGGTTGAGCCGGTGGCCCTGAGCTCAGTTACTTTGCGTTTAGGCAAAGCTTCTTCTGGCAGTGTTTTGTCTAAGATAGCATCTGCACTGTGTATGTAGATCACAGCGTTTAAAGCAGTTCTAAAAACACGCGCCCGCATAGCCTTCGTAGTATCTCCGAACGTAGAGGAGACATAGTTCTTACCATCAAACTTCATGTCTCTATTCACGACACAATGCTCATCGATTAGTTCATCTAAGTTCTTGTTCTCGAGTAAGATAAACAGATCCACGATCATCCCGTTGTTCGCGGCATCGGTGTAGCAGATCCATACCGCAGTACCTTCTTGCTCAGGGGTGTTCATGTAGATAGGCATGTCTTTTGCTTTGCAGATTCTGATGTAAGCGCCACCCACAGCAAATTCCTCATCTTCGATAGCGTCTTCTCCAAATGCTATATAGGCGAAGAAGTTTTCAGGTAACACGTTCATCGGTATCTTAAGATCAACTACGGACAGTGTCTTGGCGAAGTCTTTACCAACGTAATATGTTTTGAAGTTCCCGCGGCGCCAGTCCTGCATATTCGCAAGATACCGTATCAGCATCGGGTCACCACTTTTGTTCATCTTGTCCGTTGTACCACTACCAAATAGCGTATCGTACAGACCACTCTTGACTATGAAGCCGTCTTTCTTAACCTCCATGGACTTGTTATCAAACCTGACCTCATCGTACATAATCTTGTTATTTCTGATGAGTTCTGCAGGCCCGCGCTTAAGCATTACAATCTCTGGGTGTAGCACTCTCTTTAATTTCATAAAAACTCCTTAGGGGATGGGCCTTCCATGGCCCAACATTTGTTAATTTAGTTCTGATCAGAGGGCATGTTGAGTGAAGGCACACACCTAGCAGTTAGTTGCTTAAGCATCTGTGTGAACCCAAGAATCTCTATGCCGTTTCTACTGTCGAAGTAGAGGGTAGACAGAGGAACTTCTAAAGCTCTTGATAGTCTTATCGAAGCTCTGATCCCTATGTATGCTCTGTAGGTATCGTTTGGCACATCACACATATTGTCTTCTCTGTGTGGTCTTAGAACAATCTGTCTCCCACAATAAGTAACCAGAACGTGAACATTGTTTCCTTGCTTCCATTCAGCGTAGCCCAATGTTGGAATAAGGACTTCTAGCTGTTGCACCAGAGGTAGCAATAGCTTTGCATGGTGGTTTATATTATCAAACGTGCCTTTGACACCTGATGACGTGGATCTTAGTAATGTGGTCTTCATAGACTTGCTCCTTTTTATAGCGAGTTAAGCAGTCCTTTTTACGGCAACTGCTGATTTAAGAGGTGTAAAACACCTCTACTATACTTATACCTGTTTTCTGGCCTAATTTGCCTCTCTGTAGTATCCTTTTTGGCATGACATTTATGAGCGGTTTTACTAAGGTAGCTGATGCAGAGACTGAGGAATATAAGAAGGCTCGCCCCATACAAGATAAGCTAAGCTGTATGTTCAGTGTTAGGGAAGCAGCCGAGATCGGTCACCCTGTTAAAGTGGGTGATAAGATTGCTTACACATCACTATGCGGGTGGAAAGAGGGGGCTTGGGGTAGCCACACCAAGGGCTGTTCTGCCGACGAACCGGCGCAAGACCTGAGACGAGAGCTTGATAAGAAGCTAGCTGTAGAGCGAAGGAAACTGCCTAAAAGCGAGCGCTACCTTGGTTGGAGAGAGAGCGAAGCAGAGCTTGATAGAGTTCACCCACTTCCACATGACCATAGCGGCAAAGACTGGAATAAAGAGTCGGTTAAGATTGGTGATCTCGGGACTGTCGTGAAAGTGGACGCAGACAAAGACCGTTACGACGTCACCTGGGATAAGCACCCCGATTGTGTTTGGCAGAATTACTCTGGGAAAGATTTAAAGATTCCTGCGCTAGGTTACCGCGCCTCACTTAAGTACTGGACCAAAAATCCGGGCAGCAGAGAGGCCTTATTAAATAAGGTCAAAGCTCTCGCTGGCGATGACTTCACCGTGACAGAGACTAAGAGCAAGTTCTGGCCTACCACTGCTAGGAACTTAGTTTTTAGAACTGGCGACCCTGCCACAGCTAAAAAAATAAACGCTGCTAGGTACGATATTGAGAGCTAGCACGCACATAATTTCCGTGTGTGCTAGCTGCTTAATCAATATAAATTTTACTACCGTCACCAAGCTCCGCGTACAGAACCGTGTACCTAGTATTCCCACACATAGGATTGTATGTGGTATCCTCGTCCCCAGCTCTCTGGAACTCCCACTCTCTGTTGCAATCACAGCCGTAGTTTCCTTCGGTCCACCAGTAGTGCGAGTGCTCACCCCAGGTAATCCCTTTCTGATCCCCTATGCGGATCTCACCAGTCTCATTGTTTTTAATAGCGACTTTATAGTTTTGTTCTATCATGAGTCAGTACAGAAGGGGGATCTCTGTCTCCTCAATTATTACTTCAATATACAAATCAGCTTGCCTATCTAACAGTGCCCAAAGATCTTTCACCAATTCTGAATAGAGCATATAAATTTCTCCTCTAAAGATCTTATACCCGAAAAGAGTCCTATTTAGCCTGTATGAAAAACACCTTAGTCACATCACAACTATGGATGAGCGCGGTATTACCGAAACGTCCTAGCTCTTCAGGCGTCCATGTCGAGACATGGTCTTCGAACGGGTTGTCTCTAACACCCTTTTGCGGGCAGTTTGAGTAAGAAATAATTGCTGTCTTAGTGTGCTTGAAAATCTCTTCTAAAAGCTGGTTTGCCTCATCTTTGTACAGATGCTCGAGTACTTCTAGGAAGGTGACCATATCGTACTGGCCTAAGTTTGGTAGCACGTCCTGAGCAAGGCCGATGTGGATGCGGTCGTAATTAGCCCAGCATGGGGAGCGGTATTTCTCATGCACTTCGATGCCTTCTATAACAGTCTTCCACTCCGGCTGGTAAAATCTCCAACTCCACACGTCTGTGTACTCTCTTGTGAGTGTTCCCCACTTCCCAAATCCCACGCCTATGTCCAGCACGCGCTTGGGCTGAACCTCTAAGATCTTTGTAGCAACAGGACTGATAAGAGCTGGGTGTGATGTAGGCATTGGCTGACGCTACCTCAGCCCAGAACTACTTGGAAAGAAATTTTTTGATTGCAGCTACAAGCCCCGGTCTAGGCTTTGGGTGCTCCCCATGTAGGGCTTTTAAGTGTTTACCCATGGACCGGCCTGTGGCACGAGCCAGCGCGTATTCGTCAGCCAGGTCTCTTGCGACCCTCTCAGCTTTATGGGTACCGCCTAGTCTGCCACTGCTAAGTGCGGCTTGGATGATGCGGTGTCGACTTAGTGCGGCAAGTTTACTGAAGCCTTTTGTGAACATAGTTAAATTTTATCTTGTTAAAGATTGGTAGTCACGCAGATTATAAGTCTGCGTGACTACAACTACTTCCTATGGTTTATCCATAGACTTCATAAGCCGCTCTAGTACAGCCCTCCTATGCTCTAGATCAGTAACTTTTCTAGTTTCTTTTTCTACGAGGTCTTGTAAGGATTTTATATGCTCATCTTTCATTTTTACGGCAGCGCTGTGCCGATTGTACCAGTAAAAGCCTATAAGAGCCCCAACCGCAAAAATCAGCAGGTACGTGATTAATAAATTCATAGTTAACTCTCTTTCTATTTTACAAGATGTTTACAGTCGTGAGCCAGCATCCTCACACGCTCGCGTGTGATGACTTCTGGGGTAGCTTTAACGGCCATCTCTAAAACGCTCATGGTATTCTCTATCATTTCTCTGCATGTTTCTTCCGACAAATTAATGGTCTGTTGTTTAGAGACCTCTTCAGCAATCAGTGCCTCGACTATATTCGAGGCAGCTAACCCTACAAGAACACCACCCACCTTACAGGTGAACATATTGATATCAAGACTAGGATCCGCTTTAATCTGAGCAACCGCCAATGCGACCACAACCTGCTTGATAGCTTCTGCGATTTCTTTTGTTGTTTTTATATTAGACATAACTACTCCTTTAAAAAGGCAGCCGCACACATTTCTGTATACGGCTGCCCATGATTTAGTACCTTAGTTATTCACTGACTCGAACGTTACAGGATGGTATATTCTCACCGGTACACTTGGTGGGAATCTATTAGCCTGTGTGATTGCCTGTGCGCCGGTTAACACGGTAGAGCTGTTGTTAGTACATGCTCTATTCGTGTCTTCCTTAGACAAGTAAGTCACTGACTGTGTTCTGAAGCCTGTGTTAATCTTCAACGCATTACCCGTGGTGCTTGAGTTGTTAAACTTCCACATCACAATAGCTTTGCCATGAAGATTAGCCTGAACGTATCCCTGGCCTGTGCAGTTAGCACCGGCAAAGTACACATCTACAGTGCTCGGTAAAAACCCGTTAAGGTCATACCATGCAACAGCGTCATCAGTTTGGTCGTAGACAAACAGGTTAGCGCTGATACCGCCACCAGTGGTTGAGATCAAACGATCACCAACCACGGTGTTATCAGCGTCCTTAACCTTGAACCATCTGCCATCAGCACCTGCTGCTCCTGCTGTTCCTGCAACACCTTGAGCACCCTGAGCACCGGCTGCACCAGCAGCTCCTGTGGCACCGGCAGAACCGGTTGCTCCTGTAGGGCCTGTTGCTCCGGTTGCGCCTACAGCACCAGTAGAGCCTGCGGCACCACTGATTGAAGCAGACGTTCCATCCGTACAAGTGATCGTAGCTGTGTTACCGCTTTGTGACACAGAACAACTACCTGAGACAGATGTAGACGCTTGCGCTGCTTGATTGCCGGTACTGAGGGGGCTATCAGCATTCATGCTTGATACCGCACCCTCGCAACCAGCGGTTATAAGACTCATTGAAACTACCAACATCATTTTTACATTTCTCATACGTACTCCTTTGTTATTGTTTATTACTCTGACTCAGCTTCAACACTGCCTTCTTTTACAACCAGAAGTAGTCCCCATCTTTTTAGGAACTCTCTTGAGTTGTTTTTCACAAATGATTCTTTAAGTGCTGTGACCAATGCTTCAGCTGTCTCTAACTTAGATACACTGCGGCTTTGCTCGGCAGCCTTCATGAGCTCTGCTTCGAACTCATGTAAGCCATCTATAAGCATCATCGCTTCTTTTACTTCTTTCATGGGACACCTCTATGTTTCTGACCAGGTTTATAAAGGCATCAAAACTTTTTATATCACACCTTATCTGCCTGTGCTCCAGCAGCCGCTGGTACCAGGGTAAGGATCTGATGTAGTCTGTTTTGATAACATTTAAGAACTCGGCTCTTAGTTTAAGCGCACTGACAGCGGTAAGCCTGACGTCGATCTCTATTTCTAGGATTTCATCGGGCTTATGCATGTACTTGTTGCAGAAGCTCTCTGCGCACAACTTCGCTTGTTCGATGAGAACAAGATCCCTTGTACGGCAAGACACTTCTTCAATCATGGCGCATGAAATGTTATCAAGAACATCCTCTACATCATGATTCATATTAACTCCTCATACACAAATAGACATGAACAAGTGAAAAAATTCCTACACTTGTGCCTAAAATTATTATTTCTAAATTCACAACAACCTCCTATAAAAGGGGGAGAGCCCGAAGGCCCTCCCCCAAGTTAACTAACTAGAGTATTAAGCGGCTTTCTTAGCATGGGATTTACCCTTGCTAAGTATTTCACTTTTACTCGCCTTACTTGCTATAGCAGCGGTAGCAGCAAACACAATAACAGTGACACCTGCTTGGAGGAACCTGTCCACCCAAGTAGATACTTTATTGTTCTTAGGCTTAGCTGCTTCAGCTAGCTTTTCTTCTAGAAACGAATAATCAACCTGATTAAGAGTTCGTTCGATAATGATTTTTCTATCGCTATCGTTGAGTTCTAGGGAGTTTTTTTTGATGTATGATTCTAGCTCATCCGCAGCTTTCTGACGCATAATTTCAATGCTTTTGACATCGATCTTAGAGTCAGCTGGTTTAGAATCAACTGCTTCAGACTTCACTTCTTTTACTTGTTCATTACTCATATTGTTTCCTTTGTTCGTTGTTATCCCATTTGCTCATCAGTGCAGGATAGGGGAATACCTGCAGACCCTAACAGGGTTTCGCATATTTAAGCTGATCCAAGCAGTACAAATAGAAACCCCTAGATTTAGCTGCCTGTAATAGCGCAACTAAATCTAGGGGTTACTGAGAGATATTATTCTCCTATTAAGCTTATACCCGAAAAACATCACTTTTTGCCACTTATACACAGACCCTGTTTAAGGCCTCATAACTGACATAACGATGCCCCAGATATATACATGACATTCTGTAACGGCTGAAAATCCGTTAGCCGCTCTTACTTTATAGGCAGGTGTTTTCCTTGCCATGACGATACAGTGCTCTGTGCTAGTATCTGTCATGTCCTCTCCTGCCATGGCCGTAGCCATGTTGTCTTTCATGAGTGTGGATACTAATACCTCTGTATCAGGATGCCTTCGTAACATCTCAGAAAACAGCTGCGTAAACACACCCATTCCTCTGTAGTTCTCCGACACCTCTATAGAATCAAGAGATATCTCTCCTGGCTTTCTGGGGTCTACTCTGTATAAAAGTGCTCCTACACGGTCACCGTTATTGTTGTAGCCCTCGATTACGTTGTTTATTTCTACGCCTGTATTGAACACACTAGACTCCAGTCTAAGCATGCCCAGGCCTGGTACGGTTAGGTAAGCACTGCACACAGCAGGCTCTACCGCAGAAACAGAAATAGCTGCTGCTATAGCCACACCTATGGCGGCCTTGATTAAAGCTTTCATAAGACCTCCGATATTTAAGTTGTTTGGGGATTACTTTAATAACCGTACTTACTGAGATGGCCACACCTCAGTAAGTACGTAAGGAACCATGCTAGTGTATGCATGGGAGTATAATTGATATTTTTACTCTATTAAGCTTATACCCGAAAAAACGCGGTTTTTGCCATGTGGTTTAGGCTGGTTTTTTGGGGGTAGGTAGAAACCCAAATTGATTGGGTCTAGGGACATTAGCAGGGTCAATGTCGGTGTAGCTCTTCTTACCGGCTTTGAGTGCCATGCGTTCCCATGTAGAGGACCTAGGCTTTAGCTCGTTTGCAGCGGGTAACTTCTTTGTCTGGTTGTAGAAACCCTTAAGGAACTTGGATAACATAGTGGCTGTGATTATAGCACTGACACTTAAAATAAAAAAGGGGCAGCCAGTGGCCACCCCTTTTATCAGTGCTGAAGGTCTTCTTCACACATATCCATAGGGCTTGCTACATATTCCCTGGCTGGTACCACGAACGCCTCTGGAGACCTGTAGGTGCTTAGAGGAATCTCTGGGTTGAACCTGATGGTGATGGTTCTGGTCAGGGGCAGCAATATCTCTTGTCCTGGCAAGGTGATCTGCTTAGCCTGCAAAAGCTTTTGGCCTAGTTGGATCAGTTGTTCTGGATCTGTGATATCTACTATCGTAGACGAGATGGTTGTTGATTTATCTAGTATCTTTTCCATTTATTTCTTCTCCGTAAATATGTAGCTAGTGGCTACGTTCTTAAAATGCTTCACCGCGTTTACATAACCGAGCCCAAACGATGTTCCCTCTGCAATCACAACTATGGGCTGTGAGTTGTTTGGAAACACAATCTCCTCTGGCACGCCATAGGGCGGGGCTACGTACGAAACAATCTTCTGCCCTGAGGGTGATATAGACGTTTCAAATTGTATTGGCTCTATTAGTACTGGCGACGTCGCGTCAGGGTGTTCGTCAGGGCACTCTAGCAGCCCTACATACTTTCCCTGCGGTGTTGATACTATTGCTAGTGTTGATTCTTCTGGTACCATTTTAACTCCTTAGTGCATTCCACCTTCGATTACTCTTAGCGCGTGTTGTCTTGCTTGTAGCATCTGCCCTGCTGCAGACGCGGCCCTGTCTGAGGCTGGGATGAACCGCTCTATTACTTGCTGCATTGAATCCAACCTCCCTCTTTGTCGATCGAGCTCTTCCATCATTACCGACCTGTCCTCAAGCATTTGGGATCTAGCTGCCTCAAGCACTGAGACGTGTACAAGATCTCTTGTCGCATTTTCACGAATAAATAAGCTTAGGTTTGTTCTAAAGTCTTTACTGACAGTTGATTTAGATAGTAGTGCCACAACCACCATGTCTTTTTCGGACCACAGGTGCATGTCATTTCTAACTCTGGCTACACCAAACTCTACCCTGTTTTTCTTAATAAACTCCTTAGCCTCGCGTTTTGCGAGGCTAAGGAGATCCAACTCATCTCTATGTCTGGTTACTACGGAATATAGTGCTGTTTGTGTTATACCGAGTGCTTTAGTTAACTGACCAGTAGTACAAAACAACTCCCCTTTCTCATCTTCCATCATCGGCATATAAAGACCCATAAAACTCCAGCGAACTAACTTCATAATATATCTCCTTTATTTAACTAAATCCTTAGCGTCTCAAAATGCAACGCTAAGGAAATCTATTTCTTACCCGCAAGCTTAGCCGGATCAAATATCACAACCACGGACCCGTCTTGGTTCATCTTCACCAATCTGGAGACTTGCTCAAGCTCTCTGATCCACCTTCTTCTATCGTCTACACTTGTTTTAACCACAGTAGTTTCATCGTACGTTCTAGTCTTAAATGTCTCTTCTTTTTGTTCTTGCATAATATCTCCTTATTTTGTCCAACAACTAGCTAGGTGCCCCTCTACTTCCATAGTGACATACCGTAGCAACTTATTTGCTTCTTCCTTCATGATTTTGCACTGTAAAGCAAACACTGCCTCAGAGTCCGTCTTCTTTATATCGAGCACGATCTCATCATACACGCTGTTATACATTCTAGCGTCGTACTTGCGTTGTTTGCACTCCTTCCTGATTCTGTACATTGCGGCTTTGGTCATTTCCGCGTTTACACTTTGGATGTGGAAGTTTGCTCCTTCTCTACTGATGCCAGCGAGTCTTGCTTTAACCATCTCGTTTACAACACCAGCGATTTCATAGTCACTTAGAGCCGACTCCCCACACTTTTTCTTCTTACATAGTTCTGCCACAACCTCTATCCTGAGCTTCTCCGGCTGTGGCCTAAACCACCTACGTTTTCTGCCTACAATATTAACAGCCTCAAACAGTGTGCTTGCCTCTGATTGCTTCGCTTCAAGCCACTCGATACAGGTTTTAAACGTCCTCTTATACCCGTAGTACATATCCTTAGTTTCTTGTGCAGTTATTTTTACTCCATTACCTACCAGATCCTCATAAAGAGACGTAGCTCCGAGCCCGTAAAAAAGACCGAAGTTTATTGCCTTTGCAGGATCTCTGAGGTGTTTATTTTCATTCTTTTTAGTAACAGGGACACCAAAGAGCATTGATGCCACGTAACAATGAAAGTCCTCTCCTGAGTTGAATCCACTGACCATCAGAGGATCCCCACTTAGATCAGCAGCAATCCTTAACTCAGCTCCAGAATAATCAACTGTTCCTAGTAATCGGTCTTCATCGGTGATGAACGCGTTACGATACCGTTTTTCTCTGGGTATGTTCAGACAGTTTAGCCCGCCTACTGCAGCAGGCCTTCCGGTCTCTGTACCGTATTGATTAAACCTAAAATGCACACGCCCTGTAACAGGGTGAATAGCATCTAGATATTGCTGACCATAAGTGCTCAGTCGTTTTTGGACGGCTCTGTAAGCTTGCAACGCCTGCACCACAGGATACTGCTTGATCTTCCGCTGCGTCTTTTTATTTGTGTCTCTGATCATTTCCCCGTCTGCTTTAACCCCAAGCATCTGCAGGCCGTAGAGCACAACGGGGTTACTGTCGTAGTTTACAAAAACATCTCCGAACAAGTCACGCCCGTACACATTCTCGAAGTACACATCCAACTGGTTCTTAGCAACTAATGCAGCGGCGCGGTTATCATCCATAACAACTTTCCACGCCGAGGCATCAATCTTCTGCCCGTAGTACTCTATATCTGCGAAAGCCTGCACAGCCCTAGATTCTGTAGTCCAGGCCCTGAGTACTCCCTCACTTCTCATCTTTTTTTGCATCTCATCTATGAGTGGTAGCAGTGCTTTGGCATCATTAGCCGCGTAATCAAGCTGTGCTTTGCTAAAGTCTCCCTTATGCCCTATGAATGATTTCTGAAGGGTTTTATCCACGTCAGTGCCTAGGTATTTTTTGCTTACAGCATCTAAGCCGTAACCTTCAAACTGTGTACCCGCAGTGAGTGTATACTCTGCAAGCATGGTATCGAAGATGCCTTCGATATCACAACCAGCAGTTCCTTTAACCATCTTGTAGTCAAACCCTCCGTTGTGGAGTGCTTTCTTAATGAGCTCGTTCTCTAGCGTAGGCGCCAGTGCCTTAAGTACATTCACGTCTCTGCAATCAAGGACGTAAACGTGACTGTCTGTGGCTAGGGATGCCAAGACAACTTTATCTTTATGTGGGTCAAGTCCTGTGGTTTCAGTGTCGAAGCTTAGACGAGTAGCACTGCTCATTAGCTCGCTATTTAGCTGCTCCGCCTGCGACGGTGTTGTTATGTATTTGTATTCAGTCATGGGAAAAACCTCTAGAGATCTTATAACCGAACTAGAGTGAATTTTTCCGTTTTAAACTAGATCAGAATTTCGAACAGTTTGGCGGATACATAGCACAAAATAAGTGCAGCTGCTATGCATAGAAGGGATAGTTGCATGTCAAAGTCTTGTTTCATTTGCGTGCCTTTGGGTGGTGAACGGATTCGTCTTTTCTTACACGGCCGTACCAGACCGATTCTTCTTTAATACTCTTAACATCTAGCATGCCCAGGTCTTTGAATAACCTCAACGGAGACTTTAGATTAGCTCTGATGGCGTTCCAGCCGCCCTCCCTAATCACACGCCAACATTCTTCGGTGAACGGGGCTCTGAGAGCGTCATCCATTATGTCTACGAAAACAGCGTCGTAATCATTGGTATCTACGCCGCTCAGGTCTTTAGCGACGATGGCTAGTTTAATCCTGGTAGGTAATTGTGACATGAGTGATTCAGCAGATCGCATCTCTGTATGAACAGCGTTACTACCGTCTTCAGGCACTACTAGCGTTATCTCAACCCCGTACTTTTCAGCCAAACCCTCTAAGGTGGCTACATTGCGTGTAACCTTCCCTACAAATAAAAGGCGCTTTGGAATTTCAGCCACGGCAAAAGGCTCGTGATTTATCTTATAGACTTGCAGGTTTAGTATGCGGGCCAGTGTTTCGTGTAGTGCCATGTATGCCTCAAAGGTTTTCGTATATCTGTACTAGTCTTGCAGCAAGAGTGTTTGGATGCCAGTACTTCTCCATCCAAGCCCTACTTTTATTCCCCACTACCTGTAACTCTTGCATAGGCTTTGATGATAGCGTCTTTATGGTTTGGTAAAGTGAGCCGATGGTGCTGTGTATTGCGGGCAAATCTTCCATGCCTTCCTCGCCAACAACTGTTTTCATCGCTGCCTTTGTTTTATCGTCCATATTACATAAGGTCACGCACCCTGCTGACATATATTCTAAGAACGACAGATGGTAGCTGCCTGTGATGAGTTCTTCCACACCCATGTGAGACCATCTTTTTCTGCTCAAACAATCTAGATAACTTGTGTTTACGATCACGTCTTTTGTGATGCTTCCCTCTAGCTCTAGCTTAGTAAGCGCGATCGCTACAAAATCATATCCTTTATCGTCCCACCCTCTTAAGGTAGTGTTCGAGGGGGAGAAGCTTACGTTAACGGGCCCGCTATCCCATTTATAAGGCATGGGCGTGTACTTGATATCGTTGATTGGTAGTATATTAGGGACGATGAAATTCGCTTCAGGATAATGTCTGACATGGTACTGTGCAAGCACCGCTCGTCTACCATCAAAGAAGGGGTCCTTTAGTGTATTCTCGAAGCTTTCTGTACTGTCTCTGGGGGAGTGGTACTGGATAAGGCATTTTTTTGATCTGGCGATAGACTCTAGTCTAGGGCCCGCAGCTCCCTTAAATATGTGCTGCTCGAAAGCGAAGTTGTGGAAGTGGATTACGTCTGCTGATACAAACGCATGCTCGAGTGCGCCCGGAGGCGCGTTGTGCCATAGCTGGCCACCGACAAAGATTTTGTTTATGTTTTGCTGTCTGTCGACAAACAGCTCGGCCTCGCACCCGACATCGTTTAGAGCAGCGACGGTGTTAGCTGGTGCGTTAGATAGCGGCGTGTTGCTAAGGTGCAGCACTCTCATGTGAGGCTCCCTTGTACCAAGTCTTTCTCACCCTTCTCCCCCGCACAAGTGGAGAGCATCTTATCTGTGTACCTAATCCATATAGGCCGTTTTGGGTCAAACTCATGATCGTGGACAGGGTTACCCCACCCATCTGTGTACCTGATAAAGCCACGGTGCCTGAGCTCGGTAAGCCCTAGAGCCACATGTTTTGGGTTATACCCGCTGTTCTCAAATCCCCAGATTATGTTGGACAGAAGCCCCTCAGCCACTCTACCGTCTTTTGCAAAGCACTGGTGAAGCCCTATGAAAACAAGAGTCGCTTGGTTTCCTGACGAAATCTCACTTGGAACTTCCGACATCCCGCGATAAAGTGGTACAATGACCTGCAAGGGTTCCTTTGTAGAGTCGACAAGGATGTCTGTAGACATCACAACCGAGGGCTTGGGCTTGTTTTCCATAGTATTGAGTTTCCTTCTGCAGAGCTTACGCTTCTTGGCTTAGCCCCGCAAGTGCGTTAAAATGAGGTCATCACATGTTTAGCACAGGTTTTAAAAAAATAGCAACAGCGCCCACAGTCAACCTCACGCCAGAGGAATATTATGCTACAGTAGGTGGTAAAGATCCTTATGTTGGCGCAGTAATAGGATCCGCAGTAGGCGGCATCGCTGGCGCTATCAAAGGCAAATCTAACCGCAGCAAAGCAGCTATCTTAGGTGCTTTAGCAGGCGAGGCGGCAGGGGCCGGCACTGGCTACATCGGTGGTAAAGCTGTAAGAAGCTATCAGGCTAGAAAAGTTCGCAGATTAACAGGGGATTTGAATATAAGAGCTACGCCATCTCGTAGCTACGGCGGGGAGAACGCGTAATGTATAGATCTAAAGAAGTTTTGAACACGATGGCTAAGATTGCTGCTGACGCTTATCTAGGTAAGCAAAAGACTGTGCTTAACGATAGCCTGAAAAAGATCGCAAAAGATGAGGGTCTTACCCCACACCAGATTGAGTACGTGGCTGCGGAAGCAAACAAAACTGTATGGGCGGATCTGTTTAAAATGGATAAGACAGCAAGCTATGACTTCGCTCTTGCCGAGCCAGGGTTAGTAATTAAAGAATTACAGCTTAAAGAAAGCACCGGACAAATTAAAGAGGCTCAGATGGATTATTTAGGCAGCCCTGTATTTAATAAGACCGCCGTAGATAAGAGTGTTTACGGTGAGTTTGTGACGCTCTCTACAGACTCAGCGTCCTACGACCAGGTTAAGCTTGCAAGTCACAGAGGTGATTTGAAACGTACCATGGTTTCTCGTATGGAGAAAATGGCTCATCTCAGAGATGAGCTCAGCATGGAAATGATTAAGACCAGCACGGCTATCGACAACTGCCGTAAAGCTTTTATTAAAGAAGCTAGAACGCTTGTTATGGAAACCCCATTCACCGATCGCGGGATTGCTATGGACAAGATCGCTGAGTTCGTAAGATCCGCGGGGTTTAAAGAAGTCGGCAAAGACCTCATGGCCAAGCTATCACACGTGGTTAAATCACAGGGCCTGATCAAACAAGCAGACCTCAAAGCCCCTGAAGAATATATCAGTGACAAGCTCCCTGCCAGAATCATCAACGGCAGACACCAGCTTTATATCACTATCCAGACTCTTCATAAGCTTCAAGAACAGGAACTTGGGCTGCAACGAAATTATGAGATTGTCGACAGCTCGCTTCCTATTTTGAAGGAGAAGATCCGTGAGCTCTAAGTTTACCACTGGCTTCTATAAAGTAGCTTTTGTGGGGGCACTCGTAGGAGCTCTCGGCAAAGGCGCTTTGGGAGCTGGTAAGCTTGCATGGAAAGGTGCTAAAGCCGCTAGTGGTGGATCAGCACTTGGAGCAGCACTAAATGCTTCTCAGTTGGTGGGTGATACCCAAACCAACTGGAACAAGATGCAGAAAGCATACAGGAACTAACCCATGTCTAAATTAATGAGGCAGGCAAAGGTAGACTTATTAGCTCTAAGCAAGATTGCAAATACAGCAACACCACAGGGCAGTGAGCTTAAGGCCTGGCTTAGACTTCTAGCTCCCGCAATGCTTACAGCGGGCATTGGTGGTATCGCAGGATACAAGGCAGGGAAAAACAGTGAGAGTGCTATCAAGGAAGAGGCAGACAAGCTTAAAGCCAGTTTCCACAGCACCTTTGATAAGTCCCCTTCCTTTAAGAAGGACCCATCTTTGTACAGCCAGCGATTTAGCGAGCTTGCCCTCATTTCACCCACTATTGCTAAAAATCCTAACTTCGCGCACAAAATCATCGAAGGTAGTTTACACACAGGATTCGGTGTAGACGACATTCATAAATTATCCGCGATTGAGTTTCAACGCTCTAATACCAAGCAACTATCTATGCCAGAGCAAGCATCTGCCGCAGCAAGGGCTAATGCTATGAGCACAGTAGTAAACATATTTGGCGTACGCATGTTGGACGGTGTGCTGGAGGCCGGTAAGGACCTTAATGATATTCACGCTGCTAGGGTCGCCAAGACTGTTGCAGAAAATGAGGCTGGGTCAGCCGCTTCTAAAGCCAGTGGCATACATAAAGTTCAGGATGCTCCGTTCAACAGCAAACAAAAAGACATTCTTAGAGAAGCGATGGACGCTGAAACTGCAAAGTATATGGCAGAGAAAAAGCTTAGAGCCGCCGCAGCTACCGCACCTAAAGAAGATAAGAAACCGGGCGGTTTGTTCGGGTGGTTAAAAAAGGAAAGTTCTATGGCAAATGTAAGTGACGAGTGTTTAGGACAGATGCTGGCTGAGCGCCACCAGATGTTAAAAACTGCTGGTATGTGGGATAGCATTAAAAAGAACATGGGCCCTGGCACAGAGGCTATGGCTGGTTACTTGAAGTTCATGGCACCCTCTCTGTTAATTGGTGGCGGCGGTGCTCTAGTTCAGCACGTGCTACAAAGTCAGAAAGATAAGAAGGCCGCTAATGAGGCGGAGCAGGTTTATTTAAACATTGCTAAGTCTAGCGATGTGATGAAGCAGAACCCTGCCGCAGCACGCGAGATTTTCTCTACTATGCAGATGTTCGCACCAACTCTAGCGACTAGGCCGATGCTGGTTAAAACTTTTGTAGAGCACACACTGCAAAACGATCATATGGCTCCTCAAGCAATTAAAGAACTTGCGGATGCAGAGGCTTCTGCTGGGCGCAAAGGTGGCACAACCTTCCTTAAAAGCTTTAAAGAAAACGTTGATCTTGTTGGTAAGCCTGTCGCAGATTTTGGGACACAGTTTGATAAAGCCAAGAAAGAACACGCTAAGAGAAGTAGTACATTCGCCGAGCGAGATAAAAAATAATGGAAAAACGGGCAGTATTCGGTGAGAACGTTGGTAAGGAACGGGACGTCTTCTTTATAAAAGAAGATCGTAACTACCTTATTAAGCGTGCTAGCCAGTACCACCCAGAAATCCAAAAATATATCGACAATGCCACACCTATTAAGGATCTGGTGCAGGTGCTTATCACGGCGCTAGGTGCTTACGAGCAGTGGGGCATTAATGCAAATGCCGATGCTTTTCCAGAGGCTGCTTTGTCGCACAAAGGCGACGACTTTGGTTACGAGACATTCAAAACAAACGCCAACTATTTCTTACATCATGTTAATAAGGATCCTTCCCTTGCCAAAGGCAAGGTCCTGCATACGGTATGGAACCAAAAGGCAAAGCGTGTAGAACTTGTTATCGGCATCGATGTTAATCTTGACCCTGAAGGCGTGAGCTCTGTAGCTAACGGCGAAGCACTTGCATTCAGCATGGGCTCCAGACTTCCTTACGATGTTTGTAGCATCTGTGGCAATAAGGCTAAGACACGCGCCGAGTACTGTGATCATCTGAAGTATCAGCTAAGACAGATGGACCCTGTTACAGGCAAATTAGTCTACGCCAACAACACGCTCCCTAAATTTTTTGATATCAGCCGCGTCCTTATCCCTGCCGATAAGACTGCTTATATGTGGACCAAGGTAGCCGCTGCCGCAGGTGATAACCCTTTTGCAAAGCTTGGCTCCGCTGAGTTAGCGGCACTCCCACCAGGCAAGATCAACGACCTCTCGTACCTAAGGAAGATCGCTACCGATCGTGAAGCTCTCAATAAAGAAGCTGTTAAGAAATCCGCTGCCGTCAGTAAGTCAGCGTACATAAAAAAGCAGATTCCGGTACAGGTACCAGCTCCTAAAGTAGTCTGTAAATTAGAAGAAATTATCCCCATCGCTAAGTTAGCTTTGGAGGCTAATTCCCCTAACATTGATATAAATGTGTTTCGTGGCCACTCGCTTCCAGAGGCTATGGTCACGCTTCTTGCCATGGGTATAGTCCCTAAGCGCGATGAGATGACGGGAATGCACGAGCTATTTGTAGCTCATAAGCCATCCGTGCTGGATAATTTGACTACAGGCATCGATAATTTTAGTAGAAAACTAGCGGATAAGTTAGTTCCTTATGTCGAGGAAAGAAGTTTTAGCAAGCCTATTTTGTTGAAAAGGTTGATGAAAACGGCAGCTCTTCCTTCTACTAAGCTTCGTGCGCTGGTAAACCCTTCTAGTAGTAAACTAGACAAGTTAGCAGAAGGCTCCACTGCTCATGCAGGTTTAGCCGCAGCGATCGCGGCCGCCCTTTACGCGATGATGTCCGGCGGGGCTGAGAAGAGATCAGCTGGTATGGGTAGGCTTATCGCAGACCATCCCTTCATCGCCATGGCACTAGGTGCTGGCATGATTAAAACACTAAGAAACTTAAATCCTAGCCGCCAAGTAGAATCTGGTCAGATTACTCTTGCTGATCCAACTCGTGGCCTCTATAATAATGACTGGCAGAGTCGGTTTAGAGATCTTCAAACACGACCTGTCGCGGTTATAAAAACCGGGTCTGTGTCAGTCACTACTGCAAGCCAACTTATCGATGGAATGTCGTTGCTGTTTCAGCATGCAAACCTAAATAAACTGGCGCAATCACAGCACCCTGTTACCGATTTTATTTTACAAAATCCAAGCAAATTTGAGTTAGGACTTATTGGCGCCTACGCCGACGGTCAGAATGTGTCTGAGAAAATCGGATCCATGATGGCTTCTGCTAGTCGTTTGATTAAGTCCGCGTCCTTAGGTAATCTCGAATTTCTTGAGATGTTGCCAGACACCGACAGGGACGTTGTATGGGATCTGGCTATTATTAACGCGGCTGATGAAATCAATCGCAAAATTGTCGAGGGAGGCTCTTATGGCAACTCTTAATGAACTGATGGCGGAAGTAGGCCTTTCTGTTTCTGGAAACGGACACACTAAGGAAGCTCAAGCACCTAAGTCAGTTAACGAAGAGATCAGTAAGGTATTAGAGAATCTCGGATTAGGTGGAGATGCTGAAACCATCAAGACCGCGTCTGAGGCAACACAAAACGAAGAAAACGGAGGCCCTATGGGTTTGACCAGTATTTATGAAGGTTTGTTCGGAGAAGAAGCAGCAGCTGCTGTTTCCACCCACCAAGAAAAAACAGCATCTGAACATGAAGAAGGCGATGTCTCGGCTTCCGATGTTTTCGGACAGCTTGCTGCAGCTTATTTCGGCGTAGCTAAAGAAGAGTATGTCGAGAAAGTAGCCGCTGATTTGGAAGCTGCTGCTGGCGCAGGACATGATCCTATGGCAAGCCTTGGAACTGGTGGACAACTCACCGGTATCATCGGTAAAGAAAAAAGCCCACGCCTCCCAGTGAATGCTCAACAGGGCGAAAGCCATGATGTCACCACCGGCGGAACTTCTCCATATAATTTGGCATTGGCGCAGGTGAAACAAATCCTTAAGCGTAGTATTAAAACCGAGCCCGGTGTATCCGGCGGTTATAACCAGTAATCGTAAGATCTGAAGAGGAGAATATAAAATGCATACACAAATTGAACAGATTCTTTCATCCCTGACCGAGGAAGATGTGCAATCTATCTTGAATACACAATTTCCTGAAGAACTCGAAAAGCAGGCTGCTGCAGAATTAGCTAGCGAAGACCTCGCTCAAGCTCTTTATGCATTCGGCGCTTACCAAGCTGATCGTGAACTTGCTGAAGTTGACGGCGTTGAAAAAGTTGCTGCTGAACAAACTGAAGAGTTTGATTCTGCTGAAGCTGAGATCGCTAACGCAATCGAAGAAGCTCTCGAAGCATCTGGCGTACTCGATTCTGAAGACGAACTCACTGTACAAAAAGAAGCTCAGGCTGCTGCAGGACTTATCTTTGCTGGTTATTCTGCACAGATCGAAAAGATCGCAGAAGAAGCTAAAGAAGTCCCTGGCAAGATGGCTAAAGTTAAAGCCGCTCTTGTTAAGATGCAAGAATCAGCTAAAGCTCACGCTGCTAAGGCAAAAGGCCATGTCGGCGCACACGCCGGCAAGTACGGTTTGGCTGCTGGTATCGTCGGTGGTATCGCTGCTAAGCACATGCATGATAAGCACATGAGCAAGAAAGCTTCAGAGCTTTCTGTTGATGAACTTACTGGCCAAGTATTGGCTAAGCTTGCTGTAGCTCAAGAGATTGAGTTGGGCGTTGAAAAGCTTGCGAGTGCCGCTACTGAAAGTGCGGCTAGACTAGCAAAAAAAGTAATCCCTGGCTCTGCTATGACCGCGACTGAAAAGGCTAAAGCTTTAGACAAGTATTTGTTAAAAAAGCACCCAGTCGGTCATAGGGTAGAAAAGCTTAAGGGCGCGGCTACTGATGCTGGCAAGTACTTAAGAGCTAACGTCAAGCCTATCGCTGGCGGAGCTGCTGTTGGTATGGCTGCTGGAGCTCTCGGCCACAAAGCTTTGAGCAAGAAGGAAGACTAGTCATGGCTATCAAGTCACTACAAACCCTCATGGACGAGGCCGACAGGTTGATTGCATCAACCCGTGGCGACGTTGTGAAGGTTGCGGCAGTGGCTGGGTTAGATGACGTTGTGGGAGTTGCGCAGGCATTAATTAATGCTGGCGCTATTGAATCTGGAAATGACTCTGGGGTTGTGAAAACAGCCTCGGAGTCTTCCGGGTTTGATAAACTGGCTCTCGCACTCAATCGGTCGCTTGCGGCTGTTGAGATTGAGTCGATGGAAAAGATTGCTAAGTTCTGCGGCTCTGCCCAGAACAACGGGTACACAGATCAACAGATTACAGAGGCAGTCCAAAAGATTGCCGCTGCAAGTGTTAAAAAAAATCTGGCTACCTTAGTAGCTCTCGAAGCATCGACTACGGTAGGTACGGGTATTACTCAAAAAGTTAAGAAGCCTGTGTCTACTGACCAAGGCTGCGATGTCGACCTGACTAACAACATGGGGAGGGGGCTATGAAAACAGTCTCTCTGGACATGGTTAAACAGGCCGGTGTTTTACTGAAGCGAGAACATGAGGAGCGTTTGCGGCTAGAAAAAGTAGCTTCTGCGCTCGAACATGAAAAACGTGCGATGAAAATTGCATTTCGTGAGGTAGAATTAGGTATTGCAGAGCCTTTTAAAACATTTGATGAGTTTTTGAGTAAGGTTGCAAACCTAACTCAAGAAAACCTCGATATCGTCGAGAAGGCTTTGGAACGGGGTTATGGTTCTTCTTTCCATACCGCAGAGCTATCTGATGGGAGCCCAGCTCCCAGAGGAAGTAATGCATTGGAAAGATGGGTTTTGAATGGCGAGGAAGCATAAAAAGGAGAAAATACTATGTCACTTCCTAGTGAATTGATTGCACCTATCAGCGTAGATCTTCGAGCAGAAGAGCTTGCTTTAGAAGTAATCAAAGGTAATGAAAAGTTGATGGTTATTGATGGCGCTTTAGCCTCAGGAGTTAACGTAGCAGCTGGTGACTGGGTTTTGAAAACCACCACTGGTTTCGACGAAATTCCTACAGGCAACGGTCAACCACACGTGTATCCTGTCGTTACTGGTAACAACCAGTACGATGCATTGGCTACTGGAAATGTTACTGCTGCTATCGGCGGCGGTTTCATCTACCGTACCAATAAGTATGTAGCTGGTTCCTACACCGTCGGTCAGGCTTTGACAGTCAAAGACTTGGGCGCTGGTGAGATGGTTCCGTCTGCTGCAGGTGTCAACGATGCTATCGTTGCTCGTGTGTACAATATCGATGCTGTAAAAAGCATTATGGAAATCTTGGTTCTTAATCGCTAGTAGCGGTTGAGATCTTAGAAAACTAAGCCAACCTAAGAAGGAGGAGGCTACAAATGATGAATGAAGAAGCAACCACATTTAATAACCTGTTTATCGAGCGTATGGATACGCAAGACGGACAGGTTAAGACAGCTCAGGCAGGACAGGCTTACGTCCGTTCTTTCCTACGTGAACACAGTTTTGCTCGTAAGATTCTCCCACCAGAGAGTGTTACCAGAGCAGATCTCCAACGTTCTACCCGCCACGACACCTTGATCAAGGTAGTTGATTTCGAGCATCCCTCGACAGCTGCTGCAGTCAATTTTCGTTCGGCTGGTCGTGAGCGTTACTTGCAAGGCAAGCGTTACTCAGTACCTTTCTTCAAAGTTGAGAGCGATCTCTTCACGAAGCAAGAAGCTGAATTGCTTGCTTACGAGTACCCAATCACTAAGGTGATTGAAGAAAACAGCATCAAGGACATTATGTTTGTAGAAGACTCTGTCTTCTTGCAAGCTTCTGCCGGAGCTGTTTTCAATTCTGGTAAGAAAATTGTTAGCGCTGACACTGCTGTGTCACGTAGCAATCTTAACAAATTGTTCAAGATGATCGATGTGGATAAGCTCCAGTCGATGGTATGCTTGATGACCTCAGTCGATTTTGATGACTGGCAGGTTCAGCAAGCAACTGATGTCGGCTCACCTTTGGCTACCGAAATGGTTGTCAATGGTTACAAGTACGACACCATCATGCGCCGTAAGCTTGTTGTGACCAACAAGGTTGATTTGCTCAGCCCTGGTCATATCTACGCTTACACCGATCCTAAGTTCCTCGGTAACTTCTTCATCTTGAACGACGTTAAGTTCTGGATTAAGAAAGAAGCCGATCGCGTGTTCTGGAAGAGCTGGGAATACGTCGGAATGGGTATTGCAAACCTTCGTTCGGTTGCCAAAATCGAACTTGCGGTTCCGCAAATCATTCCTGGCGGCGGTTCTTTCTAAGATTAGAAGTATTTGTTCTATTCTGGCCCAGGTGGTTAACCTCCACCTGGGCTTTTTTATTGCCTACAGCACTGACCTAGATGTAGTGTGGGTTTAGGAGATTCATTATATGGAAAGCAAGAAAAGATACCGCATTGTAAACGTGACAAACCTCACCGGCGGCAGAGGTAATTTTTTAGATTTGGGCGAGATCAGCTCTGGCGTGTTTATTCCACCGGGGAAGTCTGTGACGGTGGAACTCAGCTATATCCCACAAATTCTCAGAGACTGGGCTGAGGCAGGTAACGTCCGTATCCACAATGACACCACTGGTCAGATCGAGATGGGCCCTAGCGCAGATATCTCAAGAAGTATGGTTGCTCCAGTTGGTGAGGTTTCTGCTACAGAGCTTGATATTGGAGAAGATGAGCCAGACCTTGCTGAGGCTGTCCCTGCGGCACTCCCACACCAAGCAGATACACGAAGCAATGGAGCACACCTCCCCGATAACAGCCAACAATCCCGCGCGAAGGTAACATTAGGGAGCCAAGATGAGTCCTACCCGGTTGACGCTATTTCTCCTATTCCTGGCGACCGTCCTCGTAGTATCGATGATTCCGAGAAGTTTACTGTGAAAGCCCCCCGCACCCAAGGTGTTGGTGGCATCATGGGTCGGTAGGTGTTAAAATAGGGACATGTCTAATCTATTTGATGTCCCACCACAACACAGGATTCGAATGGAGAAGGCGCGGAAATATCTGCGCCTTTTTCTTATGGATACCGAGGAACTTAATAGGTTGGTGAGGGGTAAGGAGATCGATGACGATCGCCTTGATCTTGCTATTGAACTCACGATCAGTGATTGGAACACAACCACACCAGTGATTGGTAGAGTTAGCATAGGTAGTTTCCCCTCACTTTATTTGCTCCTGCACGGCGCCGCTATTCAGTGTTTGAAGATGGGCGGGCTATGGCAGACAAGAAACGAACTCACCTACAACTCTGGTGGCAGTAGTTTTGTCAGAGCTAATAAGACTCCGTACTACCAGAGCTGGATTCAGAATTTTTCATCTGAGTACGAGGCTAAAAAATTAAACTACAAGATTCAAAGGAACGTTGAGGGTGCTTACGGAACAGGGTTTCATTCTGAGTACGACTTAATAGGCTATGACTGGTAGCGTCATAAATGAACACTATAAAATTCAAATCCTATCGCGCAATACCTCTCAGCAAAACACCTGCTAAAGTTCTCATCAAATGGGAGATTGAGGCCGGCACTACTGATTTGCAGGATTACGAGTTTTACGTCGAGCGTGGGCAGGCTGAAGATAACAAGCCTGGCGTTCAGAACGTAGATATTTTCAGAAGGCCTGTTACGCCTGAGATAGCGGTCACCACTACAAACAATATGCATGTGCTACATCGCGATGGTATCAGCGCACTTGATTTTAGCTGGTACCTTGATTTTAGCGACGCACTTAAGAACTTAAACGCCACTCCGTTTTACCGCATCAGATGCAGGAAAATAAGCACGCAAGAAGACATAGTCACTCCGAGCTTTACATGGGCTGGTGAGCTAGACCTTGTAGGTCTTTATGTAATTGATGAGCACAACTTCATGCTCTCCGATGTGACTGGTGTGCCGTGCCTAGTTTATAACAGACGGCGTGGTGGAGTGCCGTGCCCACGTTGTTACGACCCCATTCAAAAGAAACGCACCTCCTCTAGTTGCAGCACTTGTTACGGAACCAACTGGGTGGGTGGCTTTCACAAACCTATTGATACGTTTATTGACTTCACACCTAACCCAAAAGCATCTGTGATCCAGCAGTGGGGTGAAACACAGCCCAACGAAACAAACGCGCTCGCATCTAATTTCCCCTCCCTATCACCTGGCGATATAATCAGAGAGCTTAGGGAAGACAGGTTATGGCGTGTGGTACAGGTGGCCGAGACAGAGAAGCGGCGTGTGCCAATGCTACAATTTACCCGCATCACAGAGATTAAGCCCGGAGACATCGAGTACAAGATACCTGTTGATGAATTGCTTTCTATTGCAAAGATTGCTGAGCTAGAGTCTAGTAAATTAAAAAGGGAGTTTTAATTATGTTCGCAGAGGGCTTCAAAAAGATTGCGTGGGAGATTAATCAACAGGCAGCCGCTGATTTTAGTCGCGGAGCTAGCAAAGGCTTTGGCGCTGATGACTGGAAGTCTGGTATACAAAACCTCAAGAATCAGATTGGTCTAGGAGGCCCCCAAAAACCTCCTGCAGCAGGCACAGTCGACAGGGCTGGTGGGTAAAAATGTTCAGCACTGGCTTCCTCAAAATCGCTGGCGTGTATAGTGTGCAAGGACCTCAAGGCGGTATCAAGCCCAGCAGCAAGCCCGCACGCATTAGCAGTCCTACGCCCGCACCTAGTTTTCTAAAGTCTGTTACCGGGGCCAAGGCGACCACTCCATTTGGCAGGCCTCTAACCGGCTTTGGGCACCGTCCCAAAATAACGTCTTTCCTACGACATGGCTAAGGCTAAACTAACCCTATCCTCTGTAGAAGAGTTGTTTTCTGACACCTCACCGTTCCCGGCGGAGATGATCAGGGATCAGGTAGTTGAGGACCTTAAGATGACTGATTTGGCAGGTGCTAATCCGTCTCAGCTAAAGATCTCTTTTGATGCTGACCAAGGGAGTGATATACTCATCAGGAGGATAGACCCAAAACAAGCACAGGGCTATCTCGTCTTTCAAGACGAGCGGGATTACACTTCTTGGCTTTCCGCAGCACTAGCAGGACCTCCAGATTCAGAAAGGAGCGGCAATGGCAACGGGACCTAGAGATATAATCGACCCAAATAAGTTCTTCCCTAACACGTTGTTGTTCATGGAGAATAGTTTGCTCGCGTTTTTGCAGGCACTATTTTCCACATTCCCTCAGGATACCGGGTGTTTCCACTACAATGACAGCTCAGACCTGACAGAGATTAAGATCGAGGGTCAGGGCACTGACAACTTAGATTCTGTCGACACCAGGCCCAAAATCACAGTATTTCGTGGTAACGTGGGTTGGAACCTGGCTGGAATAAATGGATCGGTGGGGAGTAAGAATTTAAGCCAGTTGCAGGTCAGACACACCGCGATCTTGTCAGGGACTGTTGGTATTAGCTGCTACGCTAGAGAAGATCTAGAAGCTGACCGTATCGCAAACATCTGTGCAAGCGCAGTAGAAGCGTTTAGCCCAGTAATTAGAAGGTTTGGTTTCTTGCAAGTGCACACGGCTCAGATAGGACAGCGAGCTCAGATAGGTGCAGATAGTCGTCCTGAATTATTCGTTACTCCGGTCCTTATCAAGGCCGAGGTAACAAAAAACTGGAACCGCGAGATCGTGGATCCTGTTCTACTTAGAAAAGTTTTGATACAATATGTTACGACTCCTAAAGTTGGTCCGTAACTTAGCCCAGAAGAGGTTGATAAATGGCATACAGTGAACCAGGCGTAAAAGTTTCTCAGCAGTTTGTAAATGCATTGCCAGCACTGGCAGCGTTTGCATTACCAAACGTAAACGTAGGGCCAGCCTTCCAGGTTGTTACTGGCAGGGCCGCCGGCGCATACACGGGTGTTGCCGCAGACTATGCCTACGCAGGACAAATCTTAGGTACGATCGTAGACACGCGCGAAGACGACGGAGACCTAGTTGGTTATCCGGTGAAGATCGAATTAAAAGACACTGTCATCCGCATCCTGAACCAAACCGGTACGGGTGATGTAGATACCTACGATCTTAATAAATTTAACGACGTTACGGTTAACGTTTTTCTAAACGTTGTCGCGGGAGACGTTATCGTTGTCACTGGCTCAGGCCTCGGCAACAACGGTGCTTACACCGTCAGAGAGAAAGTTAGCAGCAACATTTTAGTAACTAACGAAACCTTTGCAGCTGTAGAAGCAGGCCTTAACTACAGCATCAGACGCAATATTCAGACTAGTGTAGGTAATGTATTAATCCCTACCTCTACATCTGGTGTCACCGTCACTGACTTGTTAGTCCACTTACCGGTCTCTCTTACCTACGTTGACACTGTTTTTGGAACGGTGCCTATCATCAGCGCAGAAGTCCTTCTCAGTTACAGAGCGCTCCGTTTAGAAAAGTCTGCTGATGTGTTTGAGTACAAGAAAACAAGCGAGCTCCAAGCTGATTTCGGTCTTGACCAAATCGTGCCTGAGAATCCAGTAGTTTTCGCGGCTTTCTTAGCACTCAATAACTCAGCCACTCCTACAAATATCTTAGCTCTTCCACAAGACTTCTTAGTCCCTGGCGATGAGCTTCTGGCTTACAGCAAAGCATTTGATATTCTAGCACTGACTGAAATGTACGCGATCTCTGTTCTTACTCAGAACACAGCCGTACACGGATCCCTTAAATCTCATGTAGAGGGTATGTCTTTACCAGACAACAAGCGTGAGCGTGTCGGTATCATCAACCGCAAAATTGTTCTCGATGCTGTTGTAGTTGACGAGGTCACCACAGGTGGAGCCGAAGGCATCAGCGGTGTCGGGTTTAACATCTTTGATTCTGCAGCGTCACAGTTCATCACCGATGGTGTTGTCCCTGGAATGTACCTCAAAGTAACTGCACCCTCTCCAGTAGTTGGTCGGTACAAGATCGGTGCCGTGAGTAGCCAGACACATCTCATTCTCTCAGAGGCAGCTCCTGCTGCAGCTCTAGGAGTGACATTCACTATTGAAAAGAACCTTACCAAGGCAGAGCAAGCAGCTGTACTTTCAGCTTATGCTCATAGCTTAGGATCAAGACGTTTGGTCATGACTTGGCCAGATGTGGTTAAGATCCCTGTAGGGAACGTAATCAAGCAACTTCCTGGGTATTTCTTAAACTCTGGTATCGGCGCTCTTACCACAGGGTTGCCTACTCAACAGGGTCTGACCAACACCTCTGTAAGCGTTTACACTGGTGTGGTTCATAGCACTAAATACTTCGACAGAGATCAGCTAAATGTGATCGCTGACGGCGGAGTGATGATCTTTGTTCAAGACGTGCTTGATCAAACGGCTCTTTATATCAGGCACCAGCTCACCACTGACAGGTCTGCTATCAAGTTCCAAGAATACAGCATCACCAAGAACGTGGACTTTGTTGCCAAGTTTATCCGTAACAACCACAAGCAGTTTATTGGTAAGTACAACATCGTCGACAATGCTTTTGACGATCTCAAAACCAATGCTAAAGGCATCATCACTTTCTTAGTGGAGAAGACAAAACTTCCTAAGATCGGTGGCGTTCTTCGCAGCGGGAAGCTTACAAAAATTGAGCAGGACCCTGTCAATATCGATAGTATTGTTGAGGTGTATAACCTAGATATTCCAGTGCCTCTCAACAACCTAGACATCACTATTGTCGTCTAATTTTCAAAGCATTAAGGAGATCTATAAATGGCTACTACCGACTTTGCAAACTGGGACTTCAGTAACTATCATGTCCAGCAGGAACTTAAGGGCGGACAATTCGTGTCTGCAGAAACATCACTGATCGCCTCCGGAAGACCGGAAATCACTGGCGGCGGTAACTACAGCTCCGGCACTGCCGGTGACGTAGGCACCGTGTACCCTATTGGTTTGATCGAGAACGCAGGCATCAGCCAAAGCAAGCAGCTACAGAAGTTGTTTGAAATCGGCAGCTCCAGAAGCTACTTCGTTCCCGGCCGCGTGATCGGGTCTGTGAACATCGGCCGTATTTTTTACTACGGCCCTTCGCTTCTCCGAACCTTCTACGCCTACTACTACAATGATGCTAACAACATCAAAATTGGTACAGAAGCAGCTAGCGCTGAAGTAACTCTAGAGGATAGCAGTATCACTCAGTCTCCTCTCGCAAGACTTCTTGGTAGCGACACCGCTTTCCACAAAGTTAAGCACAGTCCTGGCGAAGATTACTTCTACGTGAATCTTGCCTCTGACTTATTCAATCAAGGCTTTGGTCTTGCGTTCTACTTTAAAGACACTAACTTCAACTCTGTCGGTGCATTCTATCTTGAGAATGTGTACGTACAGGGCCACCAGTTCAGCCTGAGCTCTGGTTCAGTGCTGGTTATGGAAGGTGCGTCTATGCAGTACGATCGTATTGTTCCTATTAAGTTGATTAACGCCTAATAGGTGGTGCCTGCATGGATTCTCTGGATAAAAAACTAAGGTTAACATTCCGCACGATGTACGGAGCAGGTACCGGAAGCGCTGGGGCTGGCCTTGGGTTTTTAGCTAGAAGCCGATATGAAGACAGGTTTAAGCCAGACAAAGAAAAAACAACTGGGGACAAGCTATTAGCAAAAGCACCTGTGCTGGGAGCGCTCACGGGCTTTGGTGCCGGATTCTTTAGAGGTAAACACCACGCAAAGACATTAGTGGACAGCCTAAGCAAGTTTGGAGCTCTAAAAAAAGACGTTGAGCTCAGGCCACATCAACTTGATTTGATCGATCAGGTGCACAAAAACAACGGTCAGATGCTAGTAGCGCACGCAACCGGAGTGGGCAAAACCCTGGGTGCTATAGCAGCGTTTGAGGACCTGAAGCAAAAGGGCAAGGCTAGTAAAGCTATCGTAGTGGTTCCGTCTTCGCTTAGAAGTAATTTTGTGGATAGCGGTATCAAGAAGTTTACGAATTCTTCTGTGTCTACCTTTGGGCCAAAGAATGAATCGGGGACTAAGAATGTGGGTCATCACTCAGCGGCAACCTATAATGTCATAAGCTACGATTTGTTCAGAGAACACGGCAAAGAAATAATTGATAAGTTAAAACCAGACACACTCATCATGGACGAGGTGCACAGAGCTCGCGCCACTGAGGGTGTTACATACAATAAACTCATGGATTTGAGGCCACACTTTAAAAACGTGCTCACACTCACTGGATCTGTGGTTAACAACGACCCTAATGAAATCGTACCCCTTCTAGATATTACCTACGGCAGGACGGGTCACAGGCTGGTAAATACAAAATTCTTCGATAAGCTATTTGTTAATAAACAGGCTAAAACTGTTGGGTTTATACAGCCAAAGACAGTCATAGAGAAATCTCTTAAAAACAAGCCACAGCTTAGTAAATATTTAGAAGGTAAGGTTAGCTACGTACCACACGAGGATGTGGAGAAACTGCTGCCCAAGAAAAGCATGGAAGTTGTACGTGTACCAATGTCTAAGAGACAGCACGAACTATATGACTTCTCCATGAGTTCTGTAGATCCGCTTACAAGATGGAAGATTAGAAACAACCTCCCGGTGGGGCAGAAGGAAGCTCAAGAAGCTTTTGGAAAACTCATGCAGGCAAGGCAAGTTGCCACAGACCCATCAGTTCTTGACAAAGAGCTGCAGAAGCTACCGGATCCAGCTGCATTTAGTCCTAAAATCAAACGCATCGTGGATGACCTTCAAAGTCACCTTGATGCTGGAAAAGATAATAAGTCCGTTATCTATGGTAACCTTCTTGAGGGCCAGCTGAAAGCTGTTGAGAAGTCGCTCAAACATAAGGGCATTGATTACACCACTTTTTACGGTGTGGGTAACGAAGGGAACTCCGCTAAGGCTAGGAAGCAGAATATTGAAAACTTCCAAAAAGGTGACCACAGAGTACTACTCATTTCTGGTGCTGGTGCCGAGGGCCTTGATCTGAAAAATGCAAACATGCTTCAGGTGGTAGAAGGACACTACAACCCAGAGCGTATTCACCAAGCCGAGTCTCGCGTGAGAAGGCTAGGCTCCCCTGTCAAAGAGGTTCAGATTAAACGCTATGTATCCACACCATCAGGTTCTAAAGCAGGCTCGTACCTCAAAGACTTGTTGAGTAAAACACCTGTTGGAGGAAACACAGGCGTTGATGAGTGGATTTATACTATAGCCGGTAAAAAAGAAAAACTTAACGCATCATTCAGGGATGTTCTTAATAACCGCGGCGTAGATAAGACAGCTGGGTTCAACGTTAATGACTCTGACGACAGGGCCTTTGCTGGTCACCTGTTGGGGTCACAGGCTCCGGTTGCAGGGCAGTATGGAATGATATTCGGACGTGCTTTTGGAAGACCTATAGCTAACTTAATGGCTAGACAAACAGATAAAGCTTTAGAGACAAAGGCAAAGCAAATCTTGTTAGATATGGGGCACGAAAACCTTGCTACAAAGCAACACTTTCCTAAGATAATGGCAGAGTCTAAGCTGGATGAGAAAGCACTAGACGCTAGTATGGGTATGGCTGCACTAGCAGGCGGCGCTGGTTTGATGTATAGCCTAAACCCAAGCGCGCACAAATTAGTCGATAAGTATGTAGCCGCCCCCCTAGGTAACCAACTTCAGAAATATTTAGCAAAGCGTCCTATCGTACCTTATGGAGGTAAAGCCTCCGATAAAGCACGCATGTTGCTTCATGCGGCTTCCAGCACTCCCGGAGGCCGTAAGTTAATAGCCACGGGCTTAGTAGGTATAGGTATGGGATTAGCTGGGCCTATACTAGGGGCATACGTAACTAGAAAAGTGCTAAATAGTTCCCTTAAAACAGACAACCCCGATCTTAAAAAGGGGATTGATATTTATAAAGAAAAACTTCGCAAGAAATATGAAAGTAAGTACAAAACCTCTAAAGGATTTGTAAACGAGTTCGAGACCAAGAAAGAACTTGGTATTGATGTGATTGATTAAGGAGAAACTATGAGTTTTAAAGGGGGCTTCAACAAACAAGCCGGTTTTTTAGACGCAGCCGGACGGGTTCTTAAAAGCAGCGTAACAGCCAAGGGAGCTGTTAAAAACATCGGTAGAACTGCAGCTATGGGTGCCGCAGGCGGCGCACTTACTGGTGGTCTACAGAAGGACGAGAACGGTAACCGCGGCGGTATCGGCGGAGCTCTTAAGGGAGCTGTAGCTGGTGGTGTTGGTGGTGCTGCTATCGGCGTAGGCGCAAATGCTGGAGACAGGGTCTCTAAGCTACGTGGCATCAACAAGGTTAAGAACATGCCAGGGAAGCCGGCAAATCCTATTATACTTCCTAAACCAGCTGTCCAAAGATCAGTGCCTAAACAGCGCCCAGATATTACGCCTGAGTACGCTAAAGTAGCTATGCTACTTAAAGAAGCTGCCAAGCGTAAAAAAGGTTCTAACATTTCGCCTCCTATGGCCGGACACTCTTTAGCCGACCAACTGGCTAAGGCTAAAGCTAAGAAGGACGCAAACCCCGATCTTAAAGCTGAGAAGCGCTTCAATAAGCTGCCTAAAAAAACGCGAGATTTATACAATGAGGCTAAGGCTCTCAGCGATAAAGCACAGAAGGGCATTGATGATATCAAGGCCAGCCGCAGAGCCGCTGTAACTGCAGAGGCTAAGGCTGCTGGTAAAGCCGCAGCACCTAAGATCGTTGCTCCAAAGTCAGGGTTTGCTAAACACTGGCCTAAGGCTGCTGGCGGTGCGATCGCTGCCGGTGCCGCTGCTTATGGGTACCACAAGTACAAGCAGAAGAAGGAAAACGCATGAGCTTCGCCCACTCCTTCACCAAAACCGCTTTAAAAATGCGAGCTACTCCAAAGAAACATGGCGGTAGCGATGGTAAGCAGAGCTACGAGTTAAAGCGAGTGGGTAACAAGTGGACATGTTCCTGCCCTGATTTCACCTACAGACGCAACCATGTTGGCGGTGGCAAGTGCAAACACATCGAGGCGCACCTACAGGGTAAGAAGCCGTGGGAAGTCTCTACAAAGAAGCCGAAGCCTTTTAAAGAGCAACTCCCTGGTGGGTTAAGCTCTGGGCATCAGCCAAGTGAGTTTGAAGCAAAGCAGCTCGCCATGGGTAAGAAGACTGAGTCTGAACACACCAGCAACAAAAACTTAACCACTGAGATCGCCATGGACCATCTTATGGAAGACCCTAAGTACTACTCCAAGCTTAAAAAAATGGAGAAGAAGTCTCACTTCGTCCGCAGGTTTATCAGAGAGTAATTAGTCTTTGCACCATGGCTTTAGGGACTTGGTACCGCCGCTATAAGGTCTAGCAAGTTTAAGGTCTAGCAGTGTCTTGGATAATTTCTCCCCATCGATCTCCACGTCGGCCAGAATTCTAAAATACTTATCCCTACCAGGATTTCTCAAAGCTATTTGCTTAGCCGCCTTTAATTTCGCAGCTACAACTTCTCTTGCTTTAACAGCAAGGCGTTTAGTACAGGCAGACTTGCTAGTCATCTCTGGGGTGTCCACCCCATTAACCCTAACTGTGATGCCGTGCCCTAGTATGGGATCTACAGCGGCTATATCAACGGTGATGGTGTCACCGTCATGGTTTTTGATATAGCGCACACTTTCAAAATCAGGGTAGGCCATTGCTGTGACAGACAGTAATAAAAGCAGTGCTTCAAACATTGTTTAGTATCCTCTTTGAGTTCTCTCTGATGTAGCGTTCTTTTGAAAGCCACTTATCTCTGCGTTCTGAATCAAATACAACAGCGTTTTGTGGAACAAATAGCATAGGCAATGGATCCACCACCTGCTGATAATTATTATGGTATCCGTAGAGCCACAGCTTATTTTGAAGGTAAATGGGTAGAGATCCTAGCTCATCTAATCCAGGTCCATCCCCTGACCCCGTAGAGCACTGATGTAAAATGATCTCAGACTGCATTTCTTTGAAAAGCCAGTCTTCATTGAGTGTGCAATTACCTGAGATAAACACCCCTGAGTTTGGAAGCCTAAGCCCGTAGCTCATTTCATCAGATGGATGGGGTACCAAGACAAGTTCCTCGTCATGGTGTTGATCTTTTATTGTGATTTTAAGTGTCGCTCTCAGGTTAAAGGAATCAGATAACCTGATCCCGTAGTAGTCAGCGAAATGTTCGTTTACAGCAGAGAGTACCCGCTGAGGTGCCACTAAATATGGCAATGTACTTTGCTTTTCAAATATCTGGCACAGCTCCTCGATGCCTGCGGTCTGGTTACTGCCCGTATCAAGCAAGATCAGCATGTCTAAGTCTTTAATGGATTTCCCCAGTGCCTCTAGCCTAGCCGGCGCCTGCGCAGGCGCGCCAATGAGCGCGAAGCAGTCAGGTGCTTCTATAGCAAAGCAGGCTGGTATTAGGGGGTGCCTGCAGAATTTGGAGCCTGTTCCTAGTGTTCTTAGTTTCATCTCAAGCTCGCATGCAGACTTCAGTTACCTTGACCATTATGTTAGGAATCACTGTCTCTGCTATTTTATCTCTATCCAGATTCCATGCAGTGGCACCACCTCGGATGAGGAAACTTGTGGCTTTAATCTGCCAGTCGTCTTGGGGTTTATAAATGTCCACCTGCACATCGTAGGGTATCAACTTATTGAGCTCGGTAATGCAGTGGTAAAGAGCCTGCTTATAAAGTGGTTCTTTTAGTAAATTCTTCTTCGCGTGGATTGGAGTGACATGGATCACGTAGTCGTCCCCCACAATCCCGTATTCTAGTTGCACCACCTTGTTGTCTACCTTTATAAACGTCTCAACGGTCGCGGTCATGGGAGACATATCAAATTTACCTGTCTGAACCACCCCAGTATCAGCCAACACATTGAAGAACGTGTCTCCGTGTTCTTCCCAACTGGCCTTCGTGTCTTCAGTAGCTTCTGGGTCTTCCTCGAAAAAGAATTTATCTTTACTCATGCTTTTATGACCTCCAAAAACTTCTTAATGTCCCACTTACCACCATCTAGTTTGTATATTCTAGGAGCACGCTTAATCTCTTCCACAGTGTAATTAATCTTAACGTCATCACCCGTGAACGCAACAGCAACCCCGTCAAAACCAATAAGAAGTACGCCTAAAGCCCCTACACCACTAACCCTCTTTAAAAATCCGTGCTGTAACTCAGACAGCTCGTGTGTAAGGACTTTGCTGCTATCCCTTGCAGGAAGTTTTGATACAAACTTAGCCTCTATAGAAATGTGGCGCCCCTTGTACACGGCAGCCATATCAGGGACACCTGATTGAAACATATCATTCTGTGGCCAGATCATGAAGTCGCTTAGGTTAGCGCCAGACTTCCTAAATTCTAGTTTAAACGCAGACTCATTAGTAGCCACGGTTAATCCGCTGGTTGTAGCGACAAGAGCCTGACTCTCATGCGTTCTACACCATTAAGGTCATCCACTCTTAAGTATCCTGTGAGCTAATACCGTTCGCCCCTAAGAACCGTTTTATGAAAGCTCTCGGCATTGCGCCCCAGCACTTCTACAGGAATCTCGTTGTCATGTTGTGACTGCACACCCGCTGCGTTTACGAATTTCTCGACTGTAGACACGGTAAAAAGCAGCATGTGCTTGTTGCCACGAATGGGTATTAAGGTAGGGGTAGAAATCACAGTCCCGGTTAGGACAGATAAATTAACATCGCGTGCCATGGTGTAGTGTATCTCCTGCCTGTTACAGCAAGAGATACACTACATGACTTAGTGATTAGATGGCAATAGCTTAACTCTGGCATCAGTGAGAGCCCTAATTCTAGCATGAGCTCCTAGATGGTGCTTACATACATCCACTGCAGGGCACTTGGACTTACCACACTTAACGTAGTGAGGTGCTTTGTTAATAGCCATGGCAAGACACCTCTGACAGGCAAATGCATGAACAGGCGGGTACGTCTCTTGAAACGTCCTGCAGCTTTGTTTGTAGTGTCTGTCACGAGATGGCGCCTGTATTTCAAGCTCTAGAGTCTCCCCACATCCACAGTAAGGGTGTTTGAGAGCTGTGACATTAACTAGCTTGGTACAGTGTAAAGTCTCTCTGCAGCACTCACATGTACCAGGTACCACCTTTATCGCCTCCACAGTCCTTAGTGTGACGATATCCCAGCCATCCACAATAGCGGTCCCACCAGAATCCTTGGCTATGATGATCTTATCTCTCTCCAGATCCACATCAAGCACCACTCCATATATAGGATGGACATCGATTAGGAATGGAAGAGCAGACGGAGACTTAAGCCAAGTCATTACTGCTAACGCGGTCGCATACCACACACATAACTCGCGTTCCATAGCGTATGGGGTGATTGGAGTTACAGTGCTGTCTTCGTGCTCACTAACTGCGTTTTGTAGCCACGAATCCACCTCATCTAGTAGGTAACTAGGTATTCCATATACTGTGTGGGCTACCATATTAAGTATATCTGCTACAGTTATCGGTCTGTTCTCTGTCGCATGGTTTACTAGTTGTCCGCTAACCACAGCCTGTACTTGTGGGCTCTGTAATAGATCCCTTACCGTAACATAGGGAGCAAATCCCCACCCGCTTGCAACCCTAAAAACCTCAACAGCACTAGGATCTAGTGTACTGCCTGTTCTGCGGTTTTTATACGTGTACATGATGTTGCCACCCTGAACCAGCTGCACCGGTGAATCTACGAATAAGAAATAAGGCTCGCTATAATCTAGGTAGTTAAACACATGATGTATAACTGTATCCATACCAAAGAAGTCTGATTCTGGTAGCCCTAGCTTAGATAAGAACTCGTCGCAGAAAGTTACTAATCCCTGTGGGATTCTGCCAACAACCTCAAATGTGCCATGCCCCCAGCCCTCTAAAGTGGCTTCTATCAGCGGGTTATTGTCTCGCTGAAACTTAAGCTCGGCGTTTTCAAAAAAGTGGTCGTTAACATTCCACAAAGTATTGTTTACTTTGTTTACTGGCCTAACCCATTCAGAATATTGTTGTGTGCTATTGAACATGTGAAAGTTCCTCCGTTATGCTTATAACAAGAAACTTTCATTTTTTGCCTTTATATAGGCTACTTTTTTCGCTTCTGCTGTGGCTCTGGTTTTAGAGATTCTACCGCAAGCTCACCAACAACAGTCTGTGGCAGTACATTTGTTGTGTCTACTGCGCCTACCATCTTCGATGGGTTGGTGCCCACCTGAGAAAAGCTAGCTTCTGTCACCGCGATATCAGGCATGCCTACAGAATCCTTTGTATGTTTGTATTCAACTGAGAACTGACTAAGTCTAGGGATACTAAATTTATCTGTAGCTACTGTAGTAGTCCCTACCATAGCGGTGCCGGAGGCAATTGCTTCCCAATTTCCGTCTGGATGTTTTGTAAAGGTACAGTTCTCAATTTTGATTGTGTTCTTAAGTGCCCAGAACACGGTATCTGAAGTATTCTTAGTTTTAATCGCGTACATTACCGCTACTGCAGCGGCTTCGTTGGGTTCAAAGGCAATGGCATGTCCTGTTTTTGAAACTGATTTAATTAGCATTGAATTTAGCCTTTCGTTTAGCTGTTTCTAATTTTGTTTGGGTATCTACTGCACGCTGATATTCTTTTGTGTAGACTGACTTCCCCATGTCCTCTGACTTTGCCTTGGCTTGTGAGGCTGGGGTATTCCCTGCCATATGCTCGTAGCGCTCTCTGGTTGCAGACCTGATCGCCACTTTACCGTTGCCTAGGTTATAGCGGTAGCCGATACGGCCGTTATTATCGAACCTGATCCTGATCGTAGAGTTAAGTTTGTCCGGTGTAAACCCTACATAGACGGCTCCATCAAGTGTTTCGGGGCGGTCCTCAAACTTACCTTCCCAGTACTCCTCGGTCCCGTCTGGGTGCCTATAAATGCAAACAGTGGTTCTTTCGTCTAGCCAACTCATATTGTGTGTCCCTACTTCTACGCTGCCACACATTACTGTACAATTCAAGTATGAGCTACCAATACGACGGCTACGGTCCTTCCCCGAGTCCTAGAACAATTGGTGTGGTTAGGGTGAGATACCTGAAAGAGTATAAAAACCTACCAGATGGGGCTGTGGTCAGGCCTATTAAAAAGTGCTACCTGCCGGCACACTGGGACATTGAGTATGACGAGGAAACATACATTGCAGTCTACACCCAGCACGGCATGATAGGCCTCGTGCTGTGCAACGAACTCAGGTGGTAATCACTTGACCTTGGAGTAGCGTGTCCACCGCATAACCTGGCGCATAAGGATGCTTCTGCGCTCATTTAATTTATCAAGATCGTGCTGAAAGATATCGAGATGGTGCTTGATACACTCTTCTTTTGTAGGCCAAGTTTCTTCAGCAACAGGCTCGACCCTATCAAACTGGTTGACTCTGAACCAAGATTCTTCAAAACGTAAAACATATCTGCCTTTTACAGGCCCTTTGGCAGGGTGGCGGAACCATCGCTCCACCACCTCTGCCTTATCCGCTATAGACTTCATCTTTTATAACCTCCGAAACGTGTGCCACGATCTTTAACAATGTATGATTTTAGCATTTCCATCAGGTCCGGCTTGTCCAGTTTCCACAGCTGCTTTAGCTTATCCTTGTGCCACTCCTTGAACTTATCTGGTTCAATTCTGTAGTGCCTGAGTACGTCCTGTAGAGATCCTAGTTTAGCCATGAGTTCTAGTTTAGTCTTCTCCTGCTCAGACTCAAACCTGCCGTCACTAAGCCTCACTTTAGCTGCATCAGACATCTCCGCTACCTTAACATCAGTAAGCTTCCAATCCACAGACTCTTCACCAAGCTTGAACCCATACCACATGCCTTCAATAGCAACTCCGCCTTGTGGCGCCAGCTTCTCAATACCCTGTTTAAGCGACTTATTGAGCTCGTCATACAACGCACCTACAGTCCGTAGTTGCTTTGCCACACGCTCTAAATCTGAGAACACGGTTACGTTTAGATCCACAGACCCTCGCGCACGCTGCTCCATTAATTTTAGATTCTCTGGGCATGCTTGTACCATGTGACAGTAATCACATGCGCCACCAGGGATTGCCGGGAAATCCTCGAAGTGCTCGATGCTAGCAATTCTTGTTCTGATGTATTCCCCTATATCTTTAAGATCATCCTGATCCCAGTAAGTAGGCGTGCTGTAGAATGCAAGATCAGGGTGAGCGTAATGAATCACGGTTCTCATTGTCCAACCGGGATAAAACTGAGACACAAGCCACGCATACGCTCCTACCTGGAAGTTGTGATCCTCGTTCTTAGATGCATTAGGTGTGCTCTTATGATCCACGATAGTGATGATATTGGAGTCAGCGTCAAAATTGATCTGATCAAGCCTGCCTCCAAAATAAGCTGCCTTGTTAGGTCTACCGTCTTCGTCCACATATGAGGTTGCGACAAAGGTCTGATTAGGTACCACGTCATCAAGCAATGACTCCTCGATACAAAGCGACACCGCATACGCCTGCTCGCACAAGGTATCTTTGTTCATGTACGGGGATGGTTTTGCAATGTAGGCTGCAGCTGCTCCGTGAATCATGTCGGACTGCTGGTAGGCTGCTGGGAACTTACCAACGGCCTCAGCCACCCATAAATCCACCTCAGAAGGCATGATAGCCTTGCCAGCAATCGTACGCATGGTGATCTTGCTTAGGACCTCGTGGATTGCGGACCCTCTCGAGGCAGCAAGCGTGTGGCTTACCACCTGATCCTGACGCACATACTGCCCGTAGAATCTCTGTGGGCACTTAGCAGCAATAAGCCTGCTGGGGGAGTAAGGCCCAAACTTCATCATTCGTCTGTCGTAACCCTGTGGTACCGTTTCTGTAAGCATAATGTGTCTCCGTAAAATATTACGGGAAGCTGTCAAAGCCTCCCGTAATCCTTATAACCTAAAAAGAAGCTATTTTGCTGCGGCCTAGTCTTCGTCAGATTCGCTGTATGAACCGTAGCTGTCTTCTTCATCAGACGCCTCGGCTTCGTTAAATTGATCAACTAGGTCGACTAACTCATCGTCTTCGCTGTCTTCAAATAATTCTGTGTCTGCGGTTAGATCCTCGACACTCTCGTCTGACTTGTTCATAATCGCTTCCGCAGCATCTTCAAGGCTTCGTTCACGTGGACTCATTTAATCTCCCTCGGATAACATTTTCTGACATCTTGTTATAAAAACTTCGAGGATTTTCTTTCTCGCGTCAACACCTAAAGCGCCAAGGACAAGGAAGTCACCCTCACCAGCCACTTGATTCATCGCGTTAGTAATAGCCTGGGCCGCGTGTGCCTCGATGCAGGCTTCCACCTGTGCAAGCATGACGTCGATAGGAGGGAGGTCGTTGTCCATATCAGGCCTTGGTGCTACTGATCCTGATCACACGGTCGCCTACTACAGTGCTTAGGATTGTGGTAGATGTCAGAGATACACCGAAAACTTCTTTGTTCTCGGTGATGACAGACACGTCAGCGGGCCTGATGTTCTTAACCACTGTAAGTAGTTCTGTCGCCGGATCCACTGTGTCCAGGGCGGCCGACAACGCCTTGCCCGCTGCCTCGGCATGAGCCAAGAGGTCTGCGCCAGGAGTTTTAATCTCGGCATAACCATCCAAAAACAGGGCCTTTGCCTTGTCTGTGTACATCCACTTAAAATTAGCAGCCTTCTTGTGTCTTGAGCACGCGTCGTTGTACTTGGTGTTAAACTCATCAATAATCGTTTGAAGTTCTTGTGGGTAGTCCATGTGTTTCCTAATAGTTAAAATGGAGCGAACACCTCACGGCGCCCACCCCATTAGTTAATAAAGTGCGCTATCGGCTGACTGAGATGAAGGCAATTTGCCGTCCCCAGCCTGCGGTAATAGCTCGGCCGGTGCCTCAAATACTGGAGGTGCTGGCTTCTTAGCTTCTTTGAGTTTCTTCTGAAGTACTGCAACCATAGAGTTTACGTCTGCAAACGCCTTGGCTGTAGCAACCCTGATTTCCTCACTGTTTGTCTTACCTGTCAACTGGCAGAGCTGTTCAAATAATGGTGCCGCAGCCTCATGATTTGCGCGCTCTCTTAAGATATCCTCTTCCGTTGGTTGTGGAGCAGACAGCATCGTCTGAGTCGCTGGTGCTTCTAACTGCGCCACTTCAGGAGAAGGGAGTGAGAATCCAACAACTCGAGTGTATGGTCTTCCTCTAAGAGCCTGTAGTGATAGCATGTCTTCTGCACTGATTTTTTCACCATACTCTCTAATATAGGTTTCAAAATCCACGGACTCGACATGAACTACTGGTGCAGGTCTTGTGCCTTTCTTACCGTTATACTCGTATGGAACAGGAACTTCTTTTTTAAACATTCTGAAGATCTGACCGCTGAGCTTGCCACCATACCTGATCTGCGCTTTTTGTAGTGCAGACACGGTATTCATAAGTGCTAGGATGGACGCACTGTCTAAGGTGAAAACCGCACCCATAGAATAGTGTGGGATCATTACATTAAGAAACATATGCTCACCGCACATACTCTTAATGTAATCGGGGCAAGATTTGTACTGGCACTTACGTACTCTAGCTCCCTGTACATGTGGGAACGGCACCTGAGACACACCAGGATCGTTGCCAAAAGCCATGTAAGCTGCAACAGCTCCCATGTCGTTACCGTCTAAGTCTTTAGCCCCGTGCATACTCTTACAAACGAGCTCATGCTTTTTGTAGTATCTGAGGTCATCCTGCATAGACTCCTCAGGTACATCTGAGTGCAGGGTGAACATAATTGAAGTAGGGGTTTCGCCTAAAATTGGAATCAGCTGTGGGGCATCATGCAGCAGAAAATGTGGTGAGTTTTTTGGATTCCCTTTTTCGTCTTTGAATCCGGCCCTAATTTTTCCGTCGCGTCTGAGTAGTGGTTTATCTGTTAGTCCAATGATCATATAAAAATACCTCTCCCATAATAATGGGCAGAACCGAAGGAAGCTCGTTGCGAAACAACGTCTTCCGTTTTAAGGTAGGCGTTGTGCCTACCAAAGAATAAACCTATGCTAGTACGTGAAGTCAAACTAAAACCTACCGCAAAACAAACCAAGGCTATTGATACAGCTCTTTGGCAGATGGTGTCTGTGTATAATACTGCGTTAGCAAAATGCTTCATAAGACTGCGTGCAGGACATATACCCACTCCTTTTGACCTGATAGCTATGTTTACAGGGCACGGGAAAAAGGCAGGTTTGAACCAGAACGCTATTCAGATGTGCTGCTACTCTGTTAGGGAGGCTTTTGACCGCTGGCTCCATCAAGATAATAGTGGTAAACGCCTCGGAAAGCCCCGTAAGAAGTCTGCTAGAAACAAAATAACTACGATCATCTACGGGCAGGCATCTAGAGTAACACATCCTAAAGACCGGCGTGTAAACGTACCGGGGTTTGGTAAGATCAGGTGTTCCGGTAATGAAATACCGGCGGGTAAGGTAATGGGTGGTCGCCTTGTACGCCGCGCCTCTGGTTATTACTTCCAGTTTGTGGTTGATATTGTCCACACACAAGAACTCGTGAGCGACGCTCCTGCGGTAGGTATTGACCCGGGATTTAGTTCTCTTCTCACCCTCTCTGATGGAAGGAAGTTTGAGAATCCTAGAGAGCTTCGAAAAACGGCGGCAAGGCTTGCACAGGCACAGCGAGGCAAAAACAAAAAACTTGTGGCTAGAATACACGAGCGTCTGCAAAGACAGCGTAAAGACAGGAACCACAAAATAAGTCATGATGTTGTAAAGAACTATGCCGAGATTTACGCTTCCAAAGACTCTTTTAAAGGTATGCAAACCCTTTTCGGAAAGAGTGTGACAGAAGCAAGTCTTGGGAGTTTGCTCGCAATGATCGCCTATAAATCGCAGTCCTGCGGTAGGCAATTCAGGTGGGTAAACTCTAGGAACACCACGCGAACGTGCTCGGCCTGTTATTCCCTTGCAGGACCAACTGGGCTAAGTATGCTTGCGGTGAGGACGTGGGGATGTGGGTGTGGTGCCCAGCATGATCGGGATATTAATGCCGCTCAAGTGATCCTACGTTCCGGGCAGGGTATGCCCGCCAGCGTGAAAGTTTATTCTGTCGTCTGAGCGCTATGCCTGGGCCACATATTTGCATATCACTAATGTTTCTCCTAATAAACGTATAACCTAAATTAGGCATTTTTTGCCTAATTAGTCAACAGGTATTCAAAGTCCCGCGGCTCTAATAATCTGTTCAACGCGCTGCTTGCTTAGCCCAAACCGTTTACCTAGTTTCTGCATCGTTGTCCTGTGCTCTAGGTTTAGCTTCCAGAGCTGTACAATCTCACTATCCCTGTGTGCTCCTGAAATCCCGTAAGAGATGCTGTGGGCGGGATTATGACACCACTCGTTTCCGCAAGTCATCTTACCCCAATGGTGCCCAGCATTATCGTACCCGAGATAAAGCAGCACCGCTCTTTTTGGTTTTATGTTGGGTTTTGTACCGTTCAGATAGACGCTGTCTGTGGGGCCCGTCCATTTAATGCACTGCCCGTCCTTGTAAACGATGTAACCCTCTACCTTGTCTTTCCAGCTATTGGTGCTGTATTTAGCAAGAGGTACATCAGTCTTTAAAGACACTCTATAGACGGTGCCGTAGGGAATCCCTAGCCGTTTAGCTATAGAAGTCCTTCCCTCTCCTGCTTTTAGTGCACGCACTATCTCAGGCGCGTTAGACGTATACAGAGCCACTTACTCAGCCTCTAGCTCGGTAATGCGCGCCTTAACAACTTCCATCTCTGACTCGATACGGCGTACATCCTCAGCCGCTGTCTTCACCATAGTAGCAGCACGCAGATCATTGTACTTAGTTCTTAGTTCGGTCAGTAACTCAGCCTTTTCAACGCCTAATTTTTCCATCATATGTGTATCCCCTGACAAAACTAAACACTGCCAGGCTACACAAAGTCAAGTTTACTGGAGATCTTTTTTAGGTGGAGGATCAAGCTGGATCTGGATGTTGTCGTCGACAATAAGTTTTAGTGTCGTGCCTATGATTAGGAGTGCCTCTGATAACCTAAGCTGGTTATCTAAAATCAACCTATTTTGCTCGAGGCTATTATTGGAGAACTGGCCTTTTTCAACTGCCTCCGCCAACTTCTCGTGAATCTGATTGAACGCCTGAAGTATGTCCGTTGCCATAGGGCTCCCCTTCCATGGTGTCCTGGCTGTAAGCTAGAAGCACCCCATCCTTCAATCCCTGAAGGTAGGATTCCTGAAGGCTTGCCACTAAGGCTACCTCCAGCGCTGTCTTGGCTATTGCTGAGGCACCGGGGTGCCCCTGCTTTATGGTATCACGGGCAGTGCGTAGAGGTCTAAAACTACTGTTAAGGCTTGTGGACTCAAATATAGCCCTTCCGTTCTCGTCATGTGGGAGTTTGCAGGCACGGCATAGCAAAAAAACTGTTTGGTCCATGCGATTTATAGTGTCTAAACCACCCTGACACTTCTTGCACAGATGCGTCATGAGAAGAAGCCACCGTCCTCGTCTCCTGTGTGCTCCACAATTTTTACCCTGGGAGCTGCCGAGTTAAACGCCATGGCTGCTGCTTTAGCGCCGCCGGACTTACCGTAGCCACCCAACTTCTTAGGGGCGGCAACACCTAAAGATGCGTCTAGGAATGCGTCTGCGTCCTCTCCAACGTCTTTAGTGTTGTAATCAAATGCAGACTTAAACGCCTCTTCTTCAGCGTCTACAGGAGCCTGTTTTCTCACAACCTTAGGCGCTGCTTTGGGGGCGTGATCTTCTTCAACCTGCTCTGCAAGAGACTTAACTTCTTCGTCGGCTCCGTCACCACTAAGTTCGTGCCCACTGACTTCGTCATGGAACACCTCTTCTTGCTCAGGCTGAGCTACGTCTGACTTCTCAGCTAACTCCTGAAACAGCGGGCGCTCTCCAGCATAGGCTCCAAGCTCTCTTAAGCACTCATCGGTGAGCATACGATCAATCAGGCCTGTGAGCACTCCCTCGATCTCTGGTACTGTCTTCCCAGTAAGCATCGCGTATGCTTTAAGTTTTCGCAGCGTGCCATCGTTCAGTGTAAGTGTTAATTCTGCCATAATGTATCTCCTAAAGTGGCTGGCGATCCAGGGATCGAACCTGGGACACCTCGGTTAACAGCCGAGTGCTATACCTCTTAGCTAATCGCCATCAATCTTTGCGTTTCCAAACCTTGTTTCCTCGTCCGTCGTCTACAAGGTGATATTTGTAAACATGCCCTGCACGCATCTTTAAAGTCAATTCCAATCCAGTGACTCCGTGAGTACTCAGGCTGTTCCTTACCTCGGCAACGACTCTTCCGGTCTTTGTACTGAAGACCTCGTCAGAGAACTCGTACTCCTGCATATTCTTAGCCATGAAGGTCATAAGCTCTTTAATGCTTCTGTAGAACACGATCGTGTGTGTACCAATAGCGTCGTGATTAGGGCAGCCTAAGTAGTACCCTGTTGTGGCAACAAACTTAACTTTTTTCATCACGTACCTCTTTTGCCCACAACCACAAATCGTACAAAACACGTACAGGCAAAATCAGCCAAGTACAGCTCGCCCATACCAAAGCACTGAGAAAGCCAGTAGCCAGCATGTCAGCTGCAATAAGCCCCACAGCGACTGCGTAGACAATGAATAAAATCATCCAACCCATATTGTGTCTCCTACCCAAGCATCTGTTATTTAGGTCTATAACTCAAGACGAATAGTAACTCGTCCATAACAGCTCTAAACCCACTCGTTTTGCACTGTGCCTCGGCCGCCTCTTCACTTAACAGCGGCCCCTTGACAGACTCGTGTGGTTCTAAATGCCCTACCGGTAAACAACAAACCCTGTAGTTTAAATCCAGTTTTCCACAAATCACGTCCCGCATAAACTACTCCTCAGCAAACGGCAATAGGCCGAAGGTTCTTGCAACAGCCTCTGGACTTGGTTTCTTCCAATTAAGTATCTGGCCGGTTTCAAGATCGATGTCTAGTTCTAGATAGTCTCCGCCCCCATCAGGTAGCCATGAGGGGACGTACCCACCGTCCAGTACAGCTATCTGTTTTCCTTCCTCTGGCATTAGCGTGTAGTGACCGCTATCACGCAGCTTTGCATGAATTTGTATAGAGCGCGCTTCTACTGTTTCTACAACTTGCTTTGGTATCTTCATAATGTGTTTCCTCTCGCGTCATACGCATATACATGCATATTTTTAATCAAAACTCGCTCGTATATGTATATTTAATGTATACCATTGAAATCAAACAACTAATCTGTTTGTGGCCACAACCAATTATACATACATGAAAAAAGACTCCGAATAACGCATCGGAGTAACCGCGCTCACGTTCCTGTTTTCTGGGCTACCCATCGCCATGGCTTACCTCTATCGTCCCGTAAACAACCCTTAGGTCCTAAAAAGTTAAACTGCCGAAGTACCTTCTACACCACGAGCAGTTCTATTTTCTGTCCTTTTTAGTTGGTAGTGCAATGCTTCGCTAAGATGGAAAATAGTCTCGGCGTTTTGCACACAAGGATACTTCACCTGTAACTGTTCAATCATGTGCTTTGCAGCTGCGATAAGCGTAGTCACCTGACAGCCGTTAACACCAGCCTCTTTAACAGGCCCGTTTTGAATCGTGAACGCGATGCTATTTTTATCGTGTCTTACATAGACAAAATTATGAGGTCTGATTGTCTCCTCAAACCAGACATGATCCATCGCCCCTGTTTCTGTAAAACGCTCTGGGTGCTTCTCCCTTAAATCATCCATTGTAACTACGTCAAACCCATCTAACTTAGTCACGCCCTTCATTGTCTCTAGTGCCATAATATATAATCTCCTTTTACAACGTTCTTAATCGAAGGTTTCTTACACCTACACTCCTCAAACCATCAGGTAAGGCACTTCACGTCATCGCACGGAAAATCTCCTTTAGCATACACCTTTGCCCGCACAAGAACCTGCCAAGCTCAAGAGTGTTTCCGTTCTTTATGTCCTTAACCGTCTCCACCACCATTATCACACACACCGTAAAACTTAACCACAACGGCATAGATAGTATAAGTGTCCAATTACTTACAGCGATCAGCAATTGCTTTATTTTTGTCATACTCTCCGCTTTCTTTTGATTTTAATAATAGCTCAAGCTCATGGTGTTGCTGGATGTCTCGCTCTACTAAATCAACTATAGATTCAGAAAAGTTGCGCTCCTCAAGCGCCTGATACAAAGTCACCTGCTTATCCAAGCACATACTAATGATCTGGCTACACTGTTTCTCAGTTAAGTACACCTTGATCATGTGGGGTCACCACCAGAACTACGATAAACATTACCTCTAGCGTCCACAACATCCCAAGCACCGCCAGGTGTTACGTTGTCGGGGGCAGCGGCGGCCGCCTCATCTGGAGTGGAAAACGAGTTACCACAATGAGCTTTTACCGCCTCATCAGTGGTCTCGTCCTCTTCTCTGATATAGAACAAAGCCGCCTGCTTAAACTCATCGCGCTCCTGCATCATGTCTCCGTACGCTATCCCACCCACACGCAAACCATTGACAGCATTAGGCCACGCTTTTAAAATCCACTCCGCCTTTTCAGGGTCATCAATAATCACCCTTAGTGTCATCATTTCATCCTTCTTCATACATGTCCTTAGGTACAGTTTCTAGTGCAGTTAGAGCCATAACAGCCTTAGAGATAGCCTCCAACGCGGCAACGTTTTCTAAGTGGGTTCTATCAATGATCATGATTCGTTTATAAAGAATATCCTTAAATTCGCTTATGCGGTTTATGTGCATAATTCACTCCCTGTCCTCTGCTTTAGCCATAAGAAGTTCATGTCCGTAGCTGTTAAAAGCAACATCTATCTGATCGATATCGATGCCTCCCTGTACGCTGTCTAAAAACTCTACGTACAGATCTCCGTGTTTCTCTATGAGGTTCTGTAATCTATCAACCATCTGACTAGCTTTCATTGGTGTCTCTCCAAAGTGGTATCTTTATATAAAGATTCGCTCCGCAAAAGAACACGATTACTGACAGCATCCTGTATAAGTGCTTATCACTGTATCGCAGCTTAAAAACAGGCGTAGAGATAGTAAAACCAGCCCCGATAGCTGGGCCAAAGAAGTCTCCTGTAATCACACTCAGATCCCAGTCAAACGGCCTCACTTGTCACCTGCCTTTTGTAACACCCACTTAGCAAGCTTAACAGCTTCCTTTGTAGTAAGTTCATCGTGTGCGCAGCTAAACTTGAAGGCCATCCCGAAGAACTTAGCCTGTTTTCCTCTAATCATTATAGTGTCTGGTCTAGCAATCTTTTCAAAATCTATGTGCTCTCTTAATGCCCATGTAGGGACATTGTACGTGTGCCGATGTCTTAAAACAGTTACCATGCCACTCATGCTGTCATACACCTCAAGCACATCCACTTTCTTTCCACCTAGCTGGTTGATTATATGTGTACGTAAGTGTGCGTCTGGAGCTTTCTTGTCACCCATATATAACGCAGAATAACTTTCCTTAAACCCCTCAGATAAGAGTTCTTCTTTAGTTTTGAATATTGCTTTCATTTTTTCCCCTCTAGCTTCGCTTTTAATGCCGCATTCTCGACCTTAAGTTTTCTAATGTTTGTGTGAATGTTGCCCACATCTGGCTCTCCGTTCACGTAATCAAATTCGCTGGCATACGCTATACGGCAAGCCTTCAGGCAGTTTACTTCGTTTTCCAGCACACTTATCTTGTCCTCAAACGGGCCTATAGGAACCACCCTCTTCAAACATGCTTTGCACGTAACCTCATACTGCCTGAATGTAGTGAACCTGTCTGCGTGAAATGAGATATCTTTCCCGCAGCTAGCCCGCCTAACCACACCCTCAAAACGATCAACTAAATGAATTACAACTGGCACAAATCTCCCCCTCCACACCTACATGTATAAAAATCACAGTTAGGGCACCTGTCCTTGTCATAGTTTTGGTGTGCTTCAAACCTGCGCACCAAAATAGACTTAGGACCGTGAATGCTAATGGCTACTTCGTTTCTGCCCTTGATTTCTTTTATTGTAACCACGATCTCGTCTGAGATAATGATGCTCTCCCCGTTTCGCCTTTTAATATGTAGTCCCATTGCTCTGGTACCATTTACACCTTTCGCAGGAACCGCATGCAGTGCCTAGTTTAATGCTGCCCCTGCAACAGGGAGTTGTGAACTCAGGCACCTCTAGCACCGGCGCTTCGAATGCCTGTATCTCAACCCTAAGCCACCCAATAACAGGTAACACACTGATCGTGTTCTCCCACTGCGTTGCACCGTGCGGGGCCATGAAGGGCTTCACCCAAAAAATATTATCGCCTGTGGCTACAGTCTCTGTTAAACCGCGTGTAATACCGGCGACAGAAACTTCGTTATTTTTTTCCTGTGCTGTCTCTAGCTGCTTTTTTCTCATATAGTTTCCCCACTTTTTGCTGGTATATTGCCCCGAATCACGCATCGGGGCAACCGCGTTCACATCCCATAGACTTACTTCGATGGCCCCTGCCCCTTGGATACGTCGATAGTTTTTGACTTACTCTGCTTCACAAACCCAGGAAGGCTCTTCACTGGCTTGATCCCGTTCATCTGTGAAATCTCTATCTCTGTCCTAAGCACACGCATGATCTCTCTTGATTGCGAGGCGATGGCGTTAGCTTCTGGTGCTTTAATCTTCCTCTTTCTGATATCCTTCATCGTCTTAAATAAGATGTTCTTAAGCGCTTGTGCTGTTAAAGTGTCTTTACTCATTGTTTTTATCCTCTTTTGTTACTTGTAATAATTGTTTGGTCATCTTGTGGCATTCCCAGTACTCACCAAAGCGAGTCTTTGAATACTGATCTTTTCGTCCTTCTAAGTATTTACTTCTGTTATTTAACCTCCATCGTTTATTTTTAAGCCAGTTCTTTAAAGGGTTACTCTGCGCCCACAAGTATTTATCTGCAGAAACCTTCTCGCTATTTTTCTCGCTATACCTTTTCGCAGAGGCTTTCTTAAGAGCTTTGAAATGTTCTGGGTCACGCTCTTTGTACGCTTTCTTCCATGCTCTGACCTTAGCTTTGTTTTCTGTGTGCCAGCTTCTTGATTTTACTTTTAAACACTCAGCGCATTTCCTTATTGCTGGCGGCTTATCCAACAGAGCACAGGATGAGCAGAGGTACTTTCTCTTAATAGTTTCTTTCATTCATGTAATCTCCTCCGCACTAAAGCTTAAAATCATGTGCGCAAACACCTCAAATGCAGTGACCTTGTCGTCAGGGTCCTTGGTGTGTACTACCACAAGGTTTCAACCTGTTTTGCATAAGCCTAAGATCTAGCCGACTAATTTTAGTGGCTTTGTGGACAGATAGGGTTTGCTCACCAAGATCAAACATTCTCTTCACCTGAGTAAGCATGATCTATACATCAACAACCTCGTCAATTATTTTCATCTTCTCTTCATCAGACAAACAAGTCCTGTCCTTGTACTTAGCCAGTACCTGAATAAGTTCGGCGCACTCTTCAATTGCTTTCACCACCTGCGCGTCTTTGCCCCAAACATCTATAGCTTCGGCACAGACCTGTTCTTCATAAATTGTCATAGTTAGTCCTGGTTTCTTCATATATTCTTATACCTGAATAATTGATTAATTTTCCGGCAGCGCGTCTACTATGGTGGACGCAAATGTGATTAGCGCCACTGTCACCACTACTCCAGCCAGCACTCCATAGTGGTCAAAAGCAAGACATATCAAAACACCCATCACAATAGTCACGGCAGTGAGAGCGGAAATGACAGCCATAAACCCAACCAGCGCGCCCACGTTATTAGCCAATAATTTTAGAAAACTCTTCATGTGGCTTCTCCTTCTTCAGCAGCGTCTCCAAGTGGGCAGTACTTGTCATTCCTACCACGGTCTCGCTTAGTAAGTGCTTTCGCATAAAACTCCACACCCATCTCACGTCGCAATGCCGATATCCTGATGTCATACTGTTGCAGCATGTACTCGTTCATAAGTCTTCTCCCCATCTGATGCATATAAGATGGTTTAGGCCTAGCGTCTGTAAGTTTTCTGCACCTGTGCACGCTGGTCAGACTGTTGTGTACGTCAAATGGGTGCTCCGACGCATCGTACTCAGCATCGAATGATAGCACTCCGTACCTAATGTTTTTAGTGTTCAGATATTCTTTTGCTCTATCCGCTAAGCTTTTAGGTACTACATAGTACAGGTAGTTAGGGCTGTTCCTACCCACGGCATACCACTCGTGTTTGACGCTCTTTGTTTCGAACTCGCGCTTAAGGTCTGACAGAGAGCTTTTTATCTCGATCTCTACCATGGAGGTAGGTAGGCCATCTCGGCCTATCCACAACCCACACACGTCTTTTAAATACCTGTTACCAACCTCAGTACAAACAATATCAGCACCCTTGGCCATCCGTAGCCAAGACATAGCAGCCCACTTCATGTCGCCTGTTAAACTCATGAGGGTAATCTCTTACTGGAGCGAGCACAAGTCAAGGCAAATTTTGCCGTGTTACTTGCCACCAGCTTTGTACGCGAAAACCATTGCTGTTACCTGTAATAATGTCGCCAGTATTATTAGTTCGGTATCGTTACCATCTTTTTCCGCACCTCCGATATATGCCATCCTAAGTGGCGCGATAACAAACATACCCCACATCACACACTGCAATAATTCTACTACGGTCATGATCCCCCCTTAATCTCATATACTCCGGCGTCTCCAAATAACTCTGGTCTGCGAAACACCTTTGGGTCGCATATAGCAAAATCACTCAGCTTAACCTTGTACACGTAGTATGCCGAGCCTTCTGTATTTACACAGAACTGAGGCTCTGTTGGTTCCCCAAATACCTGGAACTTTAGTGCCTCCCCGCCCATAGCAACCACTATAAACCCAAGAAATGTCAGGTTGTCTGCGGCTTCATTTATTGAATACGCAGAAATCTTTGATTCCTCTCCATCGCTTACGTGTGTAAATAGGTAATCACCTAACCTAATCTTAGCAAGGGGTAATTTTGTCATGATCTTCTCCCCTTAGTTTAAAGACGCACGTCTCTGATTTCTGTACAGCGGTGTTCCCTACGTCTAGGTTTAGCGCAAACAGTACCAGGCTAAACTCTTCCCCCACAAAGTCCTTGTTCACGGTTTCTTTTTCGGGGAGGTACACCTGAAATGACACTAGGCCAGGCTTCTCACCGTGGTATACCATCCCACCACTCAAAAGTGAGTAAAACTTCCCATTCACATGGAGTTCGTAGATAGGGTACCCCCGATCTAGGTCGTGCGGCCTATTCTTATAGTATACACCCACCGCAATAACAGGGGAGGCTTTTGACTCCAGTGTTAGTTGCAGCGATGGTAGCGGCACATGTAATCCATTTTTAATTGTGATCATCGTAATCTCTCCCTAAGGGCATCGAGTGGTGCAAGGTGCTTAAGCTCCCCCCACCTATCCTTGCCGTCAATGTCTGTGTCTTTAATTAGGCCGTCTTTAATCATGGAGTCTAGGTCAAGCCTGATGGATATATCTGGGGCGTAGTATTCCGAAGAATACCCGCACGCAGTTTCATCAAACACCCAGAAATCTCGGTCAGTGCTGGTTAAGACATACTTGCGTAATATCTCAAGTGTCCAACCATCTTTCTTATAAAACCTAGAACTCAGACTTGTTATCGCAACTCTCATTTTTAGGTTCACCTGTGTTGTGGTTGTAATAGTAAGAACAATCTTTGTCACAAAAGAACTGCCGCTTTAGCACAGCTCTTCCGCAGTTGATGCAGATATAGTCTTCTTTACGACACACGTCTTTAACCAAGAATGGACGTATGATATTGTAAACAAAACGCTTAATCTTTCTCACACTTCCTCCTCGTAAGACGCTTCAAAAATATCTGGCTTACAAAAGTAGAACTCGCCTTTCAAGCCTTTGATTAAGTAGTCTCCGCGACTGCCTGCCATAGGCCCTTCTAGAGTCATGATATGCAACCTAGATGCTAGAAGCTGGTCTAGCACTGGTTCGACAGGGGACATAAAAGCCCTGATAGCTTCTAAGTTATCCCCTGTCCACCTGATCGCCTCTTTAACTACTACCCTAGACCTATACCTTTTTGGTACGTTCATTTCCCCTCCCATCTCTGTCTAGCCTCTAGTGAAATCAGCTCTAACTTTAACCGTGCAATTGTAAACTCACGCCCCGCCCAAGCAACGGACTTATCAATGCCGTATTTTAATACATCGGCAGAGTGCTCCTCATGCAACATCTTCTCCCCCTCTGCACGGAAATCTACCATATCTTGAACACTTACAAACGGACTCTGGCTATTCATGGACTATCTCCTTCGTTATTGACGGGGCCGTCGAAAATGGTGTGTGGTATCTCCGTGATTTCCTCGTTGATCGGATACTCAACCAGCTGCCCAAAATAAAGCATTGTCGGGCAACGCTTCTTAAACTCTTCATCGGAGATAGGAAGCAACGCCGCTCTAGCCTTTGCTGCACTAAAAGGGTGCACCGATATTTCCTTCAATGCTTCCTCGTACCTCGTCACTTTTTCTTCCAGCTCAGCTATCTTAGAACGCAATTCTTCCCTTGATAGTTCGTTAGTGGCTACAGTACCGCCACTCTCTTCGATCATGGCTGTGATTGCTCTACCCAAGAACTCTAGTCTGCCTCTATAGATCATCTCATCAGGTGATATATTGCCAAACATTGGGTTCTTGGTGTGGAACCATACATGTGTTTTCCACTCATCCCATTTCATATGCTTCATCACCGCTATGAAAAGCGGGTTATATCCTGGTTCCATCTTGTGCTCCTTTTATTGCCTAAATACTTCTTAAAACACTTTTTGCAGGTAACGCGATTAAAATAGGGCTCCCAGCAACGAGGCGACCTGCTGGTAATTAAACTCATGGATTTAAGGGGCCATCACCTTGAAATAAATTTCAATCCACCGAATCGAGTACCCAACACGAACAGTCACAGACATGCCTCATACTCATCACCAGATGCTTTGTGCATACGCATAAGATCGTTAAAGGTCATCTTGTACCTCGTTAACTTCGTCTCGCCTGTTGATCCAACCGTATAAGAGTTTCCTATAATGTTTTACCATTACCCCAATACACTGTTTACAAGTTACATCTGAGCTCAAGACTGAAACGGACTCAGTATCTTCTCTTGAGCACTCAGCCACAAGCTGGCCGAGCCACGCGAAATGTACCTTTGTCCCCTCGTCTTCACGCTTTTTATCCTGGTCAGCAATTAGCCTCTTTTCATCACATGAACAGTCACAGGTAGTGCAATAGTATACGTCGCAGTTAGCACAGTATTTAACATGGCCGCATTCAAATTTGCTCATCCTTCATCTCCTTCACTTTGATGTCATCTTGCTCCATATCCTTCACTTTGGTTGATGCAACGACCTTCCTAAGCTCAATAAGCTCGCAGAGGTATTCAACCACTTTCTCGCTCACACTGGCGCTATAATGACGATCTCCTCCAACATGCTCCCAGTTCATTCGCATGAAGTCTTCAATCATAGACTCAATATTATCTAACGCATTAAGGTGTTTCATCTTTCATCTCCTTCACTTCGTCGCGCTGTTTAATCATGGCGTCTAGTACCATCTGTTGTGTGCATATGACCTTGTTTAGGCAATTAATACAGGTCACATGAATGAGATAGCCTGTACATCTTGTATTGTACTCCCGTTTTTTACCGCAAAAAAGTAAGCGAAGATTATTTACGTAATGCACTTTCATTCAGTCTCCTTCACTTCGTCGCGGCGTTTGATCCATAGTGACGTGTAGTAAATTAGTGAGTTTATTTTTTTGGTTATGCAATCAACACATGTTACTTCATCTGCGAATCTCGAAGTTTTTTCATTACTACTGTACAATCCGTCATCACAAAATTGTACACATGAGTTTCTATCAACTAAATGCACCTTCATTCAAACACCTGCTTTCCGTCTTCAAATACCATGTCTGGAATGTCATTTGCACGCACGCAAAGTAAACCCGCAGATACCGTAAAACCCTCTTTCACCCAAATAATGCATCCATCGGCGGTAGCCCACGCCTGAAGCACGACGCGCTTCTTGGGCAGGACTGGGGACCAGTCATCAGTATCTAATCTAGCCGAAAAAGAACTTCCATTGGACTTCATAAGAAGTGCTAAATTAGTTCCAACAGCGTCAACTGTGTACATCTCTTCGGTGCTATGGGTTACTATCCCGCCGACTCCTACTTTTTCGATTGCTTCTTTAAGTGTTGCCATTTAATTCCTACTCCTATTTACTTCTTTTAGGCGGTCTTTAAGCCATTTCACTTGTTGTTGAAGGTCTAAAATGACCATATTCGATAACTCTTCTTTATGTTTTTCGACCAGTTCAGTTCTATATCTTTGAGCCCACGTGTGAGGACCGTCTAACTTTAAAATGCCGTCCTTTATTTCATCCATGAGTTTATCCTGGAGTTTGTTTTTATAATTAATCTCAGCATCAAACGTGGCAAAAGGAATTACATTAGCATAGAAGTTTGAAATAGTTTGCCCAGCCGTGCTCCTCATTTGTTCCTTAAAATTATCCAGGGCGTCTTGCGTTTTTTGCGCAAAAATCTTTTCATCCATTTCGTTGTCTAGCTCAAAATTCTTCATCACTCCGCCTTGTCATATTTACGTTTAAATTCTTCATCACTCATCACGCTGAACGTGTCGCCGTCTTTGATGATCCAGTCGCCAACAAAAGCCCACTGAAGATACCCCCGCATTGGTGGTGGTTGGTATGAAATGCCGTTAAGATAACACCTTCTGTGTCTACTAAAAATAGTGCCCCACTTTTCGCACATATGTTCATATGATTTAAGACCATCAAGCCGCACCGCCTCAACCTCAGCTGGCTTGCTTCGGTATTTCATGGTGATACCTTCAGCTTCTTAATCTCATCATGAAGTCTGTAGTGCTCGTGTGTCTGCAACCTATGGTTGCTTGCCAAGACTTCGGCGTAACACTTTTTAAGGTGCTCGACTTCTCGTTCTAGCCTGCCAACGTAGTCTGACTCTAAACCTTCAAAGTGCATTGTCCCATCATAAATAGGGTGCTTCATCGACGTGCTCTGGGTAAAACCATACTTTTCATAAAATGCTTTTGAATCTTCACTTTGTTTCATGATTGCTCCTTTAAAAACTCAATCAGTGCGGCAACATCTGCATTTGATAGTGTGCAGTAGTTCCAAACCCATTTTTCCATTTTCATCACTTCGTGTTCATGGCCTAAGTCACACCGCTCAGTTTTCTCGGTCTTCTGGGGTATGAACCCCGCCCACCTTACTTCTACACCGCCATCACGCTTGTGTTTCAGGTTAAGACATTCCCCCGAGTCTTCGTTACATTCTCCGTAAATTGCTAGCTTTGTTTTAGTGCGCCTCACCTGGGTGAGGCCATCTTCCATCTCTGATTTTAATCTGTTTAAGTCTGGCATTGTGTACTCCTATCTGTGCTAACGTAGTGGTTCTCCGCGCTTAAACTCGCCTGGATAAAAGCCTCCGCTTAGAAGGCCGTAATCACTTTTGTTCATAGCTTCTTCACAGTCTAAATGCATTCTGGCAGCAAAAAATTCTCCAAAGTTAGAATAAGCCCTGGACAGGTGCTTCTCTTTCACTAGGATTTTGTCTCCGCACCACTCACACTCGTATTGTTTTCGACCGATAACGTGTTTTGTTTTTATTTCTTGATAAGCCATAAATCTCCCTACTACCTTGACCCGCTGGTCAACACCCCTAAAATTAAAAACAGGACAAGAACCTTATATATATCCACACATGTCTGTGTATCCATAAACACTCCTTAAAATCGGCTGGTGGCACGCGGCTAACGAGTCATCCGACTAATTCCGTTCACTCCACCAGCCTCTTAATGCGCGTGACCTCTTTTAGCCTGAGTCGAGTCATTCTCTGGACCAGACGTGAGCGTTACCTAATGACATGGCTTTGGTCTGTGTGCTCAACACTTTACGCGCAAACTTAAAACTACTGAGGGCGTGGCGTCCAATTGGAGCGACCTCTCGACCTGCCAAGCGCCTCAGTCATGACCGTGCTTAGGTCAAAGTTATTCTTCGTATTCTTCCATTATTTCTTGCGCTGATTCAATCCCAGCCCAATTATCAACTCCTGCGGCCTCTAGTGCTTGCAGCCAAGCGGAGTCTTTCTTTAGCTGTTCATATTGTTTCTTTGAGATAGTAACTTGTTCTTCCATCCATCCCCCAACTGCCCATATAGAGCGTGTTTAAAATTTGTCACCACTCATGACCGCAGTCTGGACATCTATGCCCAATAATGCGGTCTTCTCTAATACTTGAAAGTGAAATGCGGCGGCTCCATCTGTTGAGTATTCCGTGCTTAGTCCACCCAGCATAGTCCTTTGCCCAGCTGATGGCATCCTCTGCTGACTTTCCTTGCTTTATGAAAGTGTCAATAACAAGGTCACCGTCAAAGTTAGCGTTACAGGAAGGGCAGTATCCGTTTATGTTCTTATTCATGGCGTGGAAATTCCTGTTGAAAATATCTGCCAAGCTCAAAGCCCAGTACAATCCAGCCACAAATGACAACGATAAAATCAAATGCGCCAATCATGGGGTTGGCTCTCTCCGCCCAAGTCAGTGCTGTGCATATTGTTGTCCCAACGAGCAGTACAATGTTATAAACCTTTTCCATGTATCTCCTTAAAATCGGCGGCGAGCGGCGATTACGCTCTTTACTCTCTCTCGTTTGAGTACCGCCTTATTTGCGCGTCTCGGGTCGGTTTTTTATTGCCGACGGCTCTTGAGTTCCGATTACTCAAATTGGTTAGCACGTTTCCTAACCTAGAACCATTTGTGCACTTTCGTACTGACGCGCAATCTTTGTCACTGACAGTAGTTCTTTTTCAAGTCCTTCATCGCGTCCAAGACTTTCGTGATGTCAGATAGTGTTACACCGCTTGAGTCTTTGATAAGCACGGTGATTGCTCTACGGTTTAAACCAGACTTTAAAAGTTTTTCTGCCGAATCTGAAATGCTGACAATAGATTTTGCCAAAACCTTCGCCGCTACTTCTTCACCCTCAACCTGCTCAACTTCAATCTTCTTTTTTCTCATCTTCTCTCCTCCAGCCCCGGCGGCTTTTGCTGTCGCACACTTCCTGCATACAGGATCGTTTCCACGTTTTGCTTCAATCATTTTTATTTCCTCTGCGGTAGGTGGGTCGCACGCAATGAATCGCTTGCCACAAAAAGACTCGTAATAATCCCCATCCCTCAGTTTCGATAAGTCTTCTACCATCATAATATGTGTAACGTGTCTCGGCATATTTCTTCCTGTACTACAAACCGCCCTGCTTAGGTGTCAGCGACGATTTCATCTCCCACAAATTTCAGTGTTTGTGTTATCACGGGCTTATTTATGATCGCCCACACACGGTTAGCTACCCTAGCAGCTACAAGCCACTTTGTTGTGCCATCTTCATACCCTGATATTGCGCCCTCTACCACGATCATGCACTGATCAATTGCATTATCCACGTCCGATTTAACCTTCTTTAAAAAGGCTTTCTTCTCTTCTTCAGTCAATATCCTGCCTGTACCAGTTTTTTCTTTGGATTCATCGCGGTCTTGTTTTAGCTTCATCAGTGTTTTAAACATGTACTCACTATCCTGCGATAGGCGGTGCAAGCAGTTCTTACAGTTTGCATCTAAGTCGTGGCCTACTACAGTAGTAGTGAGACCTTTCTTGTGTCCACAGAATGTCCTGCCGTTAGTGCCCTCAATATGTGTTGTCATTATTTCTCCCCCGCACATTCATCGTGTACAGCCCTTGCCCGAGCCTTCTCCGTAGTTATTAGGATTGCCTCTTTGGTTTTCTCTAGCGCTACTTGTGGAGATGCTGACCAGTCTGTGTACACAGTTACTTTCGCCTTTTCTGCATCATACAAAGAATCCATAAGCTTGCTACTCAGCCTATGTATTCTCTTGTAATGGTGCTTTACTTGTTTTGGTGTTGGCATTTTTGCTCCCGATCTTCTCTAAAAAGTTTGCAATCTTAGATAGTCTAAGCGCGTATTTGTGGATACGTTTAGCTAGTGCACGCGGATTCTCGTCTTCGTCTACAACGCACCCGCAAAAATCTAACGCGTACTCAATTTCAATATCTCCTGGTTCCGCAAAGTGCTCTGCGTAAACATCTCTTTTTAGCGTGATACCGTAAATTTCTTTGTTATAGTGCATATAAAGTCCCCTAATTAAGTTACCATTAGCGTTATTTTCACACCTCACCAGCCGCTTTCGTTTCTAGCACCAATAGCTTAGTGTGCTTGTGATATCCTGTGGCCAGATCACCCCTGTCATGTTGCGGGTAACTCACCTCTTGGTAAACAAGATGTGGGCCGTTGTGAGCAAGCCAAATCTTTTCACCATCTAAAATCTTCTTCATCTCCGCGTTCTCTTCACTCAAATCAGCGTTGTGATTAGCGAGCTTGCGCCCTAGCTCTTTTGACATGTTTAGCTGGCTCTCCAACTCTGCAATCCTTTGTGCTGCTGTGTATGCGGCCATATTTATATGATAAAGCTTATCTACAATGTCAGCTGGCTCGTCCTTGATTTTCTTCTTTAATAGACGGCCTCCAATTTCATGAGAAGAACAAATCAAATACTTTTCAACAAATCCATCTACCTTTATTTTACACTTATCGCGGATTACATCTTCATTAGAAGTTGCCAGCCCAATCGCATCAATGGTGTCTCGGATTCTTCTTTTCAGAAAAGGAACAAAAACCCAAACCCTATCCCCAACATTCCAATTAGTTTCCATTTTTCCACCTTGGCTTGAACAGAATGCAAGTAATTACATACGGCGGGTTTAATCTAGATATGATGCTTTTAAACTCACAACCATCTTGATGTGTCTGAGAATTAAACGCGCCAACACTAACTGACATGAAAGACCAAGAAAATAACGTAACCATTATTAATTCTCTATTATAACTGTTCATTACACTGAATACTCTTTGAGAGCATAAGTCTTTAAGTGTCTTCATAAATGCCTTCATTCTAATAACTCCTTCAACGCCTCGCAAAACGCATAAGAATTTGATCCAGTGCAATTATAATACATCCGATTCAAACTCTGCTTCTTAGTCTGAACAACAGCAGATACGCTCGCAACTATTCCAATAACCGCAAATAGAAAAAGGACAAGCATTAAAAAGACCTGTAAAAAATCTAAGAACTGATTTGTTTTAACCTTCTTTTTCTTTTTCACTTACTCTCCTAACGATCCAACTTACACTTACGCTCCAACTCGTTCATCTTAAGCCCAAGATCCAAAAGATCCGCTCTGATCGCATCGTTCTCTCTACCACACCTATCTTTGCTAAGCTGGTCCGGGTCATACCAAAATCTATTGCGAGACACCTCACACCCCAGGAGGTATCCGGGGTTTGTGACCTGTACCCAATTCTTGTAGACGCACCCGCCACTAACCACGGTGTTTGTTATGCCGAACATAAAACCCGCTAGCTGAATCATGGACACCACCACAAATACGTTCTCTTTCATGTCTCTACCCCTTCTAAGCGTTCTTCGTACATTTGTTCAGTGAGTTGTGTCCAATGAGATATAACCACAGGTTTTGACCCAGTATGCTCCGCTATAAACCGTGATACCTTCTTAATAGGGAACCAGCCCTCTGTTGTTTTTATGTATATAGACCCAAAAATGCCGCCGTCTAGCACATAAAACACATACCAATAATGGTTCATCTTATTTCCCAAGCTCGTATTTTATTAAAACAAGTTTATACTCTTCTGATATTTTTAGTTTCGTGATCTCAGAGATGGTTGTCTCTTTAGATGATTTCCTTGGCGCTGGCTTAGAGTCTTTCCTGACCTTGGGGTGCCCTGGCTGCCTAAGTACTGCACTCGTGCCTTTCTTAAAATCGTAGTAAGTCCCTATCCCCAGCCCGTGATTTTTAATGACTATGTTCTTGTTAACATCTGTGCTGCTTGCGAGCACAGTGTCGATACTAGCCACTAATTCTGTTAGTTCTTCTTTTGTTCTCTTTATTCTCATCTTAGGTCCCCTTCATAATCGTTATCTAAGTTCTTACAAAGCCACTTTGCCTCTACATAAAGATCTTCATCAGTAATACGCGAGTGCTCTAGGGCTTTGTGCTGTAGCGGTTTATTAATCTTGCCTGCGTACCAGTAAGCTAATCGATACATCACCCTCATCAGTTTATGCTTTATAAATATTTTCATCGTGCTCTCCTGTGCTAACCCCAGCTGTCTCAGGGTCGCTTCCCACCCCGTGAATTTCTTCGATGTATGGCTCAAAACCGTCTGTACTCAATCGTACAATAGTGCCGTCCATGTACGAGCCTGCGTAAACCCATTTTCCCCAGTACCACGTCTTAAACCTTATTTTCATCACAGGCCCCTTAAAATTAAAAAGGCGGTACAAACTGTAAAGTTCGTACCGCCAATACTAGGCAAAAAGTGCCTAAGTAGTCAACTAGAAATTATATGGAGGGTTGCCCCTAGCACCGCCGACCCAAACACCAGCCAAAATATCATCTGATGACTAGCCATTTGGTGCTTTCCGTTCCAAATAAATGAGTAGGTTTTCCATAGCCTGGTCCTCTGTCTCTGCCATCAGGCTTAGGGCTGGGGCGGAGTGGTTGACATAATCAACTAGGTACTTCCCCGTCATTAGTTTGCTCACTGTCACCGGGCGCCCCAATAACTTCTCCAGCTTCGTCAGTTTTTCCGGCTTCTGCTTTGTTTCTTCCATTTTTAATATTCTCCAATGTTTTTAATAGTTCTGCTGCTTCTTCTTTGGTCTGTAGTAATCCAGCCTTTAGCCACAGATCAAGTGTGTTATCTACCTCATTCTCACCCTCCAGGCAGAGCCTTAGGCTGGTGGCTGTGTCGGTAGCGTCTCTGGTCTCTTCCATGATTTTACGGCACGTCTCTTCTGCGTTTTTAAGGTGGTGTAGCGTGTCTATATCAATGGTAAAACCCTTGCCGCCCTCAAACAAAAAACATGTATAGCATGAGACAGGGTCTTCCCCCGCCCAAAGTAACTTTTTACCTACAAAATCTTTTAACTGCGTCATCTGTTCTCCTCTATACAAGCGGTTACTCTACCCAAAATCGTTTCGAACTTCTCCGCAGACAGTACCAACCTATCCCCTGTCGGCTGTTTATACAGAGTGTCCCCTGGCTTAACATTAGACTCCAAGCCCTGCCCCATGCCCATGACGTCGCCGTGCATACAATCGACGTAATGAACAAACGCAGCCTCCTGGCATGCGAACCTAACAGGTGACCCCCACTCAAGCATGCGGTGATGACTTAAAACCACGTGCATCATAAAGTCTCTGATGATCTCAGGTACTTTATAAATGTTTGCAGCCTCAAAGATCAGTGCTGCTGTCATTGGGATATGTGGGACAAGCGTTCCTTGCAGCGTCTTCTTGAACCCGGCTTCACTGCTGTATTCAAAGATTTTACCGAAATCGTGGAACATAACCCCGAACATACACAGATCTTTATTCAGTTGTTTACTGTAAAAGGGAAGGCTAAGTAACGCCTCCGCAGACTCGAGCATCTCAACCGTGTGTTCAAGTAGTCCTGACTTAAACGCGTGGTGAATCCCTGTAGCTGCAGGCCCCTGTTCAAACTTCTCCCTGTACCCACTGTTAGCTACCAGTAAGTGCTCAGCCACTTGCTGAAACCAGGGATGGTTAAAGTCGTTGATGTAATGATCTAGTTTACTGCTTAGGTCTTCTACCGTGTACTTACTCCTGATCTCATAATCAGACATATCTACACCGTCTGTCACAGGCACGATATTCTGCATGCTAACCTGCAGCGCTCCGTTGTATTCTGTTGCAGTACCAGTGACAAAGCTGATGCTGCCATCTGGTGGAGTACCCATATGAGGTGTCCAATTCCACATCACCGCGGAAAGCGCACCAGTCTTATCCTGTATCTTAAACCTAGCATAGGGTTTACCAGACTTAGTCTGTGCCGCTACAAAATCTTTGATAAGCGCCTCGGTACTTACCGCGTCGCCAACCTTAACATCACGTATGTAAGATTCTTTGCTCATCTTGTTTCTCTTTCTCCAGCATCTCTAGAAAATAAAGCTTATACTCTTCTGTAGAAGCCATGATCTCTCTGTTAACAGATGCAAATATTTGTTGCTGATCAGCCTTAGCGCCTTGCCTAACTAGATCGTGTGCAAGCATCTGCGCCACAAGCTCTAGAGACACCCTGAACGCGATTTCCATCTTAAGCTCGCTGTCAAAAGTCTTTAGGTACTCAAGCCTGTGTTTGTCTTCTAATTTAGATGGCACCCACCCACTTTTATAAAACTCTCCTAGCTTCTCCCCAAAAGCATTAAGTATCTCTGATTTACTGGCCAGGGCCATTGCCTGATATGTTTCTTTATCTACATTACTTTCCATTTATTCTCCTAATTCACGCACAAGATCAGCAGCAAATCTAAGCTCTGATTCGGTTATTGATACCGCGACAGTATTCTTGCCTTCGTGAAAAGCCAACAGGCTTTTCCCTGTCCTAGTTTTTAAAATATACAGCGTAAGCTCGCGATTAATGGCCACGCGTTTTGTGTCCTCATACATCTCCTCTAAGCCACTATCTATGTGCTTAATCGCGTCCACATGCCTACGCCTTTCAAGACGCATAGCATCTATTTTTTGATCTGCGCTAAGCTTATCAAAAGATATTAAGTCCAGTTGTTGGTCGAACATGAATTATTTCTCCTAAACTACTTATGCCCGAAATAAATCATATTTTTCCAACGTAGGCAGGCTAGAACTAAACCTTAAAAACGCGGAGGAAACCAACGACAGGCATGTCAGCAGTACCCACAACCGCCCTAGTGCGTCGATAGACACCATCACCCTCGCGTACAACCCCTGCTCCAGGCCCGGTATTGCCCTCAATAGTGCCCACAGTCCCATCACCGTTCACGAGCTCAACCACACCCACATGACCTGAGGCGGTCTTACCGTGCCTCCAAATAATCAAACACCCTGGCTCAGGGTCCTTCAAGCGCATAAGTGAGCTGGTCTGATTCCAGACAGTCAAACAATGCTCTGATTTATAGACAGGGGACTTAACCGCAAGCTTATCCTCAACCTCTTTAATACAGAACTGAGAAAATGCCATGCACCAAGACTCCCCCTGTGCCTTGCCATCTACAGCCTTCTGAAACCGTTCTACATCAGCTCCCTTGTTAGGGCCACCGACCTCGCGTACACCGATATACTTCTTAAATGTTTCTAATAGTTCGTCTGCTGGTGTGGATGTTACCGGCGCCATCTGATCAGGCTGCCCCTCCACACAACTATCGTCTGGTTTCCACGGCTTCTCTAAATTAGAGCTATCAGAGGTGCCCATCGGAAATTTCCTTCCTTCTTTTCTTAGCGGCACATCCAAGATGGTATGCAATACCAGTACTCGCACCATGTTCAACCCTCTTCCCGCAATACCTGCAGGGCTTTCTACACCTAACACACAGACCACTAGCAAAAGAGCCTACGCTACTACAGCCATCGCATTTGCTAATGGATTTGTAAGGCCTGTTGCCACTGCCTTTAACTACTACAGCCACCGGCTTATACCCGTAAAGTTCTTCTTCAAAACTACCCACAGCAAGTTTTTTATTTCGCCACGTCATAGCAACGCAACATAACATATTTCAATAGCTAAAGTGAAGCGGCCGCTATCATAGCGACTGCCCCACAAACCACCTTTTATTGTTGCTTTTAACGATCACCCATCTGTAGAATTGCCGCTCCAGTTGTTTTTAATTTCAGCCATTGTCTTTGCAAACATATCCTCTGCCACCGAAAACGCCTTTCTAACCCTGGCTACTTGATCAGGGGCGGTGACACGAAACCACACCGTAGTACCTTTACCGGAGCACAGCTCACAATCAGCCTCACCAATAGATCCTATACCAACACAACTACTGCACACTTTTTCCACTAGGTTTCTCCTTTATTCCAAACCAGCCCCTTGCCCATTTATCTGCTTCTTCACGTGTCTTGTGCTTTCCGCTAAGAATTAGCCCTCCAGGATAACAAACAATAAAGAATGTCTCACCTGCCTTCGTATACTCATCTATTCGATAATGTGCTTTGCTCATGGGTCATACCTCATTAATAGGATGTATCCAGCTGCTCTCTAACTCAGATAGTCTCCAGAGAATGATCATTGGGTGATCATACTCAAAGTAACCTACCTGTGTAGTGGCTAATCCACCCGGGATTTTTCCAGCGGCCTCTCTGTAAACGCGTACAGCGTAATCAGTAATTGCTTTGCCGCCGTACCAAGGAATGTTGTTTCTTCTGCTTAGGTAAGCCTCAACCACCATCCAAGTAGTTCTCCAACTATCTTGCTCGTTATAGCTCTTTTTGCTGGACTGAATAACAGTCACTGCCCATGCAACGGAGTAGAACAAACACCTGATCCAATTCCCAAGCGCTAGGTTAGTCATGTACCTGACCACAGGAAACCTTCCCACCCAAGCCTCTACATTCCACCTGCCGTCTGGATGTTTATACTTAGTTGCTCCAGGCCTACCGGGTAAGTACTGCTCGTTGTTCATATAGTACCTGATCCCGAGCGGCCACCTGCGTTTTCTCAGTTCTTTTGCTAGGCCGAAAAGATGTGTGTGCCTCACTATAGTGTAGAAACATAACAAAGCTAAGTAGTCGTCCCAAGCCTGTTGGTCGTTATGGGGGACAGGGGACCTGTGTAGGATATAACTATTGCCAACAAAGCACTTAGTTATGGCTTCTGTAATAATACCGTGTTCAGAGATAAGTGTACCGTCGTACTCAGCCAACTCTTCATCTGTGTATTCATCGCCAGTGAGGTAGTGTGGTAGGGTAGCTAGAATAATTCCGTAGAACGCTGAATAAGCCACACCGTTACCGGAAGCATTTCTTTGCCCAGGCGTAGTCTTGCCAGGAGCTACTAATCCGTCTGCATCTCTATATTGATTCATTATTTTTAATTGTTTTAACATTTCCATTGTAGTCCCCCAAAAAGAAAAGACACGCTGAGGTTACCCAGTCGTGTCTTTAACGTAGTAGCCAAAGTCCGTGTGAATTACTTTGATTTCTTTGCTGATTTCTTTGCTGCCTTTTTTGCTGTTTTTTTCTTAGCCATGTTTTGCTCCTTTCTTTGAGATTTATCGATTATTTTTGCTAAATTATTCATATCAATGCTTAGGCGTCTAATCAGGCTCCTGACCTCGTACTCATAACCAGTCACAATAGATTGCGCTGATCTAGAGCCGAAGATCTTATAAAGCATTGCTGAAATACTAGGCATTTGCTTTGAGTTTCTTGGCCTTGGCTTTAGGTAAACTTCTATGTAACAACTCTCGCAATAGGGCTGCAATATCTGTAAGAGCTTCTGCCTGAATGCACTCGTTCTCCAACACTCGCCGGACAAAAGCTAGGTGAGTCTCCTGGTAAGTCTCCGTGCTTTGCTTATGCACCTCGAGCTCTTTGCTGTGCATGTCCAAAGCCGCCTGAACTCTAAGTGCTAGCTCACGCGTAGACTTGGTAACTTCTGCCGTAATAAGAGCCTTCAACTTCTTCTCACTAATAAACATTATAAAGTATTCCCTTCCTTATTCAAAACCACGTTTTCAGTAACTAGGCAAGTTTTTCTTATATAGTGTCTAGGAATCTTTTTATAGAGGTGCCGTGGTCTTTTCAGAAATGACTGCTGCTGCACAAACACCAAACGGTTTGAAACAGAACATCTAGCGGTAATCCAGCCATCTGGTCTCACCCGAACAATCTCTATTTTAGTGCCCTTTCCCCTACCCACCAGTCGTTGCCATATCTGTCCTGGCTTAAGATTTTTCAGCTCCATTTTTTAACTCCCAATAAACCCTATAAAGCCTTGCCCAGGCTCCAGAGTCAGTCACGTCCCTGTACACCTTTTGGTAAGCAGCAAGCAGCTCCTCGTACCTAGGATGTGTCCGCAAAGAGCGCTGGTCTTGCTGTATCCTAAGTACGAGTTCCTGTTGCTGTTTCGTCAACCTGCGATTCCTGAGCATCTGCTACAGAGGCTAACAATTGTTCAAACGTTTTTGCAACCCACTTAGTGCCATCAAATACATGGGCGGTGTAGTTGAAATCCTTCTTAAGGCTGTCCCTAACAATGACTGCCAAACCTATGTGAGGGTTCTGTGGCAGATCAGCCTCGGTATCCACTATCTGCGGCATCGCTAAAAAGCTCATTTTCTCTCTCCATTCCTGCATCATAAATAAAGAGTGCTTGTGCGGGTTTACCCTAAGCACTTCCCCAGATATAGTTTTATAGTACCAGCACTTTTCCGTCTTTATGAAGTCCCCCACTGGGGTCCCACCACAAATAGTCCATGCCGGCACGTCTTCAGCGTACGTGCTATTCTCTAACATACTCACTCCTAAAAATAGGGGGACTTGGCTTAAACCAAATCCCCCATTACCTTTACTCAACAACTAGCTCAGAGTCTGAAACCTCTGCCACAATCACCTGCACATTAGTAGGTAACCACGGTGTGATATCATCCACCAAATCTGCGTTGTCCACATACACCCATGACGGTGCTTTGTTGCCTGCTAACTGCCTTAGCTTTTCAAGCATAGCTAGATCCGCCTTCATCTGTCTTCCTGATGACAGGCTGTTATAACGAACACCGGCATCATCAGCAAACCACAGCTCGCCGTCTAGCATACCTACCACGACTCCCTCAGCCTGCAGGCTGCTTACAATCATACCTACCTCAACCTCAGGAAGTTGTCTTAGGCAGGTCTCAATCTTTGATAGATCAAGAACCTGTGCTCTTTTACGATTGCAGGCATCGGTGATATTACTGATCTGAGTTTCTAAGGTCACTCTACGGGCTTTGGTGTGCCTGTAGGTTTTTAGACATGCTGACACATCAACCACTTCTGCCCGTAGTTTTTGCTCGTCTCCTTGTGGAAGTTCTGGAGCTGTTGGTGCCGTAGGTGTTCTTGTGAGTAGTGCTTGTCTAGCGGCTATTGTGTTGTTCAAAGTCACACAAAGGTTTGAATAAGAAAGACTATCTTGCTTTGCCAAAGCAAACTCATCTCTGCTAGAAGCCAGTTGTTTCTCTAGAGATTTTATCGTTAGCTCCACGCCATTGTTGTGATCTACAACCGCTCGCTCAGCTTTATTAAACTCAGCCAGGGCCGAGGTATAAGCATCAAACTGAGAGTCGTAGTGTTCTTTTGAGATTGTTTGTTTACAGGTAGAGCACGCACCGCCTACGGCAGTGTGATCAGGTCTTGTCATTGTAAACACAGGTCTGGGCATTAGTAGTGCTTTAGTCAGGTCTAACTCTCCCGATAACGTCTTTCCGGTGGCATGCACAGACATTACTAAAGCTGTGGCGGCCTCATACTTAGCTGTCACTGAAACAAGCTCTGCCTCTGCCTTAGCAATATCTTCCGATGCTTTCTCATACTGAGCCTTATGTTGTTCGTATGTTCGCTGTTTCTCGTTGTAGCTAGCAGACGCACGGTGATACAGGTCAAACTCAGATAGTTTTGCCGTGATCTGGTTGGCTAGTCCCTGTAGCTCCTCCTCATTGACTAGCATCTCTCCCACTTGCAATGCCGCAAGCTCACCAGTGAGTGCAGTGACCTGCCCCTCTTCAGAAGAAACTACGTTTTGCAAAGCCCTGCGCTCTGTAGCCAGCTGGTCTGCCTCTACTTTGGGATTAACAAGCTTTAGCTTAGCAGGCATAGGAAGCTCACCGAGCAAGTCTTGCATAATCTGCCTACGATCTAGCTTAACCAAGTCACCCAAAACATCGAGCTTCTTTGCCGTGGTTAACTGCATGAAATGACCTGACAACCACAGCGATGTAAACGTATCTGGTTTGTAACCAAGCATTGTCTGAAACTCGGTTTGGTTTGGTCTGATATCGGGAATGCCGTCTCTGATAAGTCTGATATCAGAAGTCTCCCCGCGTTTCTTCCGTCTGCAAATAACAGACTTCTCCGTACCCACACTAACTTCCATCTTATTATCACTCAGGGTGATGAGATGGTCGGGGCTCTTTGTCCCGGCTGCATCAGTACCAGACCAGACAAACGCAAGTGCCTCTTTCACACCTGACTTACCTGTTTCATTGCGCCCCTTAAGCTTGTTGATACCGCTATGGAATGAGAGTGCCACAGGCTTCCCACGGAAGCCCTCTGCCTTAATCTTTGTAATCATATTGTGTTTCCTATTTTTTCAAAAAGCCTATTTTAAATCTGCCAGCAACAAAGTAATAAATGTATTTTCTATCTGTGTATGTCCTGCTAAACCCAAACAAATGATCTTCCCTAGACCCTTGCCTAGTTCTACTCCACCAACACGTGCGCGGTTCTGCTAAGGACACTCCCACTATCCACCACGGAAATGGGATGAATATAATCTTCACCACTTCCTCAACAACAGGTCTCTGTAAGAAATACCCTTGCTCTTACACTTCTCAACAAGTGTTGGGCGCTGGATACCTAGTTTTTTGCTGGCCTCTACCATGGTGTACGACGTTGCTAGGGCGCGTAGAATAATACACTTTTCTAATTCGTGTATAGCTTCTCTAAGTGACATATTCCCACGCACTACCTCGTCATAAATCGGCTTACTGAGTCTGTGTAGCATACTATTGTGTTACCTGTTTCCCACGTTCTAGAGTGATCATAACCTTGATTGTACCGGCGTCTGTGGATAATTCCATAGTCGCTGGGTGGCCGTTATGGACTACTGAATCTAAGGAATTTAAAAACAACTCTGTCAGAAAGTCAACAGTGGGGCTCTCTTCTGTAAGTGTTACTATTTTACCAGCATCCTTGCTCTTTTTCTTACTCATGCTAGCTCCTGTGTGTTTTTAGACTCCATCGCCTCTTCCACAACGCCTAACAAGACCGCTACGTTGTCGCGGTTCTTAATGGTCTCAATAACGTGTATAATACGCGAACCAGATTGAGAGACAGTGACTACGAACCCGTTAGTTACTTGTTCGATGTGCATTGAACGATCCCTGTTTCCTGACGAGCTGAAGACTTCTGATTGCATCTCATCCATAATCTTGTCCTCCGTATAACATGAAAAATGCCTCACACTGAAGCATACGAAATGGGATATAGCCGTGCTCTTTAATCAGCCGCTCGCGTAGCTGCTCATACGGTAACCGGTCCCTACAAATTAGTGCCTCGTAAAGTTCGTTAATGGACCGCTGGTCGGTTGCCGTAAGATGCCTATTCCTCTTCTTGTTTGTGCCCGGTGATTCTTTCAACATATGTTTTCACGTCCTCAACCTCTGCCTGGGTCATCTTTCGTTTATTCATGTTATTAAACCTGTCTAGGTTCCATATGTCCATGCGCAACTGTGCAATAAGCTTTGCCGCGTCCAGTGGATGCTGCCTGCTCAAGTCTATAACACTCATAGGGTCTCCTGTGGTGGCGGCATTGGTTTGTTTACGCGGAGCTTTTCTCCAAAACAAAGAGCACAAATAGTACATTCAAACGTGGCACTAAAAAAGTTCTCTGTACTACCCAGAGTAAACAGCTCACGCCTAAGTTTTGTAAGATATGTGTTTCCGTGCTTCTCACATGAGCCTATAAATAATGGGCTCAGCTGATAATCATCCTGCTTCATCATGTGCTTGTGTCTCCCACAGGGTTTCTAGTTGTGTTGTTGGTATGATCTTAAACAGGAACTCAATGCCTGCTCTGGCACAAATCTGTGCTGCTTCAGCGTTTAAGTATTCGGCTAATAAAATGTGTGGATCTATCTTAAGTATGTGTGCGTATGGCTTAAGGGATGTGGGATAGAACTTTGCTTGGTTACTTTCCCATCGCAAGACTTGGTTACTACCACAGCCTAATTTATCTCCTAAGTCATCTGCGGAAAGACCCGCGAGCTCTCTGAGTTCTCGTAAAATTAATCCAAATGATTTTCTGTACTGCATAAAATCTCCTCTGAAGATCTTATACCGTGATGCGATCATTTTTTTCCGTTTGCGGAAGTGGCGCGGAAGTGGCGCGAAATTGGTGTGGGGCCCTCAATCAGATTTACGCTTTTACAGCACCCTGTTCCAGACCGGCTTTAAGTCCGCATGCGGCGGACACGTTGCGTCGTTGTACGCCAGTGGCGCGACGCAGTAATGCGGTACAAGAAACAGGGGCCGGCTGGCACACTACCAGATTATAGCGGAGAGCCCCACGGTACTATTTTACGACATACTTGGATTTTAAGTGAGGGAAATTCACACGGCCCTAGAATGCCCTACAAGGCGTTTGTAGGTGCCAACCCTAGCTCAGGGTAGGTGCAGGGGCCTGAAGCCTCTCCACGGCAAAGACAGGGCGGCCAAAATCAGGTGAGACGTGGATGACTAGGACGTCCCCTTCTCTCCAGTTCTGTGTTTCTCCTCTGCCCTGGTGTTCGTACCAGAAAACTAAGCCTGCTTGAGTCATAGCGGCAATGGCTGATTGGGTGGACCAGATAAGTGTCGCGTCAAATGTTTCGGGCGGGAGAACTGGCAACGTAGGTTTCGGTTTAGCCAACTGGTGTGATTTCCTTTCGCAGTGTTCCAACGGATTCTTAGAAAGTCTTATCAAGATTGTGACACTGATTTGCCGCACGATGCAAGCGTGAGAATGCCCGGGAGTTTTTTCGAGCCGCCGAAGGCGATTTGAAGTAGTGGAGTGGTTTACAATGTTTTACACGGTGTGTATAGCCATGACACGCCACAAGGTGCACACACAGCGGCGTGGAAAACACTAATTCCTATGGGAGAAAAAACTTTTTAGTACAAATGGCTCTTAAATATTTGTGTCTTTAAAAATTTCACGCACACAGTATATATATACATTCTACGCCGCTGTGTGTGCACCTTGCAGTGAGTCACACGTCCAACCCAATGTAATAGTTCATTTTGACGCGTAATACTGGATAGCGGCGTAGGGTTATATGACTGGGTGCGAGGTGTACGCAGAGACTCGGTGTGTCTAACATTTATGCATAGCGCATTTCTAAACATGGTGTGTTATTCTGAGACACGGGGCATTAATAATAACGCAAGCACTTGCGGTATACGCGTAGCACAAAACGTCGTGACTTGCTTAGTCACAGGAGGCCCTAGTCTTTTTTATTGGCGTCCGCGTACACCTTGCACCGTGTAAACAGGTGACAAAAAACGTCAGTGTGCAGTAGACTCTTTTAGTAGGTCTTTAGAGAATTTCTAGGTCAGAAAGACCTTTGTACGTCTTGGATTGATACCCATCACGCACTGCAGACAATACCTTTGCCGTGTAGTCTTCCGCGGCCTGTGATAGTCTTTTATACCCCTCGTGCACCGCGACACCATACTTATTATGGGCGTTGTGGTCGGCGTATACACGGTCAATCATGTGGTACAGCTCACTAGCGTCATTGTTGGATTTAACGACTAAGTCATGTACGCCATGCCACGGTTTCTTCCCTATTAAGTGGTTCTGATACAACCCTATTGATGCTGTGCTCAACACCACAGGCACACCCACAGACCACGCCTCTTGTACCAGGTTTGGGTAACACTCGAGGTGTGAGGTGTGCAAAAGCACGGAGCACCTCTTAATACGGTCTAGGAAGATATGCGGGACCTCTCCGTGTGGATCCGAGATAACGACCTCTGTACCAGGGTTATTAGCCGCAAAGTCTTTGGCCACTTTAACGCACCCAGATACATTCTTATAAGGGCTGCCCATCCCACCCAAAACGCCCACGGTGAACTTCTTCGGCTTACAAGAAATAGGCCCGGACTGGAAGTAGTGCGGCACCCACGCCGTAGTATTCCTGCGTACCGTCCTGACATAGTCAGCCATCTGTGGTTGGACGTAAGCAATAACATCAATGCTACCTATACCAGCACAAGCATCTATTTCTGGTAGGTATCTATCATCTCCAAAGAACGAGCCATGGAACACGTGACTGTGTTGTACCATTACAACGGGGAACTTTCTTGAGGCCCGCATAGCCTCGAGCAAGTAGTTATAACCAGTACTCCAACCACCAACGATAAGAATGTCGGGTCTAAAATTAACGATCGCTTTAGCAAGGCTGTACGAACTCTTAATATCCGTAATAGGCAGCACAGGATAATAATCCGTGCAGATAGCTTTTGTAGCTACGGTAACTCCAGTAAAAGAAGGATTACTGATGCCTAGAATTTTCATGGCTTCTTTTTCTTCTTCACCTTCTTGGTTATGCCTGATGCGCAAAGTTCTGCTAGAGCCGCAATTGAGTTTCTTTTTGTCACGATCATATCTCTTATGTCATCAACTGTATGTGGCCTACGCTCATCTATTTGTTTGATGAGGTCGTCTAGAATTGAGTAGATTGCTTTCAGTGTTTTAATCATAAATTTTCGTAGATCCTTAAGAATCTTTCCACGTGTTGTTTAGGGTGCCAGTAGGTTTCCATCCACAGCCTACTTCGGTCCCTAATGGATTTCAATTCATCTGGATTAGAAATAAGATTACGCACTGAACCCTCTAACGTGTTTGGTGTGGCGATTACCCAAGGTAGCCACGAGGCACCTGTGAAGTCTAGGAGTGTTTTTACCTGAATAGCATCTAATCCGGCTATGGTGGCTAGCCCCTGGGACAAGCTTTCTAGTGAGCATAAGTGATAGCTGCCAGTAACTATTTCATCGATAGATATGTCAGCAAGCTGCCTAATTCTCATGCACTCGCTGTGTGTTTTGTTGTACACGATATTGGCGGTAATCTTTCTTTCCTTTACCAACTTTACAAGTGTGGAGTATGTTTCGTTGTAGCCCTTATTATCCCAGCCGGGGAGCCCGATACGGGATGGCGTGTAGACTACTCTGGGTGGGGTGTTCACAATGCCTAGCGGTCTGTACTCTTCATCATCGATAGGCACGATATTTGGAATCACCTCGCACTCTGTCCATTGCCTGGGGTGGTATTGAGCGATTACAAGTCTCTTCATCGATTTGTCGCTATAAGGAGTTTCCAAATCTACCCAAGCAGTCTCCCTCTGGGAGTGAACCTGCCAAACCCGTTTCTTTCTGAGGACTACAGGCCACAGTTCTGGGAACTTTCGGAAAAGTTCCTGGTGCTTGTAAAAGTTATGGAAATGAATGATGTCCGCGCCGTGGATTGTTTTTGATATCAGATCGCGGTTCCCCTCGTGAATGAGGATGTCCGATTTGAACACCCTGTTCTCATTTCTATCTGAGGAAGCTATGTGTCTACTGCTAATCTTACCGGCACCGTATTCATTCAACGCGTTGGATAAGGCTATGGGAGCGCCTGCAATAGGGTTCTCTGTGATGTGGACTACGTTAATCATTTGACTCCGTTCTAGTAGGAAGATATTGCCTAGGCTATGGAAATTCAATCCCTGAGTGAACTAAAAAACCTTATTTCTGATATAAAAGATAAAGACCTGCAGGATCAGTTTACATGCTGGATGCGGGCGTACTGTCACCCGGTGAGGACGGTAGTGGATATAGGGAAGCCATATGAGCTGCTATCCTTTAGGGAACAGCTAAACCTGAGAGCCCGTTTATACCAGTCCATGGCTGAGGGTATGTGCGCTGACCCCGGGATGAATAGTCTTGTGGAGGCCGAGGGTAACCAACTAATATTTAAGGCTATTGTCCTGCGTCTTAACACATCCTTTGATGTGCAGAGCTTATCTGAGAAGCAGACCAGTTACCTAGACGGGCCTGTGCAGGTGGTTGCAGTTAAAAACCTTCTGGAGTAGTATTAGGTTTATGATTAAAACATTTATCGCTTTTGTTGCTCTTGTTGCGTCCACCACCTCATTTGCTTCTGGAAAGATCACTCTTTCTCCTAGCTATCATTACAACGAGCAGACGTGGGTTCCTAATGTAGGGTTGTCGATCCACCACCCACTAGTTCTGAACAAACTATTTGTAACTTCCTGGACCGGTATGGGCCAAGATTCTAAGCTAGAAGCAGACGGATCAGCCAAATACTGGCTTGCAACCACAAACGGAGTTGAGCTTATGTTTGGGAGCTATGTAGTTCTGGGCGGTACCATCACACTTGCTCGTGACACAAACGCTAATAGCTGGGATAATAAGCTGAATGTTAAGCTTGCTATCCAGCTCTGGTAATTTAGGATAGGTGTGGTGAACCTACCAACACCGCCGAACGATTCTGAAAAAGACCTCTACTTGGATCAAAACAAGAGAGGTCTTTATTTTTTTGGTATACTTGCATTCTTACTTTTGCAGGCAGCCATGGTTTTGTTTTCTCTGTCTCACCCGGCACTTTATTTCTACCTAGTGTTTGCGGCACTAAACTTTTTTTATCTTAGTGTCAGTTATGGAATAGGTATCTTTGGGAAGCCGTTTGATCTTGGAGCACATAAAAGAATAGTGGGTTCCGGAAGTGATTTCGTACCCACAATAGATGTTTACTTACCTTGTTGTGGGGAACCTACAGAGGTTATTGAGAATACGTACTGGTATGTGAAGCAGCTTCAGTGGGAGCATACAAAGCTTAATGTGTACGTACTCGATGACGGAGACAGCGCTGAAGTTGCTGAGTTAGCGCATGAGTTCGGGTTTAACTACTGGGTAAGGCCTGATAAAGGAGTGCTTAAGAAAGCAGGTAATCTTAGGCACGCATTTGCACGGACTAGCGGGGACCTGATACTGATTTTAGACGCAGATTTTTGTCCGCGTCCTGACATGCTGTCTGAGATGGCTCCTTACTTCAAAGATGAGTCCGTGGCTATTGTGCAATCACCACAATATTTTTCTGTTAAAAAGGAACAGTCTTGGGTTGAGCGCGGTGCTGGTTATGTACAAGAACTTTTCTACAGGCTTATTCAGGTCAATCGCAACACCTGGGGTGGCTCTATTTGTGTAGGTACTTGTGCGGTTTACCGAAGAGAGTCGCTGGAGCCTTTTGGTGGGACAGCTGCGATTGCTTATAGCGAGGATCTGCACACAGGGTTTAACGTGGTTAAGGCTGGGGGGCGTGTTGTGTACATCCCCATTAATCTGTCTAAGGGTATCTGTCCCGACACACTCCCCGCGTATTTTAGCCAGCAGTACCGCTGGGCAATGGGTTCCACCTCACTGTGTTTTGGCAAAGAGTTTTGGACGGTCAAAATTGGGGCTAAGATCAGGCTCTGTTATCTCTCCGGGATGATGTATTACATGGCCACTGCAGCAGGCATATTCATAACACCTATCCCAGGCATGCTAATGGTTTGGTTCAGGCACGACCACGTGTTTTGGTACAACATGCTATTCTCTCTGCCGTCGTTCATTTATGGGACAGTTTACATGGCTTTTTGGAGCAGAGCTAAGTTTGGATGGTATGCACCCAAGGCAAGGTTAGTGGCTTACTATGCACACGTGTTTGCTGTGCTAGACAGGATTATGAATACGACAATGCCGTGGGTACCGACAGGAGCCTCTATGACAGGTAGTGTTGGAAGATACCGTGCGTTTAAGAACCTAATTTTTTGGTGGTCAACGCTTAGTTCAGGATTAATTCTAGCAGGCGCGTTTCACCATATGGAGAGCGTGCTTGATTATAATTTCTACCCCATGATCTTCTTCAACGGGTTTAATTATTTGATTAGCATGAGTGTGCTTCGCGATCAGCTTGTGGAGTAAGAAAATCTCTGGTAATGTCTCCTCACCAACACCCTTAAACCAGCGGATCGGGTGTGCCGCATAACAAGGAGACAATCTCGTGATGGCCTATCAAAAAGGATACGTCGTATCCATTATCCCAACCAAAACTAATAAACCTGTACGCGAACACTCGGAGAACGGTGAGCGCGTGTGTAAGCTTGAGTTTGATTCTGAGTACAAGATCAGGCTTAAGAATACCACAGGTGCGCCCGCGCTTGCGTCGATCATTATTGATGGCACCCCTATCAGTACTGCGGGTGATTTTATTATCAATCACGGTGACACTGTTGATGTAGAGCGTTTTGTTGATAGTTTGAGTGTAGGCAAAAAGTTTAAGTTTGTACGCAAAGACCATGCAGAGATTCAAGATCCTACAGTAAGCGAGCTTGGCTTGGTTGAGGTTATGTTTACTCCAGCAAGATATAAGTATGGTCTGAGCTGGGACGTGCTTGGAACACTTAATAATCCAGGTACTTTGAAGAGGCCACACTATACAATAGGACCGACGATGTGGTCTTCTGGCGACGCTGCATATACTAACAACATGACGCATAGAAGTGACGTGATCAGCACTGACTATATAGGGGTCATCGAGGGATGCAATACCAGCGTTGGTGGCACGGTTGGTGGTTCAGAGTCAGCCCAGAAATTCACCACAACCTCAAACTACGAGGCTAACGGCACCACAGAGACTATTAAGATAAGGCTGCGTGGGTCAGAGGTTAGCACTAAGCCAGAGGTTAAAGCTAAGCCTGCACCTTCTTTTAAAGATAACTATGTAGTTCTCGTGTGTGGCGTGGAAGTGCCGTGCACAAAAGAAGTTAAGATTAACGACACCAAACTAGAGATGCATATTATAGTCCCTATAGGAGACATGCTCACATTAACAGGCGTAGGGCGGTAGACTAGGATAGCTAAAAGAAACGGGGATGTTGAAGTCCCCGTTTCTATTTACTGCACCGTATCTGTGTTGTGTGTAAACACTGAGTTCAAGCGGTCTAGTCGCTGGAGCCTACCAGACTCCTGCCCACGGAATTGGTGGGTGATGGAGTAGGTGAATGCGTTGTACAAGGCCCACATGGTTGTGGAGCTGTCGTACTCTGCTTGGTTTACGACCATAGACTTCTTGCTCACCACTTGCAGGGACATTGCTTGCTCGATGATGAAGGACCGCTTTCTAGGGGATATCTCATCCTCAGACATACGTTGCCAAGACCTGCCGGCCGCGTTGAAGGCATCAAACACTAGGTCAGGCTCTGGGAGGACAATGTCTTCTAGTCCTGTGGTGTGTCTGAACCTGAGATCGAACTCACCCCTAGGGGCCGTCATCCCGTTTAAGCACCTGAGCACCATTGCGCCGATCTTGTAGGTTAGTGATGTAGCCCTATCATAGCTATTAATCACGGTAATACGAAGAGCTACGGTGTCATTCACTTTAGGCACGGTGATGAGCTGGTTCTTGAATGTGTAGGTAGCAAGTAGTCTTGCTCCGTCTTTCTCAAGATTGTACACGGGCTTAACATCACCAAACCGTGACATGAACCCTTGTGTGACATGGAGTGCATCGGCATGGGTGATGAGCTTATACTGATCTGACACAACACTGATAGGGGCTGCGGTGTCGGCTCTTACTACAGCACGAACTCTAGGAGCTTCTACACCTCCTGCGGTATATATTTTTTCTAACCTAACTGGAAAATCGTAGTTTGTTTCTTGGCTTCTCATTTTGTCTCCTTCTTTGTTTCATTTCTATTATCAATACACAGGTGAGTTTAGCAGCTCTATGAGTTCTTTATCCGCGATGATTGCTAGGGGTTCTGTGATGTACCCTCCCTGATCGTCTTGGAATGCAGAGCACAGTGCCGTAACAGGTGATCCACTATCCTTGTATGTGGTGGTCATGATGCACACGTTATTATTTTTAAAAGCATCTTGAAGGCGTGTGAAAACATCTTTATGGTGTTCTGTAATCATTATAGTTCCTTTGTGTAGTTGTGATGTTAAAGAACAGAGCAGGTGCCACACAGACACCTGCTCTGGTAAAACTAGGCGGTCACGGGACGTAACTGAATGGGCACTGCTGGTTCAGGTAAGAAACCGATGGCGTATTCCCTGTCATTGAAGCCAACCATCAACCATGGCCCGGGCTGAGTCCCGTACATGATATAGAGTTGGAACGCGTGTTGGTTTTGAATCACACGTTCAATGACCTGGAAGGTCGGGGGAGATGTACTACTTTGGTACTGCACTTCTTCGTTGCTTGTATTAGACATTATGTCGTCCTCCATTAAGCTTATAACAGAAGATGTTAAGTTTTCGACACAACTGGACTTGGTGCGTTATTTACTGTGTGGCTTGCCTGGGTTACTGGGGAATTGTTTGTGAAGACCAAACTTATTAATCCAGTTTCGCATAGTCCTGACGCTGATACCCATGTATAGGGCCGCGGCGGTACGGCAGCCTTTACAAGCAGCTAGTGCCTGAATAGCCATCTTTTTGTGTGTTTCGTTTAGTAACGTTTTCTTAGGAGCCATGGTGTTATAGTTAATAGGTAATTCCTGCCGCGTCAATGGAAACCTGACTCCAGTGCTTGGTAGGGGGTTGTAAAGGTTCTAGTACATGAGGGTGAAATAGGTTTCTTCGCTTAGCCATAAACTCTGGGATCTTTCCATCTAGCATCACCGTGACGCAGTAATCGTCTGCGTTTCGCTGACTACGTCCTAGAGCCTGCTCTAGTTGGATCACGGTTTCGTTGTGGTACCACAGCCTGTTTCTGGCAGCTTTCGCGGCAATCACGGGGTCTCCAAAATAAGGGAACGGGCACTTGGTGAAGATCTGTACTCTGGATAAGTCGTTCTTAAAATCGTAACCTTCTCTGATTGCAGGAGACATGAGGAATGTGCCGTCCTTACTGGTCATGTGTTTTTTAACCGCGAGCTCATTCTCACCCCTACGAGCTAATATAATGCGTGGCTCTCCCATGAGGTTATGAGTCATCTCCTCGATCATGTCATAGCCCGAGGCAAAGATGATTCCCTTAGTGCCTTTGAAGTGCCTCACTATCTTTATGATTTGGTCTGCTAGGTCTCTGTAGACTACTTTTTTATCAACAGTTTTGAAGTAGTCTTGGGACAGACTGTGCTTGGTGTCACAGAAGATAGGTCTGTTCTTGGCAGAGAACAGGCTTGGTGCTCTGATGACTTTTGTCTTGTTAAAGGGGATTCGAACCTCTTGGCAGAAGATCTCAGCACTTGGGATAGTGGCAGACATGAATAGGTTGTAGTCGCCGTAGATGTTTTGTAGCTGCTTTGGTAGCATCACAGGAGCAATCCTAAGTGTGAACACAGTTCTGAGCCTGTGGGGATCTTTCTTACCGTCCATAGCCAGGACGTAGTCACCTTGAGGGGATTTGCGGTAGTTATCAATCACGTTCATCAGTCTTACATGCCTTTGTAAATCCTTGCCCACGTCCCCCTCTAGTTCGGAACAAAAAGCTTTGAAAGCCTCTAGGCTTGAGAACCCGTAGGATTTCATCTTACGCTCGATAGCGGCGTTATTCCTTGACTCGGAGTAGTCTAGGATTTTCTCTAGCACCTTTACATCCCAAGTGTACTTAAGCGGGCTTTGCTGTAGCTTTTTTCTTTCATCGTCAGCCAGGAAGCTTTCAAATGGAGGCACATCTACTTTGAAGGTGTCATGTAACCACTTCTCCGTAAGCCTGATTTCAAACAGATCACGTGCTTGTGATTCGATGTTGTGGCACTCATCAAATACATTTAGTGTCCGGGGCTTCATGATCGGGATCTTCTCGCACCATGTATTCCAGACTAAGTACCCTTTGAGGTTGAACACGCAAAGCCTATTAAACTCAGCCTCTTCTCTTGCGGTGTAATAGGAGCAGGTGCCATAGTCCCTACAGAATTTGATCTGTTTCAGACCGGTGTATTTATCCTTTGCCACGGCTTCTGACACCTCATCATAACCATCGGGGAAATTTTTAGAATAGTCGGCCGCGTTTGCCGTAACCTTTTTATCCTGCTCGGGGTGGTCCGTTACATGCTTATTTTTTCTGATTACTTTCTCTTCGAGCATGGGCTGCTTTAGCATATTGCCCAAGATATTTAGGCAAGGAGCTTCGTCTGTTTTGTAAGCCTCTCCGTCTGGTTTGCAGTAGAGCTGGCATTTGTAATTTGCCCTGCCTTTGAAAACGCGGAGCTGAGTCATTGATCTAAAGTCTTCAATAGCCTGCGTTTGTAGGAGTCTTGTGGGTGGGATGTAGTAGGCTTTGGCAAGTTGGTTATTGAACACGCTTACAACCGCCATGCCGATGATGCTCTTACCTGTTCCGGTTGGAGCATCGATCATCACATTCCTGTAACCGTTGCAGAACGCATCGATTATCTCTCTGATTAGGAATAGCTGGTCCTTGCGTGGAGTGAAAGGTAGCGCAAGCCCTGCCGCGATCTCATGGTCTATGTGGTGGTAGGCCTGAGCTTTGTCTAATTTAAACAGCGGTGCATAATCAAACTTGTCCATTTCCATGTAGTAGGCATACTAGGAAAATGTTGCCTAGTAAAGGATTTAAACACAAAGGGCCCAGAAACAAAGTCTCTGAGCCCCTACATGGAAGTGTGACTAGCCTTTACAGCTCGTGATTAGAACGTTACCACAGTCTTAGTCTGAAGCTCAATAGTCTTCGCGACGTGGTAAACCTTTTGAATATTGTCTACACCAAGGGAACTAACTAATTCCCTGCAAGCAGGCTTTCCATAAACTTCTTGCACAACAGTACCAGTAGGACTGGAATAAACTACTGCGAAAAGTGAACCCTTTGCTTCTGCGTTATCGACTGCGTTTTGCTCGCTCATTTGAATATATCTCCTAGTGTATTAATGAATAGATAAAAAACATTTGTAGAGCAACCAAGCCCTACAAATGTTTTATACGGCATTTTTTTCCTGTTTGGAAGGTATTTCTGTATCCTCTGGAATAGATCTAAAAGCCTCTAATTTAATAGGCCAGGCCACTACCTGTGTCTGACCTACAATACCAGTGATCCTCCTAGTATACCTTCCCCTGTCGGCGGAACCACTCATGATATACCCGTCATCAGTGAGCTGCCTGCTTACTTGATTGTAAGCTTGTAGGTACGCGTTAGCTTTCCTTACCTGGTTGCTTACTTCAGCATAAGCAGTCTTGCTGAAGATCCACACCACATCAGGAGTCTCTGGTCTGTACACACCAACAGCTATACTGTTTCTGAGCCCGTCATTAAACGAGCTCATGTTGTTGAGCCCATGGATATGGTATTTAGACGGGTTCTGTAGAAGCGAGTTTAACTCTGCGACGAAGTTAACTGAACCTCTGACATCAGTAGAACGATCAATAATAGACCGTCTCACGTGCTCGAGGTTCTTATAGTGTTCTACGCAAAGCTGATCTTTCATAAGATCTGGGATCGCTCCCTTAGCCACCATCATCTCCATCACAAGCCTAAACGCTACCATGTTAAGAGCAAGGTTCTCACAAACTCTGTGAGCGTTAATAGCCTTACCAACCTCTAACAAAGGCTTGGCAAAACTATCTCTGTACTCACCCCACATCCTAGACACCTCACTATTATCCAGATTATACAAAAACTGGATAAAGTGTGGCGTGAATCCACGGTATAGCTGTCTGTTTGCAATCACCCTAGACCCCGCACTAATGTTAGGATTAAGCTTGGTCTCTACAATGAGCATTCGTGTAATCGTGCTTGCTTCTTGATCAGGGAAATCCTCACCTGTTACAGCAATTAATCCCCTCACCCTATCTAGCTGAGCACGCATTACCCCTGTTCGTTGTAGCACTGGTCTTGCACTACGGTCATAGGCCATCTGCACAAACTGACTGAAATCCCTACCAGTAGGGTCTTGTAGTGCTTGTTTGTAGTCATCGACAACCATGAACGCATGCCTGAAGTTAGACGCTGCGTTTAACCTACTCTTAGAACTACCTGCGGCACCTTGTAAAATATCAAAGTTACCGTAGAAGAACTGAGCAGACTCCGCGACAAACGTTTTACCCCCACTCTGATTCCCTGAGATCCACAACACCGGGCTTTTCTTAAAGCTAGGTATCTTGGTAGTCAGGGGAGCAGCCATAGCTTGTGCAAACACAGACATAGTGATCATTCTGTTGTTACAGTTGAAGTAATCATTGATGATGTGCGAGCACAAATTCTTTAGCTCGTCATCAGAGATGATTCTGAAATCCAGGCCTTTGCAAAGGTCATCCTCGAACTCGATGATGTACTCTGAGTTGGGCCTGATAGACTCCTTATCCACTATAACAGAAGGCATCATGTAGATCGTGCTTCCACCGATGTTGTGGTGTCCTATGGCACGGCTTACCTTACGCTCAACCTTAGACTCGCGGTTAAACATAGATACGCACAGACGTAGATCTTCTAAGTTGGAGCGCCTGACAATCAGGTCTGTCCCACCTATCTTAATCAACGTCTCATACCACTTATCCACACCACCCGACCAAGTGCTGATAGGCTCTTGAAAGGTATGCTTTTTACCTTCGACAACAAGTGCGCCAGATACCCAGCGATCTTGCACTGTCTGGGATAAGTTCATATCCTCTTCCTCAGCCCTTAGTCTGAACAGAGATCTTTCCTCGTACAGCTCTATGATGAAGTTACTCAACTCTTCTTCCTTCACCACTCCTTTGGCGTCTGTTTTCATGATCAAGTATCTTCCGTTGTCCATGAAGTACTCGACGCTGTTATGCCTGAAGGATTTGCACTGCTTTCTCTTGTCCGCTACCACCTCATTTTGAATCTCCTTGGTCACTTGCTTTTCAATGGTGCTAAGGTCTTTAGCCTTCATCCATTTATTAGCTTTGATGACTTCGTGGATTCTTTGCTGGTCTGGTTTTGGTAAGGATTTTACCCTTCTCAGTAGAGATGCAAGGCGCTCCTCTAAATTATCTGGAACGTAGTCTGCGCTGACTACTGGCTGTCCAGCCTCATTCAGAGTTACCTTTGCCTCAGGCTCCTTGTTCTTTGTCGCAAACAACACTCCCATACGCTCGATGACGTCATCAGCGGTTAGGTGCTTATCTGTGGCATAACGAATCGGAGATGGTTCTTTCCACTGAGCCTCTGGCAGGTTGTTAGGATTCACCATATCCTGCCCGTTGATTCTCTCTACAGGAGGCATCTTCTTCATGCAGTGATCAAGGTGTCTTGGGTGCTTACCGGCATGGCACACACCCATTTCTTGTAACCACCTACATGTTGGAGGCTTGTACCCCTTTTGGAGTGCGTGATCTACGTTGTAGTTTGTATTTGCAGACGGCCACCTGTTCTTGATGTAATCAAGACCGTCGGTAGTAGATGCAGCTACAAACAAAGACGCAAGCCTAGCGTTATGGAATAAGCCTTTTGGATTAGACTTATCCCATATATAAGCCCCACTAGAGTCCTTGGTCCAGTACTCACGCATGGCTGGGCAACCTTCTATAACCCCCTGGAAACTACCAAAAGGCTTTAGTGGGGTAGCCACACCACCGTTGTTTTCGGATTGCTGAGCCTCTTGAGTACTACGAGATGCCGGAGCCTTAAGAATAGGGACTTTGTTTTCTTCCAAGATCGCTCTGAACTTAACCGTGTCTACTTCATCTAGTGCGGCGAAGTACTTCCACTGTTGGTCCATAGGGACTGGTTTAGCATTGTCGTCTACCCAGCAGTTCCAACCCTCACGCATCTTAGGTTCGATCATTGGTATTTTAATACCATTTCCTATAGCTTTGCTGTTGAACTGTGTTTGCTTCGGAAAAACCTCTGGAACACGATTCATGACTACACCATTTACGGTGTCCATTCTTTCGTAGAACCCTAGGGAGTCAAACAGGTGCCTGACAAAGCTAGTGAACAGATGTGGTTCCACGAACTCGTTAAAAAACCAGTATACGTGGTACCCCTTTTTACTGCTTCTAGCGATGTAGCATGGTATGCCCATGCTGACACTCAGGTTTCTTACATTCTTAGCATCATCAAATACCTGCCCAGTATCAAAATCAGCCGCACCAAACTTAATCCCCTCTTGCCTAAGCATGAACAGGACTAGCTCTTTTTCTCCGCTAATGTGTTTCCACACCCACTCATCCGTAAGTGGCTGGTTAACTTTATTAGCACAAGGCGAGCTGCAATTCCCCTTACGCTGAGTTATAAGGCATAGATCTTTGTTACCAAAGTTCTGGCACTGCAACTGAAACGTATTGACCTCCTCAATACGCGGTTCCTGTGTGGCCTCATCTATTATTTGTCTTGTGTATGAAACTCTGACTGTGAAGGCGTCTTCTCTAGCGGCAAACCGCTTACGAAATAGAG